CGAATTTAAAATTTAAAATTAACCTTAAAAAAATATATGTTATGTTAGAAAATATTATTGCAGTTGGAAATGGTAATAAACCAGAAAGAGAAAGAAGTACTTATTATATTGATTTAGAAAACATTGAAGTTATTTGGAATGACAATCCAAGAACCTGGGATAATTATTATGATACACCTGAACAATGGGAAGAGTTTAAAAACAACATTCTTGAAAACGAACAAATAGAACCTGTTTCAGTTGAAAATATTGGTAATGGACGATATAAAGTTAAAGCTGGATATAGAAGAACAAGAGCTGTATTTGAATTATCTAAAACACATCCCGAAATAACTAAATTATTTTGTAAAATTGAAAAAATAGATGAAAAACTAATATTATTAGGACATTTCAATCAATCAAATTTAACAAGAAAATTATCCGATATTGAAATTAGTAATATTGTTATTAAATTAAAAAACTTTGGTTGGACAAATGACCAAATTGCAAAAAAAACAGGAATGTCCTATCAAAAAGTTTACAACCTAATCAATTTCCAAAATGAAGCCAGCTTTAAAGTAAAAAAAGCAGTTGAAAATAAAGAATTAACTATTACTGCCGCACATCACTTAGTAAGTGGTAATAATTCAACAACTCAAAATGAATTATTAGAAGAATTAAAATCCAATAAAAAAGAAGGTGAAAAAATTAAAGTAGAAGAAATTATTAAAAAAACTAAAAAAACTAAACCAGCAGTTGAAACTGTTGTAGTTAAACAAAGAATTATACCTTCGGAAAAAGTGTATACTGAAACTGAAACTTATACAGTAACAGTTGCATTAGAAGAAGTATTTGGAACAGATTTCGATTCTAATAAAGTTACTGAATTTTTAAATAAATTAAAAAATGAATATAAATACATTTTGACAGAAATAGAATAAATAAAAATATACTTAAAAGCCCTAATAATTTTAATTCTTAGGGCTTTTTTATGTTTAATATATACTTATACTCACCACAATCATAAAATCGTTTAAAATCGTTTATTTTAGTATTTTTAGGTATATTATTATAAACATCATAACCTTTAAAATAATAGCAGTTAAGTTTATTATAATTCCCCACTAATTTAAAATGAGTATAACTATGTATTTTTTCATTAAAAAATCTTTTATCAATATAACTAATAATTGAAGTAGGTTTATATTTAATAATAAAATATTTTATCAATTTATTAAACCCTCCGATAATTGAATAATTGATTTTGGTACAATATGAAATTATTTTATAATTATTATTTTTTAATCTATTAAATAAAATTACTCCTACCAATTCCTCATTATAAAATAAACCTAATTTTATTTTACCAGATAATATTCCTTTTATATTATTCAAATCTAAAAATGATTTTGATATATCATTATTTATAGTACGAATCAAACAATGTTTTGCATAAATTCTATTTTCAATAAGATTAAGTTTATATTTTATCAATGATTTTATAATATCCTTTTTAAATAACCATTCATGTTCAAATATTTGAATTAAATCAATATTTCTATTTTTACACTCATTATATTTCCAATAGTGATAGTATTTGTTTTTATACTTAATACTATGCCAATATAATCCATTATATTCAACCGCTATATTATATGAAGGAATATAAATATCTAATTCAGAATTTTTAGGTAATATTTTATTATAATTCTTTAGTATAATTTCATTTGGTAAAAGTGTTTAATATATTCATATAATTCATTTTCTCCTATTGAATCATTTCTTATAATAGGAAAACAAACAGTACAACGTGGAATAATTCCATAATTTAAAGTTGATTGAAATTCATTTTCACATTTAATACATTTAAAATCATATTTTATTTTTACTCCCTTATAATCATCCAATGAAAACAAAGGAATAACTAATTTATTCAATCTGTTTGATTCAATTAAATTATTATAATAAAATTTAAATATACTGTTTATTGATTTTTTTCGATTATTATAATTTTTATTATTATAACGTGTTTGTTTGGTAAGTTTTGCTTTTTCTTGAAATTCTTTTGTTTTAAAATAACTATTTTTTTGTATGTATTTTTTAAACTCATTTGTTTTTGAATAGTTATCGGTACTATAACGTTCAATCATTGTATTTTTCATTTTATCATACAGTGATTTATCAGTTCTACTACATTTAAAGCAACAATATTGTTTTGTACTTATTTTGCTACACTCAAATTCTGTATCACATATCCTACAATTTCTTATTTCATGCGTTTTATTATGTTGAATTTTAAACCAACAATGTTTATATACTAAAACAATACAAAATGGTTAAAAAGTAATATAATTTACTTTACTTTTTGTATTGTTTAAGCTGAACAATTGATGACTTACATCATCTAATTGTACTCGATATATAAAATTTCGAGATTTTGTATTTTTATATAATTCTATCCAACTTTCACAATCTTTAATAAATTGAACATCTCCAATAGATTCTAAATGAAATCTATTTATCATAGTGTCAATTATTGTACTTGTTATTATTGGGTAAAATTTGTTGTTTTTTATATATTTAATTATTCCTCTTCTACATATCTCAATACTTGAATTGACTGGGTCGAAATAATTATATAAAATATTTCCTATAAAACTTGAATAAACTGGATTGACTTCTATTAACTCAATCCCTCTTTCTAAACAATATTTATTAATTAATTCAAATTGATAATTTAAATTCCAAACGTTTTTGATTAATCTGTTAAACTCTTTTGGTTTATCATTTATATTTTGTTGTTTAAAATTTAATTCTTCCATTACAAAATGAGATAATTTATAGTGTTTTGCTTTATTAAACAATACTTTATAAATTATACTTATTTCGTATTTTCTTTTATTATTTAAATATTTTGATAATTTATCATTACTATTCTTATTAGATTTTATATTTAATTTACTTAAATCGAAACAGAATTTATCAACAATGTTAAAATTATCCTCATCTATTTTATCTAATATACAACATCCAATATAATTTGGATTTAAATCAATTGACATGTATCGATTAGGTAATTTATTTTGTAACATTCTTTCTTTTTGTTCATTACAAAAATCAATGTATATATCTTTTCTTATCCGTTTATCCTTTATTTCCTCTACTTTTTTATTATATTCTAATTGTTTAAAATCATAACCATTTAATTTTTGATTATCTATTGTTAAATATATAAATTTATGTGTTAATCGAACTGATATTGGTAATATTTTATTATCTTTTATTTCTTGTAATCTATTTAAATACTTTTTGTAATTATTTGATACTTTATATTTTAACTCTATTTTTGTTTTATTAGGTTGTTTATAAATAATTACATTATTATCAAAATCAAAATTAAAATATCTATTACTATTTGGGTCGTTTTTACTTCCAACATAATTAATAGATAATAATCTGTTATTTTTATATATTTTTTTATGACTTATTATATCATTGTTATTCAATAATTTATTATTTGATAAATAACTTATTTGTTGTAATATTTTTTTATTTCCGAATACAATATCTTTAGATAATAATTTATTAAAATAATTTAAACTTTTATTAAGTTTAAATATTTTTCTTGTATTTTTAATAGATTTTTTATTATTTTGTAATACTTTTATATCTTTTTCTATTGAGATTATTTTTGATTCTAATTTATCCTTTTGAGTTTTAACTTGATTAATTTTAGTTTTAACATCAATTATTAAACAATTAAATTCATAAACAGATAATTTATATTTATCTATTAGATATTTATTAAATATTTTATCGTCTAAAATAAAATTTTTATATAATTTTCTAAAAGCAAAAGAGTAATTCTTTTGTTTTTCAATTATATAATTGGGATTTGAGTTGGAGATAATATTTAATTTAATCGTAATCATAAATATAATTAAATAAAATAAAGAAATTTTACTTAATTTTAATTGTATTTAATACTTTTTTGTTTACTACAATAATTCTTTTTTTTATCATTTGTTTTAAATTCATTACCACATATAGTACATATATTATTATATATAGGTAATTTTTTTAACTGAAATTTGGAAGCATGTCCTTTTATAAATTTATTAAATCCTTCTTTTAAACCTACCCATTTTGTTTCGTTATTGCATCCACATGAACATTTAGGTATTATATTATTATGGTTATACTTTAAACTATAATTAAATGAATTTATTTGATGTTTAAATCTTAAATGGGATGATAAATAATTATAATTATCAAAAGATTCACTACATATTTTGCATTGTATCATTAAAAAATCCTTTTATATAAATTAAATAATTTATTTAAAAGGATTGATTATGTGCTTTATACACCTTTAGTTAATTTTCTTCTAATATCATCCAATATTTGTTCTGCTTTTTCTAATTCTTTAATATATTTAAAATCTGTATCATAATAACCACTTCGTATTGATGCTATTTCTTTTGAAATATCAAATAATTTTTTACGTATATAATTTATATCATCATCATCAAATATTTTTCCTTCATTTAAATGTTTTCTTACTTGTTTTTCAATATATGATTCCAATAGTTGTTTTTGTTTTGATGTCATGATTATTTCAATTTATTTTTTATTCCTTCATAAATATCATATATAGCACCTTGCCATCTTTTATACTTGTTAAAGTTTTTGTCTTTATTAAATCCACTCCCATTTGCATTTAAATATTCAAAAATATTAATATTTAATGGTAATCCAAACATTGAATATTTTTTATTTACTAACATATGGTTACCATTTGTATTACCAACTATTAATGATTTAAAACGGTCCACTCCTGAATTTTCTCCATAATTTTTAATTACTTCTTCATTTGTATCCCATTCTTTAGGTGCAAATTTTGTAAATTCATCATATCCATTATCATTAACTGTATTCCACCATTTTTTAATTAAAGTCCAATTTGCTTTATCAATAGGTCTTTCATTTGAATTTTCTTCATTCAAATATTTTCTTACTTGTTTTTCAATGTAAGATTCTAATAATTGTTTTTGTTTTATATTCATAGTATTTATATTTTAATAATTTAATATACAATAATCTGGTCGCATAGTTAATTCAATACCTGTTATTTCTTCTGAATCCCACGCTAAATCACCAAAATCAACAGATTTTAACCAAGTTCCTTTTAAAGTCCAATTTTCTACAACATCTCCGATAGGACCTAACATACTAAGAGTAATATCTTTTTTGTAGAAGTCTGCATAACCATCTCTACCTGTAACTGATTCATGATGGGCACGTACCCAGTTAATTACTATTTGAGAACCTGACGGAGTAATAGGGTCTAAAAGAGAAGCATTTATTTCTCCCCAATGAGATTTTCCTTTTACAAAAAATTCGGTATTGATATGAGGTATTGTTACTTCGTTACTTTCATAAGAAGGACGTTTAGATGATTTTATTAAATATGTTGGAATACCTTCTATTTCCATTATATAACGAAATTTTTGTTTAGGTTCAAATGCTGTAAACATCATTTCGTTTGTTTCTAATATTGTTGCCATTTTATATTATTTTTAAGTTAATTTATTTGTTATTTTTCTCGAACCAATCTAATATTTGTTGTTTTATAAATGAATCATTTATTTTGCTGACAAAAAAATATTGATTTTCATTATCATATTTATAACTATCCCATTTTAATTTTGATACATTAAATATTTCATTTTTAGATAAACTTTTGCATAAAATTGATTTATCATTTACTTTTATAACTATATAAATATCTCTACCAGGTAATGTAAATTGAGATGTTGAACCTTTTCTACTTGCTCTTGATTCTGATTCACTATTATAAAATAAATCATCTTTTTTAATATCAGATATATTAATTCGTCTAAATGATTTTTTTATAACATCATAATTTAATTCATTTTTGTCAATAGATTCAGATATAACATTTTTAATTATAGTTGTTATGATTGATTCTAATTGTATTTTATTCATTTTCTATATCGTTATTAGTTGGTTCAGTATTAAATTTAAAATATCTATTAAGTTTAAAAATAATATCTTCATATGTACCAATTAGTCTTTGTTGTAATGTTTTAAATTCTACAACTGAATTTTGAAACATTTTTTTACTTTCTTCTAATTGTTTTATATCTTTTTTAACTGTAATTTTATCCCATTCATCTTTTTGTTGTTCGATTATTATTTTTTGGGCTAAATTTACAATTTTAACAATTTCTTGTAAAGATTCATCTATTTCAATATTATTTAGTTTTTTACCATACGTTGTAATGGATTTAACTTGTTGAATATTATCTTTAAGTAATTTAGGTTTTGAATTATTATCATCTATTTCTTCTAATAATTGTTCAAGTTCCTTTTTATTATATTTAAAATATAGTGGATTTTTCATTTGAAATAATTTTTATTTAACTAATTTACTACTTTTATATTTTTTCTCAAATTCTTTAATTTTATCAATTAAAAATTTTGTTGCTTTATCAACGGTTAAATTATTAGGTATATATCCTTCAATAGATTCTAAAGTTTGTTCATTTCTAATCATATAGTTAAGTCCTTCATTTTTTATATTATTAAGAAATGATAATTTATATTTCTTTTTATACATATAAATCTCATTTGAATTTGGTTTAGGAAGATTATCTATATTAATTAGATGTTTTGATATATTACTAATTAAATTAGATTCATAATCCTTCGATAGTCTACTTGTTTCATAAAATATATCATAATATTTGGAATTATAATATTCCATAAATTTATCATATTCTTTTTGTAATTCTTTATGTAAAGATTTTTGAGTTTTATATTTATCTTCTATATCTGATATAGTTATTTTAGAATCAACTGTTTCTTCAGTTAATATTTTTTTTACCTGTTTTTCTATATATGATTCTAATAATTGTTTTTGTTTTATATTCATATTATATTTGTTTTTTAAAGTGTATAAGTTGTTATACTTATACACTAAATTTATGATTAAATATATTTCAAACTTTCTGTTATACTAACTGAAACTTTATTTAAATTATGTTTATCAGCTAATATTTTTGCTGAACGTAATAATGTATTTAATCGTCTTAATTCAACTTCTTTTTTACCATCACGAGTTATACTATTTTCAGATAATAAACCATAATCATTTAATGTATTTATGTTAATATCTTTTTGTAAAGGTTGCATTGTTTCTCCCATTATATCATTTGCAATAGAAGTAAAAAAGTTTTTAGACGAATTTCTATCATCATATAAACTTTCTTTTGTTTCGTTTAAAACAATATATTCTTTTGAAGTATGTTTATCTAATGTATATTTCTTATTACTTTCATTTAATTTTACAATAATATCTTCATTTACATCTATATCTACAAAGGTTGCTAAATATCTTTTTCCTTTGTTTTCGATAATAATTTCATCTCCCGGATGAACTATTCTTTCATTTTTATCAATTGTGAAATTTGTCATTGTTATATATTTTTTATGTTATTTTTATAAGTTTAAATTATATTGTTTCTTTATCTTCAATATAATTAGTAATTAATTTTTCTACTTTTTTAAAATCTTTTTTTGTTAAACTATATATTATATTATCAAAACGTTCTTGTTCATCATATTCATCCCAACCAATATTATCATTTAATATTTTTTCTACTGTAGATTTATTTTTTTTATCTATTGTTATTGAAATTTGATATGTTACTGATTCATTCATTGAATTATTGAATATATCATTTGTATTTTTTATCATATCATCAATTGCTTTTTGCCATTTATTATATAGTTTTTTATCAACTATTTTATTTGAAGCGATGAATATTATATCATTACCTGATATTTTTAGTTGTCCATTTTCATTAAACCATTTTGTTAATCCATTTATCATATCACGAGTCATTTCGTTATAGATTTTTGGGTATGTCATGGAAAGAGAATGTATATTATCAAATACATTTATATTTTTGGATTCATTTAAATATTTTCTTACTTGTTTCTCAATGTAAGATTCCAATAATTGTTTTTGTTTTATTGTTATATTTTCTAATTTAAGTTTATTCTTTTGTATATAATCATTTATTGTAGGTTCAAATATTTTATACATTTTTTTAGCATCTTTATCCTTTGTAATATTTTTTATTATATTATCATTTGGAAATACTATTCCGTATATTCTATTATAATCTGCATCATAAACAATTTTATATATATCACTATTATATGATATTGATAGTCCGTCCTCGATACCCTTTTTATTAATATATGGTTTTATTATTATATTTTCTTTTATTTGAACTTTAACATCTTTTTTATTAATTTTTAATGTATTAGGATTACAACTATAATCATTTTCTTCTGTTTCGATATTTCCATTACTATTAATTCTTAAAACAGTTTCAATATTATTATCTTTAGTTAAAACTTTTTGTCCTTTTTTAAATTTGTGAACTGGATAAATTGATTCAAATGGAACCCATTCGTTGCTATTTTCATTTACATTATTTTCTTTTTTTGTTTTATTTTTTATAAAATCAAGTTGTTTTTTTATTTTATTAAATAATGTTTCCTTTGCCTTATTAATATTTTTTGTTTCTGTAAATCTATCATCTGTTTTATAATGTTTATTGTATAAAGTTTCGTGTGATAAAAATCCTGAACCTATCACAAATAGTTTTTCGTCTCTAATATATCCAATATAATAGTTATATGTAGCTCCATTTTTACCTACTCTTATGGGTATAGTTACAACTTCTGTTAAATCCTGTATATTTATTTTTTTAAATGATGTTTCAACTAATTTTTTAATATCTTCATCTGTTCCAATTAAATAATCATTGTTTACATTTTCATTAATATTCAACTCTTTTTTTATTTTATCTTCCCAACCAGCTTTAGCACCTTCACCTTCTTTCCAATATTTACCAACCAATGTAAAAAAATCAGATTTTTCTTTATCTTTTAAATTTTCAATTTTTTTAATACCTTTTAATTTCATTATAGTATTAAAATAGTCATTATAATCGTCTTGTAATTTACTTTCTGTTAGTTGAGTATTATTTTGTATTTCAACTGGAACAGGTGTTTGTTTAGCAAATAATTGATATAATCCCATAGATTTAATTTTTTCAACTAAACTATTATATAAATTAACTATTTGTCCTCTACTTAATACATCTAATGAAAATAATGAACTACTTGGAATATGAGCATTAATTGCACTTTTTAATGTAAGATACTGATATGGTTTAATTATTGAATCATTTGATGTTTTTTCTAATTCATTTTGTATTGTAGAAATAAAATTAACCATTTCAGATAATTCATCTTCATCTTGAATATTAGTATCAGATGAATACATTATTTCATTTAATAATGATAAATTTGGATTACTTGATAAAAAATTATTTTCTGTTATTCTTCCTTTATCAATAATACTTTTTATTTGTTTAAATTCTTTTGTCATATTATATTTTATTTTTATATAAATACTAAAAAATATTTTTTAATCTTTTATATAAATACAATTAACATTTATTAACATAATTAAATTTGTATTTTTACTTTATTTATATTATCTTTGTGGTATAATTTAAAAATCAAAAACAATGAATACAACTTATCAAGGTACAACAAAAGAAGAAATTCAATCAAAAATTATTTATTGTGAAAATGTATTAAAAAACAATGAATTGGAAGTATGGGAAGTTAAAGAATATAAATCATTAATTAATGATTATAAACAACAAATTATTGAAATAGAAGAAACTCAATTAATATTAAATGAACTATTAAAAACTAAATAGGATGAAAAATTCAGAAATTAAAAGATTTATGAAATTATTAGGGTACCAATTTGTTACAGTTGGTATATTCGATACAATCGATGAAACAATATTTCAATTTGAAAATGAAAAATGGATGGATAGAGTTGGAATGGATAAGGTAGGTGATTATTTTGTAAAAATTGATAGTTATGAGTTTATTAGATTAGATAATACTCATTTTAACCAGTTTATTGATTTTGAAAATGATTGGAACTGGTTAATGAAAATTGCATTAAAATTAAATATATCAGAAATTTCAACTGATATAAAAATAGCTTTTAAACAATGTCGAGATATTATATCCAGCAAATTCATTAAAATATAATTATGGGATTTGATTATTCATATACTTGTCCTAATATTAATAAAAACATATCCGAGTTTAAATCTATAATAACAGATAATTTATCATCTATGATTGATGAATGTTGTCCTCTTTTGATAGATAAACAAAAAGAAGATTTTATTGAAAATTATGTTGATTATATCTATAATGAATTTGAGTATTATTTTGAAAATGTTCGTAAAACAAATGAAGAAATTAGAAAAGAAGCGTATAGACAAATTGAAAATTTAGAAGATGAAAATAATGATTTGAAAAATGATATAGATAACTTAAACGATAAAATAACTAAGTTAGAAAATGATAATGATACTATTTCATTTGAAAATGATAACTTGATTGACGAAATCATTGATTTAAAAAATAGAATTGTGTAATTAGAAAATAGATTATATGAAAGTGATATATAATTTTAAAAAAAAATAGAATTTATGGAAAAAATAATATGTAGTGCTGTATGGTTTAAAGATTTATCACTTAAAAAAGAAGATTGGGACATTGGTTTAATGAGACCTATAAATTGTGATAAAGGCATTGTTTTTTGTGGTCATAGACATCATCAATGTATATATCAAATGGTTGCAATGACTGGATTAAGACAATGTGAAGTAGGTGAAGATATACAAGGATTTTTAACTAATAAAAATAGATTCGTTGATAGATTTGAAGGAGCTAAAATATTCTTAAATGAAAGTCCATACAATAAACTTAATTTTGGAAATAAACTTTATAGTGAGGACTTATATTAATTTTTTAACATTTATTAACATAATTAAATTTGTAATTTGTTAATAAATGTTTTATCTTTGTATCATAATATAAAAATTAAAAGTAATGGATACATTATCATTAGCAAAGAAATTTGCAAAAAAATATTATTTATATAATGAAATAGGAATTATAAATGTCTATTTCAGTAATCTTAATAATAAAACAAAAAAAAGATTAAGAAAATTAGCATTTAAAGGATTAACACGATTTAATAACAATTATAATAAAAATAATCCAATAAATAAAGTTATATATGTTGAAAAAACATTTAGTTCAACTCATTCTATACAATATATTACTTATTATTTTATGATTGATAATAATAGATATACTATATATAATGATATACTTAAAGGAGATTTTAAATATCATACTAAAGAAGTTCATTATATTAATTTATCTGATTTTCTAAAATCTAAATTTAATATAAATAATGATTATTTTATCAATAAAATAAATGAAACAAATATTTATATTGATAAATATAATAATGATTTAGAAATATTAAAAAAGATAATAATTGAAAATACTGAAAAAATAAATTATTTTTTAAAAACAAATAAATTATATTAATTATGACCAGAATAAACAGTTGGATAGAACCAGTAAATCTATCGGATAACCATTTAATAGCTGAAATAAAGGAAATAAATCAACTATGTGGTTCTTATAATGTATCATTAAATAGTAAAACAGGTATCCCTGAAATCCCTAAACAATTTACTTTAGGAAAAGGACATGTTACTTTTTTTATGAATAAAGGTTTATATTTGCATAATCGTTTTGATTTATTAAAACAAGAAGCAATAAAACGAGGATTTAATATTGTAGCTGAATTTAATAAAGATATGTGGAAAACATATCATTATAAAGATTATACTGTTGATATAAAAGAAAAATGTAGAATACTTGATATTCTATATAGCAGAATTAAATCTAATTCATTAACTCAAAAAAATGATATACGTTATTATAAAGAAAAAATTGATTATAACACATATATAAAAATTTTAGTAAATGAAAAAAAATAATGATAATAACCAAAATGGTAATGGTTATATAGATTTACTTGTGTATCTAATTTTAATAGGACCACACGAGGATTACGATATTAACTGTATTGATAATAAAGCAAACACTAATTAAATATGGAAATTGAAATATTGACTAAATCTCTATTTAATCAAATATGTTTATAAATATAAAATTAATTAAATTATGGCAAAAAGTATAGAAAAACATCCAATGATTATACCAAACGAATATGATGGATTATGATATGCATATTATGTAGAAATAATTTTTCATAACGGTAATAAATCACATAAAATTAAATTAGATGGGGAGTTCGAGGTATAAATTGCAAATGTAAAATAACTGTTGATGAAGAAGGTTGGTGTTATGTTGAATGATATAATACAAAATACCAAAAATAAAAAGGAATTATATAATTTAATCCAACAATTATTTTATCAAGAACAAATAAAACTACTTCAAAATTTAATGATAATGAATAGTCAGGAAAGTATTCATTGTATTGATAAAATTGATATTTTGGACATTATAGCAGAACTAAAACAACATCAAACAAATAATACGGAATTTATTATTTAATTTATAAAATAAACAAAAAAATTAAAATGGAAAAACAAAATACAAGTACAAATACAGGAATAGGATTTATAGGATTACTTACTATTGCCTTTATTGTTTTAAAATTAGTTGGTGTAATTAACTGGTCTTGGTGGTGGGTAACATCTCCATTATGGGGTGGATTAGTATTAGGAATAGTAATTTTAATAATAATTGGGATTTTTATTTCATTTGGAAATAAAAAAGGATATAACAGAAAATAAACAGAATTATGAATTATAAAATAATCCAAAATGAAACCATTCTAAAACAATTTATAGATTGGTTGCCTGATTTAACTGATAATGAACAATATTATGTATCATTATTAGCAAGAAATAAATATAGTGCTATATTAAGTAAAGATAAAATACAACTAAAAAGATTCACTTCAAACAAACAATTTTTATTTAATAAAATAAAACAAATTGAATGTGAAATTGGTTCGTATAAAGATGGAGACAATGATATTCCTAATGAATCATTGGTATTATATATAACTCCAAATCCAAGAGATTTAGAAAAAGCAACAAAAAACAGTTTAAAATTATTTGTTGAATTAATAACTAAACCTTATAATGGATATAATCCACATTCTGAAGTTTTAAATGAAATTCATAAATCAATAAGTAGAATGAAATATTTCGATTATGATTTTGATAAAGTTAATTTAGTTGATACAATGAAACAAGTGTATAAAATAGTTAATCATGAGTGTATTAATATATTAATAACAAATAATGGATTTCATGTATTAATTGATAATGATAAATTAGATTTAAAATATAAGAAAACTCTTTATAATGACATGTCCAAAATATATGGAGTTGATAAAAGAGGAGATAATTTAATTCCTATTCCAGGAACAATACAAGGTAATCATATACCATATTTTTATGATAATGAAACGTTATATAATTTAATAATAAATAATAAAGTATGAAAATATACGCAAAAACAGAAGAAAGTTTAAATAAATTAAAGGAATTATTACCTACAGAATTAAATGATATTGAACAATTAAATGATTGGAAATGGTATTCATTTGAACATCATAGAAACGATATTAAAAATAATAATATATTTAAAAAAATATTGGATTATGTGGATAGTATGTTTGCTAATAAAATAAAGGATATTTTAACCAAATATGAATTGAATATTATTAAATATAGTGAATATAACTATTTTTACTTATATGAATTATTATATTCAATTAAAAATGATAAAAATAAACTCAATATTTTAAATATTTTAACAAGTTACAATACGTCTCAAATAAAGAGATATTAATAAAAAATAAGTACATTACTGTACTTATTTTCGTTTAATTTTTAAAATATTTATATTGTCTAAGTTATATTTAATTTTCATCATTTGTTGTCCCATGTATTCAGTTTGAATAATAATATTTTTGCCTTTAATACTTATTATTTTACCCACATTTTTCATGTTACTATCATTTTTTTCAAACAGTATATAATCATTAAGTTTAATATCAGTTAAATCATTTATTTCTTTATAATTTGTTATATTTTCGTATTCATAATTATATGAATCATATTCTTCTTGTGCAAGTTTTATAATTTTTTTATAATGGGAAGGATTTATATCATTTTTATTAATTGGTTTATACATTCTTTGTTTTTCATTAGCATTCCAATATTGAATAAAAATATTATCTGTTATTTTACCATCCTTAAATTCAACTGCATAAAAATCTCTAACTCCAGGAATTTTTAATAATATTTCTGCAAACTTATCTTTATTATTAAATACATATTTAGTATTTAATTCTGTGTTTTCTGTTAATACTCTTTTTATAATTTTAATAATTATATTTTCTAAAATATGTGTTTTCATCATTAATCTCGTATTATTAAATAATTTATTTCTTTACTATTTGCTGTATCAAAATCTATTTTTCTTATTTTTTTAATTTTTTCATCGAACATTGATTTAATTGATACTATATTCTTAAATATAATAGTCCATTTAAATTTATTATATACCAACTGTCCTTCTTCAATCATAATATCTTTTCCATTGGCTATTTCAACAGTAACATTATATAAATTTTCATTTATATATTCTTTTTTTAAAAATGTTATATGTAGCCAAGAACGATTTAAATTAAGAGTTAATTTAAAAGTATTGTGTATCTTTTTTTGTTCTTCATTTAATATTTTATGTATTAATGAATTTAAATTTGATTTTGTCATGTTTTAATTATTTTTATATAAAAAAAGAGATTTTATAATCTCTTTTTTATTTTATTATTAAATGTTATTAAAATCGAAATCAGTTCCAACAATACTCCATGTAAGTTCAATAAATTCAGCAGTTTTTGTAGGTTTAATTGCAATTATACCTTTTAATTGATTTCTATCAATAACTTCATTTGTATTTGTTTGTTCATTAATAACAATTTTATATCCATATAATCCGCCTTTTTGTTGAATTCTATCCAAGTAAGGACTTAGAATATTTATAATACCATTTCTTGTAATACTTGTATTTTGTTCAAATACAGAATATTTAACTTGTGAATTTGTATATTTTTTCAATCTTATTAATAGGCGTCTAACATTTATTCTATCCAATGCACTTGCTTTTTGTTGTAATGTTTTTTGTCCCCATACTGTAATACCTTCTTTAAATGATGCAATTGGATTAACTCTTGCTACATATAAATCGTCAGTATCAGTTTCGTCAAGTGGAATTCTAACATCAAGTACATTATCTAAAATAGCTCTATTTAATCCTGCTGGTGCATTCCATTCATATCCTATTTTATCATTAAATGCTATAGCTTGTGGTACAAATACAGATGTAGGAACCCAAGTAAAACGATTTATATCAGTATCTAAAATTTTACCCCATGGAAAATAAGTTGCTCCATAATTTGTATCTAAAGAATCAGTTGTATTTACAGCAGTTGATACACTATCATCCAATGTACCAATATCAAATACATATAATACATCTCCTCTACCTTCACACAAATTAATACCACTTGTTATAACTGGAGTATGTAAACGATATATTGTTCCAGGAGTTAATATTAGATTAAAATCGTATGAATTTTTATTTGATAAAATTATAAATGCTTTTTTATACATTTCAGTTCCGTTTGAAATAGCGGTACTAAAATCATATCCATATAAATTAGAACTTGTAATATCAGAACCAACGGCTTTATATAAAGCAGTATCTTCACCATCAAACCCACCTTGTAAAGGAATAGAAAATTTTCTTGCACTTAATAAATCACTTTCTGCAACACTATCTCCTTCGTCTTCTGGAGCATTTATATGGATTGTACAATCACCTAAATTAAATGTAGTATTAATATTATTTAATGTATTAGTTCCATTAGAAGTTGCTATTTGCATTAATTGTGCAACATTATCAGTAGAATTAAAATCTAATCCATGATATATTCTACTATCATATAATCCAGCATTATCTTGTTCTAATATAAATGTTGTTATTGGAAATGATTTATTAATTGTACTATCAATATATGGAACAGAAATACGTTCAAATCCAAATGGTACAAGATGTTTAGGCATTGAACCTGTTTCAATAGTTTCATTTACTTCAATGTATATATAATCACTTGTATTTTTATAATTACCATTTACTTTTACTTTATTGCTTACAATAGTTCTATATTCATCTCCTATTACTCTTGATATATAATTAGCATCGTTGGGATTTAAAGTTAAAGCATTATATTTTTCTAATATAATAGGTCGAGTATCTGTATCATTAAAATCACGTACTAATAAATTAAATGTTCCATAATCACTATTTGGTACTTCAGTAGAATATTTAACATTTTCAATTGATATTTTTACTTTTTTATTTACATTATTTCCTTGTGAAAATGTTTTTACTTTAAATAATTGTTCGTACTCTTTTAAATTATTTGTGTATTGTGATATAATCCAAGGAGTGGAAGCATTTTCATATGGTCTATTTGTAAAATTCAAATCAAATGAAAATATATCCAATGTATAAGTGTATCCTTCTGTAGTAACATAATCAATTAATTCACTTATTTTTTCATTATAAATATTATATAAGTATACTAATTTTGTTGTTTCTGAACTTGTACTAAATACTTTTGAAATATAGTTTGAATCAGTACTTACTAATGAAAATTCATAAGATTCAGTTAATGTAGTAATATCATCTGTAACTGTTACTGTTGCAGTATATACATGAGTTGAATATAAATCAGGAGTAATAGTTAATGTAATTTTAGCAATATCTCCTAATGTTTTTGTTGAACCTTGAGCATGATGTAAAGTTGCTATAATACTTTGTTCTCCGTCTTGAGTTGTAAATGATAAACATGTTGCTTCATCATGTTTATATCCTGTTTCACTCATTGTTCTAACAATGGTCATTATATTACCATATTTCATATAATTATATACTGTTTGAGGTACATAAGTTTTAGTATTACTATAACCAAATTTTGTATTAAATTCAGTTATACTTTTGATATTTGTTGGTATATATGCTTCACCCCATTCAGTAGGTCCAATTACAACAGCTCCATCTTGTTCCGAAATTCGTGGCAAGTATGATAAATCTTGTTCTGGTTGATATACACCTGCACTTAGCATTTCTGTTATCATAGTTATTTTATTTTTTATTGTTTATATTTTTTATATAAATACTATAAATATTTTTTATAAATTTAAATTGTTCTCAAAACTAACTGTTAAATTAAACACATCATTTATTTGTTTAAATACTAATTTACCGTTTATATGATTTAATAGTTCTTTTATTATACGTAATCCTAATCCATTTTTATTTTTATCATATTTATACTTTAAATCTTTTATATTTGATAATGATTTATATTCAAAATTAATATAACCTGTATTTTCTTTATTATATGTATTTATTATAATTGTATTAAGTTGTTTATTATGTTGTACAATATTGACCAATATATTTTGAATAATTCTTGATAGTAAATAAGTATTTGTATTAATTGTTATATCATCTTTTATGATAATATTTACATTTTTCATATCAAAACTAATTATATCAATTATATTTTCCAATAATATTTTTATACTTATTTGGGTTGTTTGTTTTCTTGTATGATTTAAATATAATTGTTTATTTGTTTCTAATATATCATTCATATATTGTAACACTTCATTTATTTTTAATGTATATTCATTTATTTTTATATCCGATACATTTTTTATTTTATTATCTAATAAATATACTAATCCATTTAATGTTTTTATTGGAGATTTAAAATCATGAGTTACTGTTTTTATATTATGTAGTAAACTTTTATTTATTTCATTTTGATGTATTATTTTAAAATGTTTTATTAGTAGATTAACAAAGTAAAAATGTAATCCTATCAATAATATGAATACAATAAAATATATAACATATTTATTTATATGAATATACGGTATCATTATATTGGTTAATTTACATAATATAAACATTACTGTTAATACTATTAACATCATTACAAATGATATAAATACAATCTTGTAATTTAGTTTATACTCTAACATTTTTATAATATTTATTATATAAATTTATTGCTTCCTTTTCATCTACTAATCCTGAATTAATTAAAATAGTATAATAATTTGGAACTTCGGTTAAATGGTCTTTCGCTATTTCTACTGCTTTCTTAATATCATCAGTATGTTCCATTTCAACTTTTATACCAATCAATAATTGTTTTCTATCTAATTTATTAATATCTGTTTTATCTCCTTTTCCTCCAGGAATTAAATCTTCTTTTATTTTTTTCTTCTTTTTTATAATACTAAATCTATAATCTTTAACTAATACGTATGTTCCTTTTACAGGACTATCTCCTGAAGGAACCCATTTAAAATGTATTAATCTATCAATTATTCCAGTTTCACTTATTCCATCTTTTTTATAAAACTCAATAGCACTTTCTAATTTTGAGGCATAATCGAAAATTACATTTTCTCCTACTCCTCTTCCTTCAGTTTCTTCTCTATATTTATCTCGTACTATACAAAGTTCGGTGATATTTCTAAATAAATAATTATATTTGTATAATTATTATTTTTTAATTTTTCTAAACGTGGCATTAAAGCATCTGGTTTTGCACCAACTGTATCAATAACTAATATATCTCCTGCTTTTACTATTTTAGTATTAAATAATTGTTTATCTATTTCTTTTGCTAAATCTCTAATATCAAAATAAGTAGCATAATAATGTTTATAAAATGTTTTCCAAAATATATCTAATCCTTTATCTTTATTTTCTTCCCACCATTCAACTGTAATAGGATGTTCAATCATATTTCCTCTATTATTTTTATAAATAGATTTAGATTTAAAATTAAATATTACTTTATTAATATCATTGGTTTTATTTGTTTGTTTAATAAGATTATCAAAATGATTTCTTGCTGTTGTATATTGTAATGCTTTTACTTGTGCATCACTATTTGATACTTTATAATTTGAAAATCCTTGAATATATTTATTTATTTCCGTTTTTATAAATGTGGATTTACCAGATGCTGGAAGTCCTGATAATACTATACATCTTTTACCTAAATCTTCTTGGAATTCATTTATAATATTCTCTTCTAATTTAGAATAATCACTTTTTAAATAATCATCGATTTGTTTTGTCGACATACTATCCGATGCTTTTTTTATTTCTTTTGATACATCTTTTGTTTTACCTGATTTATATGCTTTAACAGTTTGCATAAATCTATATTGTTTTTTACTTCTTGAAGGCATATTTTAATTTTTATATTATTTTATATAAATACTATTTAACATTTATTAACATAATAGTACTTGTATTTATTTAAAAAATAGTTTATATTTGTACTATAATTATTAACAATTAAAAAACTAATGAAACCTAAAAATAAAATAACAAAGGAAGACCAAATAAAAGCTGAATTAAATGGCTTTCATAACGGACTTAAAGAATTAGGGCGATTTAAAACAGGTAGTCATAAGAATAAACAAAAGGATTACTTGTTAAACAAAAAAAGAAAACATAAAAAAAGCTATAATGAAAATTTATAGCTTTTTTATTTTAACAATATTTATCACTTATACTATTTTTACCTAAAACTTGTAATGAAGTACAGTATTTTTGTTTTTGTTGTTTAGTAGGATTGTCAATTAAATTACTTATTATATCAGCTATTTTAATTTTACTTAATAATTTATCATTTATTATAGAATAAATTGAATTTATATATTTTGTTACTTTTATTATAAACTGTTCATCAGTATAATCATAATTATTTCTTTGTGCTATTTTTTTAATATCTTCAATTGAATATTTTTGTTTATTTGTTGATGTTTCAAGATTTAATTTTTCTATTGCTTTTGTTATAGTATTCCCAAATGTTCTATTTAATATATGTTTTAATTTTTGATATGTTACTCCACTATTATTTTTTTCAACATCTTCTAATGTATCATGTAAAATAGCTATTATTTGTTGGACCTCATTCCCTCCTAATTTTTTAACTAAATTCATTACTGTAATAGGATGAATTATATATTGTTCTCCACTTCTTCTTTTTTGATTTCTATGGATAAATGTCGCTATTTCAACTGCCTTATCTAATAATGAGTTCATATTATTTTTTATTTATATAATGATTATATGCATTTATACAATGGTTATCTTCAAATACTTTGGATGCCAATTTAGTTATAAATATTCCGAATTTATTTAATTTTCCATTTATTTCTAATTCACCTAAAGATTGAGATATTGTATGTTCTTTCTTTCCAAACCATGTATCAATTATATTTTTATCTTTTAATACACAAATTTCCATTAAATCACCAATTACAATATTTCCAATTATATCTATATAAATTGCTACTTGATGAAAAGTATCAAATATTACATATATAATTTGATAAATGAAATTGTATAAGTATTTAAATACATTATATTTTTTAAAATGAATAAAAGGTTGAATTAATAATGAATATATTACTCCTATTGGAAATAATATAATAAGTAGTATTATAGCAGATATAATTTCTAAAATCGAATAAAATTTCATAATCATATTTTTTATTTATTTTAAGGTTTTATTTTAATTGAAAGATATAAAGGACTTGTTGCTAAACTTGATTCGTTTGGATTTTGTATATATAATATATTATTATTTACCTCTCCAGCATTTATAACATTAATATCATAAGAAGGTGAATTAGCTAAAATAAAAGTTTTAGCATTTAAAAACAAATTTATACTCCCGATAATTGAATATTGGGTACTACTATCAAATGTATAAGTTAAATTTTCTCCTAAACTATTATTCCAAATAATAGCAGTAGGTTCAGGTGTATCCACTAAAACTCCATCTCCCCATGATGTAGGTGTTATTCCAGTTGCAATAAATTGAGTTCCTGGATTATTATCTAAAGCTCCTGTATTTGTAAAATCTCCAGTTGTATTTGTTTTAATTAAGTAGTTTTTACTTATTGTCAAACTACCCGAATTAACTTCATTACTTAATGTTTGATTAATTATTGCTTCATAACATTTAATATTATTTACTGTTCCAGCAATATTAATATTAGTTGAATCCAGCGATATAGTTTGAACCCAAGTTCCTGCTCCTTTTGTAGCATTTAATACTGTACATTTTTCAAAATAAATAATTCCAGTATTAGTATAAAATCTTGTATCATTTACAGCATCTCCAACGGTACTACTTTGGTAAGTATATAATCCAATTGTTTGTTGATTGCTATTATTAGTTGTATTTAGTCCCATATTATTTTATTTCTAATTTTAAGTTTTCACTTATGATAGAATCATTTGATGATAATTCCATATTTATTATTTTATCTTCTATTATTAAATCACCACTAATTATATATGGATATACTATTGGTAAGTCTTCTTCCTCAACACTATTAACATATACTATTGTTGTATTTAATCCTTTAAAAATAATTTTCGATAATAATGGGTCATTATTTTTATCAATTATTCTATCTATAACTCCTTTAAAATCAATATCAGTAAGCATTTTTGTAGTAAGGAAATCATTCAATACAAAAATTGTTTTATTTTTATCTTCAACTAACCAGTTTTGATTATCTTCTGATAATTCAAACTCTGTTTCTACTTCTAATACTTTTAATAATGATGTATATAGATTTAAATTATCTTCACACATTGGAATACTTGGAATATAACTTGTATCACGTTTATCGGTACTTTTATCAATTGCATATAAATCATTATCAAGACAATGTTTATTTTCATAAACTTTGTAATAAGTTGCACTGTCTTTAATTTTAGAAATTTTAATTATTTCACCTGTTTGTTTATTATTTAATTGCATAATTTTTTATTTTTTTATATGTTATTATTTATTTCATTGTTTGTTAATCCTGAACTATCAGTAAATCCACCGTCAAAATGATTTCCTGTTATGATATTATTTTCTGAACCTGCTGATATGGTTGTTGTACCTGTTACTTTATTTCCAGTTAATTTTCCATTATCTCCATTAATAATTAAAGAATTTAAAAAAATACAATTTTCAAAAACAAATAAATTACCTGTACAACTTATTGCCTTTTCAAAAATACAATTATAAAATTTTGCAGGATTTGTTATTGTGGTTAATAAAGGAAAACGACAACCCGTAAGTGCTAATTTATATGCAGTGCTACCACTTTCGGGAACTATAGTTGTATTATTTATAATACAATCATTTATTTTTCCATAATCCGCACCGTTCATACTGATATTTCCAATTGTAGAATCTGAAATAAATGAAAATAAGCCTCTAATAGTTACTTTTGATGTAGAATCTATTAATCCATCAATAGAAGTACCAATAAATTGGGCGTAACTATTCGATACATATATGACATTTGACATTGCATAAATATATACTAATATGCTATTTGTCGCAAATATTCCTGAAAATTTTATATTTTCAATTGTATTTTTTTCAAAATTGGATATGGTGGAGTTATCGTAAAAAATCATCGAACAATTAGAACCACCCCCGATTATTTCGGCATCTCTTACTTTTCCTTTAAACATATAAAAAGCTCCATTAGTATAATTAGGTAGTTCAATTACAATATTTGAAAAATACCCTTTTTGGGATATATAACAACTATTTGCTGTTGAATTATTATCTATGATAATATTATCGACTTTTACATTGTCATTTCCTCCCGTACTTCCAAACAATCCTTTTGAACTATTATAAGCAAATGCAATCTTCCCTCTATTAACATAAGGAGAAGCATTATTATAATTACCAGTTACTTCTAACGAAGCTCCTTGTTGAACATCAAAATTAAAACTACCCATATCTAAAGTATAAATACTTAAATCAATAAATATACTTTGTCCAGTTGTTAGAGTAATATCACTTCCTCCTGTACTTGCTATATTTCCTATAGCTTTGAATTTACGTTTACCTGCTGTTATACCTGTAATTAAATCACCTAAAATCGGATAATCTCCACCTGTTCCAACAGTAGCATCGAAATATTGAATTTGATAATAATCTTTTTCACTTGGTAGATTACTACTATCACCTACCCAAGTTTTACCATTAGTTAAAGATTGGTCGATTAGAATGTTAATCCAAGAACTACCTGTCCACATTTGATACGTAGAAGTAGTTGTATTTTTTATTTTATATCCATTTATTACATTTGTTAATAAATCTCTATTAATAGTTGTATATTCTGGATATGGTATTGATTGTAGTTTTTTATTCATTTAAAATATTTTTTAAGTTGTAGCATCTATAAAGTTTATATCTGAATTATCAATATACCTAATTACAAAATCTGTATTATCTGTATATAATGTTTTTTCATATAATGAATTTTGTAATAACGCAATTGAATTTACTCCTAATGTCAAAGTTGAAAAATTATTACTATTTCCAATTTCTATTTTTAAATTACTATCTCCAAAAGTTATTGAACTATTTAAATTTTTAAAATTAATCGAATGATTATTATCATTGAAATTAAGTGAGTCATTACCATCACCAAAAGTCATTGAATAATTAACACTTCCAAAAGTTATGGAATAATTAGCATCACCAAAAGTTAGTGAATAATTTGCATTTCCTACACTTATAGAATTGTTTTTATCTCTGAATGTTATAGAATTATTTGCACTTCCAAAAGTCATTGAATAATTTGTATTTCCAAAAATCATTGAATAATTAACACTTCCAAAAGTCATTGAATAGTTATCAGTTCCTATAGTTATTGAATGATTAATATTTCCAAATACAATATTATTGTAATTAGTATGTTTACCAATAGAAATATCATAACAACCTGAACCAAAAGTTAAAAACTCTTGCATTGCTTCTCCATTATCAAATAAAACTGTAAATAATCCACTTCCAGTAGAAGTTTCCCAACGAGCATGATAAATTTGTAAAAAATCATATCCATCTACTTCTAAATTATTTTCTGTATCCTTTCTATAAGTTATTTTGCCTTTTCTATTTGTGATTCCATCTTCACATAATATATTTGTAATATCGTATTTAATAATATCGTTTGGATATTCAACACTTTGTACAACTATATCAAATGTATTTATACTTGTAGCAGTTAAAACTATTGTTTCAAATGAAGATGCTTCTTTTATAGTATTTGTTACAACTTGATTATATTTAGTTTTAAAATCAGTTATAACGTATTTTTGTCCTTTTGTTAATAGATTATTTGTTTTTAATGTTAATAATTGTGAATGTGTAATAGAAGTTATTAATGTAGGATTATATGTACTTTCAATTATATTACCATATACATCAGTACCTAATAAAGTTTTACTTTTTAAATCTTCTATTCTAATTTTACCACTTAATAAATGTAGTCTTTCTCTTGGTGTAGGGTATATAGACTCTGATGGATATAATCCTAATCCAAGTTTTTTAGTTGTATTATTCCAAAAGAAATTATCATCTCCAGAAAATTCTCCATAATTATTAAATTGTACAGTACCTGTTATTCCTCCTGGAATTGATAATCCTGAACTATTTGATATTTTTTGCCAAGTTTCTGTACTACCATCATACCATATATAGTCATCTACATTCCAATCATCTATATCATTTATCAAAGTATTACCTTCAACTGATACAATATAAAAATCTCCGTTACTACCAATTGAGCTTACAATTGTTGGAGTATTAGTATCAGCATCCCATTCTCCTAAATTATTTGTAAGGGATGATGGTAATCCTGTAATAGCCATTGAATCAATAATATCTTCCAGATGTTGTTGTAATATTTCACCTGTTATATCATTAGTTGTATTTTCGTATATTCTATTAATATTTAATAAAAGTAATTCTTCTTTTGTTTTTTGCATAATTAAATATTTAATTTATTTCTTTGAGTCATGTGTCCAGTAAATATTACACTAATATTCCAACCGTATAATTGACTAATATCTTTATTTGTATTTGGGTTTCGTTTCATAAATGTTTGATTTTCTATTCTATGGTCAAGTTCCCAGAAATTATTATTCCAATGAATAATATCACCTACATCTATATATGTATTTTTTTCAACTAATTCATCTCTTAAAAATGAAAATTTTACTGTTTGTTTACTATCATATCCTAATTCATCATAATTACTACTTTGTTCATCTGATGATATTAAGCAATTTATACGTATAGGAGATAAATAAATTTTTTTATCACTTTCTCCGTATATATTATCGTTTGTTTTAGTAACATCCAATCTAAATACATCTACTTTTGTATCAATAATATTATTTAATAATTCTTTATTGATTCCTTGAAATAATCGTATATCTCGTATTTTACCATATAATGCCATTTACTTATTTTTGTTTTATATAAATACTATTTAACATTTATTAACATTATTTTATTTGTATTTTTACTTTATTTATATTATCTTTGTGATATAACAAATTAAAAAATATGAAAAAGAAAATTTTTATCATTGAAGAAACTTTAAAAAATATTAAAGAAATAAAAAATGAAATAAATTTTAAAGAAGGATTATTTATAAAAGATTATCCACATACATGGAATACTGATGATGATGATTTTAATATTGAAACATCTTCATGTTTTTTTAAACTATATTTGTCCGAATATAGTGAATATAATGATAAAATATTAAATTTATTTACTAAAAAAGAAATTGAAGAATATGAAGATTTTTCAACTGATTTATATGATTTTGAAGATTTTTTATTAAAATATATTTCAAATAAATATAAAATCGATTCCGATAAGATAGATATTCAATTAACAAAAATACACTCATTTCATACTGTTCCATTCTATATAGAAACTGAATTTTTCTTATATGATGAAAATTGGGATATTGGAGAGATAATAGAAATAAAATTCAAAATAAATAGTAATATATGAAAAACAAAATAGTTAAGTGTATAAATAATACACACGAAATTTATAATAACAGTTTCAAAGCTGAAAAAATTAAAATAGGACATTTATATAAATGTATTGAAGAACTAATATTAACAAGTGAAAATTATTATATTCCAAAATATAGTTCTTTAGAAGGAATAACTATTATAAATGGTATGCAAAAATATTGGTATAATAAACCATGTTTTCCAAAAGAATGTTTTATATTAGCAAATAAACAAGAACAATTATTATATAAAATTAAAACATCATTGATATTTCCAATTTACAAAATAAGAAGGGTGTTTTTAAGTAATATATTTAAAATTGATAAATTAATAAGATATAAAAAATATAAGGAAATGGAAGAATATTTTGATAATCGTTTTTAATTTATTATTCCATGCTATTAAAACTAATAGTATTTGCTTTATAAATACAACTCAATTAATCAACAAATGATTATGAATTATCTATAATCATTATTATAAAACATTTATTTATGAAAACAGGAATTTTATTTACAAAAATTAGTAGGAAAAGTGAAAAAATAATAATTAGTGTATTATCATTAGTTGGATTAACTATAATAGGTATATATGCATCTAATTTAGAACATCATACATTTTTTTCTTTTTATATATGTCCATTTATAACCACAATAATAACAATAATAGGATTATTAAACATATTTTCAAATTAAATGTCATGAAAATACAAGTTGGACATTATGTAAAAATATTTTCAATGGAATGTCAAATATTGGAAATTACATAAAATAAAATAAAAGTAGTACATAGATATTATAAAGATGATTATTATGATTATGATATAGAATATTTTTTAAAATTTGCGAAGTGGAATTGGTTTAGAAATATAATTTATATAAAAGATAAATTCAAGTATATGTATTTCACCTATGATGGGAATGTTTATTTTTCAAATAAATCAAAAGACGATATAACTATTGAAGATAGAATAACCTATGATTTTTTACCAATACGTTTTGTGAATTTTTTAAAACAAATTAAATTAAATGAATGGTTTACGAATTTTTTAGCTAAAGATTTCAATAATATCGTACAGTGGTATATTGTAGAACATGAAATTTTCTCATTGGAAAGTGAGAGTGAAAATTGTATTTTATAGTGTATGACTATTATGTATAAATAAGTACATTTAAAAATTGATTTATTTTTAACATTTATTAACATGAATTAATTTGTATTTTGTCTTTATTTATATTATCTTTGTGATATAATTTAAAAAATAAAACAATGAATAAAATTGAAGCGAAAAAATTGATAGGTTATTTAAAAGATAAAAATATACCGTATGAATTTAGTAATAATGTTGCGTGTAAGGTTGATTATATTACAGTTGAAGCAGATGATACCTTTAAAAGATTTGGTATTGATATCATGACAAAAACAACATACACTCCTAAAACTTATTCATATACTTTTGCAAACCATGTATTTGGTTTTGAATATAAGAAAAATGTTTGGGCTTGGTTTGAAATAGACAATACTATTGATTTTAATTTGAGTTTTACTCACTTATATAATAGAAATAATGGTTGTTATAGTAAAAATAAAAAAGGTGTAAATTCCTTTTTATACAAAAATTTTAATTGTTTTGCATTCTAATAATCTTATAAAATGAAAGAAAATAAAATAAAGGAAGATTTATACTTTGAAAGTATTGAAATATTTTTAGAAAAAAATAGTGATAATTATCATATTAATGATAAAGCGTGCTATTATGACGCAAAAGGGATAGTTTTATATAATTTCGATGATGAATATGTTTATATTATAGATATAATAAATAATAAATATCAAATAGTATCTGTTGGATATGGTTCTGTTGATTGTGATTCATTTGATTATTATTCATCTATAAATATAAATGAAATAATACAAAATGATTTTGTTATATACTTATACGATTATACATATCATGAAATAAAAATAAATAAAACATCTTATGAGTTATTAAATAATTTATTGGATGAGTATAATAAAAATTACTTCATTGAATTATAGTATTTATTTAAAAGTTATAAACCCATAAAAATAAAAAAATGAAAAAAATTAGTATTTTAGTTATTGTGATATTATTCACCTTTTCGATTTGTAAATCTCAAGTAGATTTTTATTTTCAAAAGTATAACCAGTTTGAAAATAACTATAAAACCTTTGTTATGTTAGGAAATTATAATCACCAACCAGAAGTGGATGATTCATTATTATTTAATTTCACTTTAGTAAATTATTATCTAACAAATGACACTACAGTATTAACTAATTTAATTTATACAGATACGATAACAGAAATTGTATGTAAATCATTTGTTGAACGTGGTGTTACTGAATATATTAATACTGATTTAACGTATAATTATTTAGTATTAACTGTTAATAATGATTATATATTTGATAATAATCCTAATAATAATTATATTGTATATGATTTATCAGTATCAAATTTATTAAGTTTAAATAATATCAATGATAATATTTATATATTTCCTAATCCTACAACTGATATTATACATATTGAGTATGATAATATAAATTCAATTGATATTTATGATTTATACGGAAATATTATTATTTCAACAAATGAAAATTTAATAAATGTTGAATTTTTAAATGAAGGAGTTTATATTTTAAATATAAATAATTTATATAAAACTAAATTTATTAAAAAATAAAAACATAAAATAATGAGTACAACAGTTTATAATAAAATATCATGTGTTATAGATTTATTGGATTTTGTTGATGTTGGGTTAAATCTGTTAAATATTCCTATAAGAAACGATTATCATGAAATAATAGGAACAAAACAAGTAACAGAACGAACTATCAAAATTAAAAATACTGATATTATACTTAGTAATTATTTGGATGATAATGTATTTTCAACTGATTATAAAATATTAAGTCGAACATCAGTTTTCCCTGAAAATTTAAATGAATTATATTTTGGTAGGGTTATTTATACAACAAATAAAATTCAAGATATAAATACTAAATTATTAAATAATGAAGTTGAAGAATTACAAATATATTTATATAATAATTATAATTTAAAAATAACACCTAAAATAATATCATATATTTATTATCAATAATATTTAAAACATGAACAAAGCAGAAAAAATATTAAGAGCATTACCATATTCATTTAATGAAAGAGGACAATTTGAATCTTTAATTAATGCTATGGAGGAATATGCATCATACAAAATAGTGGAAGATTGGTTCAATGATAGTACATTATTATTATCAAAAATAATATCAGAAACAGTTGATTTATGTTGTGAAAAAGCATCCATATTAGAGGACGAAAATTATATCACATCTGAAAGATTAGATTGTGAAAATACAATTGATTTAAATTCTATTAAACAAGTTAAAGAAATAATTTTTAATAGATATAATTTAAATTATATCCCTCAACATATGATTTATAAACATTTAGAATATTATTTTAGTAAAACTTCAAAAACTAAACCTACATTAAATAATCATTTATAATTTAAAAACCTACAATTAATTGTAGGTTTTATTTTTATATTCCATTTACTTTCATTCTATCCATTTTCAAACCTAAATATCTACCAACTTCTCTATCATTAATAATTATAGCTTTTTCTTTTGATAATTCGGATACTAATTGATTTATACTATTTAATAATGAATCTATTTTTTCTTCTTTACTACTTTTACTTTCACCTAAATCAGTTGAACCTTGTTTGCTACTTTCAGATGTTTGAATAGGAGTTAATTTTTGAGTTAAACCTACCACACTTGCCAATACAGGCAATAACGGAGCTAACCCTAATAATGATGCAGTAAAAGCAATAAGTCCAATTGACATAGCACTAAATCCAAATCCTATTTGAACTAAACTTCCGCTTATTGTAGCTAATTGAGTAATCATTGGAACAAATTGTGATAGTGGACTTGTTACCATTTGTAATCCTATTCCTAATGATGTTAATGCAATTCCCATTGCTATAAAACCAAGAACACCTGCACCAAATATAATTGCTCCTGGACCACTAATTAATGCACCTAATCCAAATAAAGCACCAGTTAATCCTAATAGAGCAACTCCTGCAATACCTAATGTTTTCCATTCTATATCTGTAAATTGTTTTAAAGCAAATCCTAAAGGAATTAAAGCTAAACTCATAATTCCTAATGCTAATGCTCCTTTTAAAACATCTTTATTCATATTACCTATTATTTTCATTATACCAGCCATAACTAACATACTACCCATTCCTTTTAATACAGCATCAAATGGAACATCTGAAAATTGTTTTAATGCTAATGCTAAAAGAGGTATAGATACAAGTAATATTCCTACTGCCAAAGAAAATTTTAATAGAGCTTTAACATCCATTGTTTTCCAACTATTAATCCAATTTACAATGGGATTACCTTGCATTGTTCCTTTTAAATTATTTGTTGGTGGGGACATTTTTTGAACTTCTGTTGCTTTTTTAAAAATTCCGCCTCCACCACCTTTTTTAACATTTTTTAATAATCCACCACCTGATTTTACATTTGAAGCTCCATCAACAGCTTTTTGTATTCCAATTCCTTTTACTAATGACATAATCCATTGACCTGCTCCTGTAACTAATTTTCCAATTCCTCCTATTAATCCAGGCATAACAGTTTTCATACTTGCTAAGAAATTCATACTTGCAAAAATAGTTTCTTTATTTTCCCACATTTTCTTACCAAAAGCATTAGCCCAAATCATTGTATTTCCTAATTTACTTCCATATTTATCTGTAAGTTTGTTAATATTATCTTGTTGGGAAATCATGTTTTGCATTTGTTCAACACTTAAACCTAAAGATTCAGCTACTTTTTGTCGTTGTATAACATCCCAACTATTCCACTCAGAAATATTAAATTGATTTTTTAATATTTCTTTCATCATTTCGTCATGTTTACCAGCTAAAGCTAATTCTCTTGCTTTATTAAAATTAAGTTGTTTACCTGTTAATACACTTGCACTCATTTCTGCTTCTATACTACTATCAACATTTAATAAATTAGTTGCAATTGATTCCACATTTGCTAAACTTAAACCTAATTTATTTGCAACTGCAACTGTTTTAGCTATATTATCACCACCGTTTTTACTATATTTTGCAAAGTATTCGGTGTTTTGAGCAACTTCGGACATCATATTACCTACACTTAATCCATTTGTTTCAGCTATATTTTTATAAAACTTAAAACTATCTTTTGCAGAACGACCTGTTAAAGGTTGCATTTCTGAAAATACTTTATATAGTTTTGCTCCTTCTTCAGCTGATACACCGTAATATTTATTTAATTTTGCTACTTGTAATATTGCATCTTTATTTACATTATTAATTGATTTAAATTCTTTGTAAATAGCACTTGCGGCTTCTGATGATTCTTTCATACCAATACCTAAAAACATTCCTTGCATTGAAGCTGATGTAATATTTTTAGCCATTATTAAACTATCTTTACCACTTAATCCTAATTGAGTTCTTGTTTCTGATATTGTTTCAAATAATTCTTTACTTTTACCTACTAATGCGGCTAATAATACTCCTCCTGCTATTTTAGGATTTTGAGCCATTACTTTCATTGTTTTGAAGAAAGTATCAACGTTATGTCCTATTCCTAATAGTTGTTCTTTTTGTTTATCAAGTATATCATTTTGTTCTTTTAATATATCAATATATGATTCTCCATTCTCATTAATTTTTAGTTTTTCATCTATCATTTTTTTAAGACCACTCATTTGTAATAGATAAATTTTAGCATTGGCTTTTTCTTCAAATGATAAACTTTCATAATTTAATTTTTTCATAACTTTTTGTAAATTAAATTTCTGTAATTCTAATTTATTTCCATCTTGTAAGTTTTTCAATTGTTCAACCACAATTTTAGAAACATCCATACTTAATTTAGAATCCTTTTTATCAACATCATATTTAACAGCCGCTTCCTTTGTTAATTTTGAAGCTAAATCTATAATATCTCCATAAGATTGTTTATGTAGTGAAGAAACATTTTTAATTAAATCATTTAATTCTAATGTATAATCTCGTAAGGCATCTGCATCAAATTTATCATCAAATTCCATAATATTTTATTTTGAAAATTTTAAAATACTCTTTTCATATTGTTCAGGTGTTATTCCATATTTTTTAATCATTTTTTCTTTTTCTATTTCCATATCCTTTTTTATTTTAGCTTTGTTTTTTTCAACATTATCAAAATATTCAGGGTGTTCTGTTTTTACTTTTTTAATTGAATCTTTTTCTATTGATTTGAATATATTTTTAAAAAAATTAGTGAAAAATCCTTCGTATATTATATTTTCTTTCATTGGAACTCCTGTATTAGAAAATTCAACTGTACGTATTATTGTATCTGTATTTTGTTTCATATATTTATTTTTTAATTGTATTAAATCATTTGTTATAATTTGAAAATCGTTTGAATAATAAAACTCTTTTTTAAATACAAAATCTATAACCGATTGAAAATTTATTTTTTCGCTAACATTTATTTTTTCTATTGTATTGTTAAAAGGTATATTATATTTCTTCAATATCTTTTTATATTCACTTAATATTATTTTTGCTAATTTATGTTTATCCATGTTTTTTTAATTGTTCTTTAAGTTCAGTATATATTTCATTCCAACGTTTAAGTCCAAATATCCCATTAAATTCTTTATATGATGATTCAGTTGTTTTTAATTGTGTCATTATATTTTTTATAAAATCAACATCCTTTATATAATTTGTATATGATTTTATGTATTTTTTATTAGGAAGATTAAATTTAGAGGGTGCAAAATCCATATATGTATTATAATCAATAACATCATCATTATCATGAAGTTTAAAATCTTTTATATTGCATACTCCTATATCATATTTTCCATGTTCTGTATATATATTCATATCTAAATCCCAAATACATGATGCAACATTACCCCAATGGTCTGATAAACGATATATATCATTATTTTTTGTTATAATATATTCACTTTTTGATAATGGACTTTGCTTATATTCTCCTTTTTCTTTTATTTTATCCCATATTCTAAAAACATTATCATAATCTTCTTGAGTATGTAAAATACTTTTAAATGTTGCTTTTGTTGAAATATAATAATCATTAATATCAATAGTTTTTTTAACTGTTCTATACGGTAGATATGGACTTTCTACTGGCATAAATACATAATTGTATTTAATATTTTTTAATTTATACTCCTTAATAATATACATTATAAATTGTAATATATTATTTTTATTTACTGTTTTAAATTTATTTTTAATTAGTTCTATACTAATTATTTCACTAATTATTTGTTTTAAGTTCATATCGTTTTTATTATATGTTTAGGTATTTGTTCTATATTTATCCAACTATATAAAATATCAATACATTCAATTTTACTTTTAACTATATATTCCAATTTAAAACTGACTTCATTATAACTAATATCATATAAATTAATAATTTGATTTTTTAATAATACATCAATTTTATTTTTAAATAATAGAATACTATTATCATTATTAAATATCTCTTGTGTTATTTGTTTAGGTATAAAAAATTGATTTGTATTATTTATATTTATCATATCGTTATCATATAAACTTCGTCTTAAATCTCGTATATCATAATTATATACTTAAACAATACAAAATGGTTAAAAAGTAATATAATTTACTTTACTTTTTGTATTGTTTAAGCTGAACAATTGATGATTCACATCATCTAATTGTACTCGATATATAAAATTTAGAGATTTTGTATTTTTATATAATTCTATCCAACTTTCACAATCTTTAATAAATTGAACATCTCCAATAGATTTAAATCTATTTATCATAGTGTCAATTATTGTACTCGTTAATACTGGGTAAAATTTACTGTTTTTTATATATTTAATTATTCCTCTTCGACATATTTCTATTGAAGAATTAACAGGGTCAAAATAATTATATAAAATATTTCCTATAAAACTTGAATAAACTGGATTAACTTCTATTAATTCAATCCCTCTTTCTAAACAATATTTATTTATTAAATTATATTGATAAGTTCTGTTCCAAACGTTTTTGGTTAATCTATTAACTTCTTTTGATTTATCATTTATATTTTGTTGTTTGAAATTTAATTCTTCTATTACAAAATGGGATACTTTATAATGTTTTGCTTTATTAAATAATATTTTATAAATTATGCTTATCTCATATTTTCTCTTATTGTTTAAATATTTTGATAATTTATCATCACTATTCTTATTAGATTTTATATTTAATTTACTTAAATCAAAACAAAATTTATCAATTATTTTAAAATTATCTTCATATATTTTATCTAATATACAACATCCTATATAATTTGGATTTAAATCAATTGATATGTATCGATTAGGTAATTTATTTTGTAACATTCTTTCTCTTTGTTCATTATAAAAACTAATAAGTATATCTTTTCTTATTTGTTTATCTTTTATTCCTTTTACTTTTTTATTATATTCTAATTGTTTAAAATCATAACCATTTAATTTTTGATTATCTATTGTTAAATATATAAATTTATTTGTTAATCGAACTGATATTGGTAATATTTTATTGTCTTTTATTTCTTGTAATCTATTTAAATATTTTTTGTAATTATTTGATACTTTATATTTTAACTCTATTTTTATTTTATTGGTTTGTTTATAAATAATTAAATTATTATCAAAATCAAAATTAAAATATCTATTACTATTTTTATCATCTTTACTTCCAATATAATTAATAGATAATAATCTATTATTTTTATATGTTTCTTTATGTTTTAATATATCATTGTTATTCGATAATTTATTATTTGATAAATAACTTATTTGTTGTAATATAGTTTTATTTCCAAATACAATATCTTTGGATAATAATTTGTTAAAATAACTTAACTTTTTATTTAATTTAAATATTTTTCTTGTATTTTTAATAGATTTTATATTATCTTGTAATAATTTTATATCTTTTTCTATTGAGATTATTTTTGATTCTAATTTATCCTTTTGAGTTTTAACTTGATTAATTTTAGTTTGAACATCAATTATTAAACAATTAAATTCATAAACAGATAAATTATATTTTTCCATTAATAATTTATTAAACATTTTATCGTCCAAAATAAAATGTTTATATAATTTTCTAAAAGCAAAAGAGTAATTCTTTTGTTTTTCAATTATATAATCGGGATTTGAATTAGAAATAATATTTAATTTAATCGTAATCAATTTGTTTCTTGTAAATCTTTTTTAATTTTATTTAATTTTCTTCTATTTGAATAAGATTTCATACTAAAATAATGTATGATATATATTAAATCATCAGTTAATTCTTGTTCATATGTTTTATTTGATAATGAATCATTAATAACAATTATTTTAGTACCGAAATATTTAAAAATATTTTCTAATAGTTCAAATCCAAATCTAACTAATCTATCTTTATTTTCAATGATAAGTAATTCAATTTCACCTTTAATAATAAGTTCGATTAGTTTATTAAAATCTTGTCTATCAAAATTCATTCCACTTTTAATATCTTCGAATTGATAATTTAAATTAATTCCTTTTGATATACAATAATTATATATTCTTTGAGATTGTTCTTTTAAATCATCATTTCTTTTATTACTAATTCTGGAATAAGATACATTTAATTTATTCTTTTTTTCTTTTTTAATACCAATTAGTTTATAAACATCTTAATCATTATAATTGTAATGATATTTATTAATTTTAATATATTTAATTTTACCTTCAATAATATAATTGTGTAATGTTTGTTGTGTAATATTTAAAATTTTTTTAACTTCCCTTGATTTCATTCTTTTTATATAAATACTAATATGAAAAAGTTGAAGTATTAAAATTATTAAATTTTTTTTAATTATTTTTATTTGTTTTTAATTTATTTTATATTACAGAATATTTTAATATAATCCATTGTTTTTTAATATAAATACATTTTAACATTTATTAACACAAATTAATTTTGATTTTGAAAATATTTAGTTTATCTTTGTACTATAATTATTAGTAGTTAAAATATGAATAATCAAGAATTAGAAAATATAAAACAAAAATTATCAATAGAAGTTGAAAATCTCATAGCTTTAAAGAAAAAATTATATTCAGATATTGATATATCTGAACCAATGTGTAAAGAAGAAAAGGAATTAAATAATAAAATTTCAATTATTTGGTCTCAAATATTCAATATAATAAAAGAAAAAAAATTAAATAACAAATAAAATGAAAACAAAAAAAATAATTCAACGAAATTTGCCTATAAATGAAAAATATATATTACTATCAGTAACTCATAATGAAGATTGTATGTGTTGTTCAAATTGCAATAAACCAATAACAAACATTGCAACTATTCAAAATGAAAAAAAAGAAATTATGTTTGTTGGATTAGATTGTGCTGAAACATTAACTTCGATTGTACAATCAGAAAACTTTGAAATGACCAAATACCAATTTAAAAAAGTTTTAAAGTTTTTATCTTATGCTAAAGATGGAATAGTTAAAAATTATAATAATTTTAATTTGTGTGCAACTAAAAATGATAAAAATGTGGAGTGTTATGTATATGAAGTTAAAAAATATGCTCCTAACTTTATAATACCAGAACCAATAAACTAAATTTAACATTTATTAACAATATTTTATTTGTATTTTGTTAATAAATGTTTTATCTTTGTGATATAAATATTTAAAACTTAAAATAATGGGACGATTATTAAAACTAAATGAAAGTGTTATTTTTGATTTCTACAATCAAAAAAAAGAAAGTGATTTAACAGAGCATGAGGTATATTTATTAGAAAAATTAAAATTGTTATATCCTATTATAGCAATATTAATTGATAATGGTATTATAAATTTTAAATATAGTGAATCAAACTGTATATTTAAATATGATAATACTTATGCAAGTATTACTATTCCAGGAAATGCTGGATTTAATACATATAAAGTTGATATTGACATCAAAAAAAATATTATTGAATCAAGTATGCGTGACGATAAATTAAATTATAAAAATGCAAAAAAGTACTTAAAAAGTATAAAAGAAAAACTGTATTTATAATATAAATTTTAATATTTATTAACAATTAAAAAAAATATGAAAAACTGGTTTAAATACTTCGTTATTATCATGATAGTTATAATAATATTTTATGCTATTATATAGTTTAAAAAACCTACTTTAAATTAAGTAGGTTTTTATTTATATATCGTATTTAACAATAAAATTCATTGGAATATTTTGAATACGTTCAATAGGATTATTAATTTTACCAACTAATATTAAATTATCTTCATTATCATATAGTCCAATTGAAGTTATGTAATTAGGAATAGTATAATTTGCTTTATTTACTTGATAAAAGTATTGACTATTTTTTTGTAAAGCTGATTTATTTAATGTATAATTATAATCATTTGTATCTATTTTACAAATATATTCATTTTCCGATATAACTTTTGTATTTTTAAAAATCAGATTATTATTTGTATTAGAAATTATATTATAAGCTGTATCTGATTTTGTTATACTTATAATTCCATTTTCATAAAATACATTTCCATAATAATAATCATCTAACCATTCCCAAATATATTTAACTTTTCTATAATATGTTAAATCTATTGTAGTTGATAACAATAATATTTCATCTATTATACAATCAAAATAATCAGTTCCATTTGATGGGGTTGATAATTCAACAATCATATCATTATAAAACATATTATCTCCTATGTTTAATACCATTGAGTTTGATAAACTTTGTGCTAATGATAAATAATGTAAATAAAATGTATCATTTTTGCGTTCTATAACAATTGTAGAATTTGTTGTATTATTATATGATATAGATAAATCGATATAATTTATTGTTTCATTATTTTGATATAATAATCTAATAGTACTTAAATCTGATAAAAATAAAAGTTCAAAAAATTTATTATTTCCATTGTAACGTTTAAATAGAGATATTGTTCCATTGGTATTATTTATTTCTTTAAAATTAAGAATAATAGTAAAATCACTTTTAAATGTATCTTTTAGTATATTATTATCATTTAATGTGATTATATTATTCTCATAAAGAGATAAAAGAGTTTTATAATTATCAGTATTAATTGTTATATTATTGAATATTGAATTATTATTAAAACCACTTACATCAGTAATATAATTTTCTTCTATTTTAATTCCTAAATCATATACAATTGTTTTTTCTATACCGTTTGTACGATTAGATATAAATTTTTTTAAATCTGAAAAATTATAATGTACTTTTGTATATTTACGTAATTCTTGAAGGAATACTTCAAAATCATCAAAATTAATAGAATTAAATATATTCTTATTAACAATATTACCATAACCGTCATCAGTTAATAATATATTATTTAATATTGTTAATGTAACAGAGTGTTCTTTTATTTTATTAATAAAATAATCATTATTAATTTTAATAAAGTAAGCATATAAATCTATGTTTCTTTTTTGGTATTTACTAATATATTCTAACTTATTAATTTTATTTGTATTATAATTTTTATAAAAATTACTATATAACCAGTGATAATTTGTATATTTTTGATTATGAGAATTAGATTTTGGATATGAATTAGTATATTCACATAAATTCATATCCAAATCAATTAAATTATATTGTTTATTTACTTCAAACTCATATATATTAATATGTTCGTTATTTATATTTTTAAATACCATTGTATTAAAATGTTAATTTAACTCTTATAAGTGCTTCTCTTTCGTATGTTTTAAGAATAGGTTGGCTAACTCTTGCAACAGCCAATAATTCATTACCTTCGTTATATAAACCTATTGTTGTAATATATGTAAATGGATTATCCACCATTTCAGTATATAATAAATCTCCTTGTTCATTTTGAACAAATGTTGGGTTATTTGAGTGATTAAAGTTAGTATGATTTACTCTTATAAAATATATAATACTTGAAGTATATTGTTCACTAATCATAATAAAACTTTGCATCATATCAATAAATAATGTATTAGGATTTACATCTGCATAACCATCACTATCTCCATCACATGTAAAACCACTACAATTTACATTTAATCCACAATTACTAAATATAGAACTTCCAAATAATGTTTCAATTGTATCAGCATTAAGTATAATTAGTCCTTTGTCAATATACATTTTACCGATAACAGTTGGAGTTGCATGTTCAGTTCCATCAGAATTTGCTCTAATTATATTGTATATTGTTGTTTTTCTATTAACAATACTAATATCGTCAATCATATATAAATCAGTACCATAATCGTTTAAATGTAAAAAAACAGAACCTGATTTTACTCTATCATGTAATCGTTCTTTTCGAACACTCAATGCATATATTCTATCATATTCAGTACTATCAAAAATAATTTTATCATTTTCATTTTGGTCTATTGTGTTTTTTATATTATGATAAATAGCTTTTGAAGGAGTCATATCGTCATCAAATGAAGCATCTATAAGAGGAGTTGCACAACCATAATAATTTCCAAATGATACACTAAATTGTATTTCTGCCTCATCATCTGTTAATGGGTCGGTATTATAAACATTTACAAAATAATCTCTATTTGTTTTTGTTGAATAATAATAAAAGTTAGTTAATTCTGTTTCGTTATTTGACCAGGTTGCAATAGAAACACTTTCTTTACTATTAAATATTGCATCTTCATCATTTGTAAAATTAAATGATGTATATAAATTGCTTGTTACTGCCATAATTATATGTTTTTATTTACTGTTAATACTATTTCTATTTGTCCACCTGTTTCATTTCCTTGAATTAGAATACTTGTTGTACCTGCATCCGTTAAACTTCTACCAACGAGTTCAAATTGTTGTCCTGTTACTGTTACACTTTCACCAGAAACATTTGATGTACTATAATATGTTGTAGTTTGTCCTGATACGTATGGTTTTAATTCAGCTATACTTGAATCTATTATTGTTGCAGTATATCCGTATGTTTCATTTGCATTACTATAATTTACAACTGTAGGAGTTATTATATAACGTTGTCCTGCATTTAATGTTAATGATGTTTGTCCTACTGATAAAATAGGTATTCTTGTAGTACCAATTGGCAATGTTATAAGTTTATTTCTCATTACATTATTTTCATTTGAATTTGGTTCTAATACAGGACTATTTTCTATTAAAAATCCTTTTAAATCATCTGTTGTATCTGGATTCCATAAATTATAATCTATTCCATCATCAGCTAATGCAAATTTTGTAATATTAAATTTACCGTTGTTTTTTGCCAATAATTCTCTTCCTTTTTGAGTTAAAATAGCTTCTATTTCTATTATTTCATTGTTTAAATATGCCATATTTTTTTTATTTATTATTATTTTTATCTAATATTTGTATTTTCATTTGTAGGAATTATCATTGTTATTTCTACTAATCTATTACCTCTTCTTGTTATATTTATTGTATTGTAATTATTTATATCTACAATACTAAATATTGTATTATAAATTACAGGCATTATATTTTGTGTATAATTATAATTTCTTGGTCTATATACAATTGTATTATTTAATTTATAATATTGATAATCATTTGGATAAACTAAAGAAACATATAATTGTATGTTATATAGTGTATAATCCATAATAATATTATTTGATATTATATTCTCTAAATTAAAATAATAATAATTATTTTTTAGTGTTGGTTTACTATTCAAATATGTTATTTTATTTCTATGAATTAAACTATTTTCTATGGTAACTCCTAATATATCAGTACTTCTTAATGGTATAAGTTGTTTTAAATGATAAAAAATACTTTTATTATATTGTTTTATCATTTTGAAATATTTCCATATTTCATATTTCTTACTATATTGCTGTTCATAAAAAGTTACTAATTTATCAATATATTTATAATTATCACTATACTCATCTATATAATTACCTAAATATTCATCTATATTATTATTTCCAAAAAAATCATAAATATCTTCATTTACTTCATTTATAGGTGAAAAATAAATTCCAAGTTTATTATTTTGGGATGTTTTATATTGTATTCTATTTGAATAATCAGTTTGTAATTCAGTTATATTATTTATATCCGTATTATCCAATTCATAATCTATTAAAAATGAATTATTATATGAATTATTAAACGACCCAGAAAATATACCATTATCTTGTTTATTTATATACATACAAGAAAAATCATCATTATTATCAAAATATATTTTTCGATTCATAACATGATTATTACTTATATTAGGCACTATATGATAATACTTTTCAACATATTGTAAATAATTATTATTATCACTAAAATTATCAAAAGTAATAGTATATGTATTATCACGAGTTAAATTTTGATTATCCAATGTTGTTATAATTGAATGATTGTATGTATTTAAATCAGTTCCAAGAGGAACTCTAACTATTAAATTATCATATAAATTATTAAAATCACATGTGCTAATTGTTGTAGGTGCTAAATTATGATATATTACATTATCATACCCAACAAAATAATTCCAAAATCTTATCTCTTGTAAATATCCAGTAAAATCACTTCCTATTTCAAACGTAAAAGAACTATTTAATATATCTATTATTGAATTTTGCCCTGTAAAAATTAATGTTTTAGAATGACGATTATATGGTTTTCCATATTTATTATTAACTAATGCTAAAGAATATACAATTTTTTCTATATAATTAAATGAATGTATTCCTTGTGTATTATTTGATAATACACTATTATAACCTATACAAACAGTCCACCATTCATTATTATATATATCTGTATTATTTATTTCATGTACAATTGTTCCTATTGTTAATAATAAACTTTTATCGGAATAACGAGTTGATATTATGATGTCGTTTAATGTATCATTTAAAATTATATTATCATCTGAATTACTTATTTTAAATCTAATTTCAAATCCTCTAAATGTATCAATATCCTCAATTATTATTGTAGCAGTTGGTTCAGTTGATTTATCTAAACAAGCTGTAAATTTATCATAATCAAAATAGTTATTTGTATAGTAAGGATGTTTTCCTCCATATTCTTGAATTAACAATGAAGTACTTGGTATTCCATAAATATTTAATAGTGAACGTATACTTTCTTTTGTTCCTTTTGTTTTATATAGATAAATAACATTATCCATCAATCTCTTCCATACTTCCAAATCTATTTGTTTTTTTGATACAGTTTCTGTAGAAGCATAAACTTGATTTGGATCATTGTGTTCTTCTTTATATAAATAATCTTCTAAATTTGTATTTTCAAAATTACTTATAGGTTTCCAACTCATATCACCTAAAACATAATAAATTAAATCTTTACTTAATCCTTTATTAATATCACTATCAGTAATTTTAATATCCTCTAAGTGATTTATATATAACCATAATATATCAAAATGTTGTGCTGTTAAATTTATAAATTTCAAATATTGAACATTGTATACATCAGTATAAATATAATTAGGAATTAGTTTTATTAGTAAATTATAATTTATTTTATCATAATATTTAGCTTGTTCATTACGTTCTGTAAACCAAGCAATAACATCTAAATCTGATAATGGTAAAACATTATTATTTCCATCTTTTGGATATGTATATATTCCATTATTTTCATAATATAAAAAATGTTCGTATATATCAAATGATTGTTTTATTCCTTCTATTATATTTGTATATTTTAATATATCCGGGCTTGTAATAGGTAATAAACTAATTTTATATTGATAATTTTCTATTAATTGTAATTTATATTTAAAATTATTTAAACGTTCTAATATGGAACTAAAAAATACAAAATTACTAAAATCAGTAAAATCTATATTTAATTGTATTCCTTTTAAAGATTCATTGAAAAAATCTGTTTTTAGTATATCATTATTATTTATAATATCATCATAATTTTTATACTCACTTTGAACAGTCTTTTCATTTACATCTATATCAAAATTAGGTTTATTTAAACAATTTATCGTTAATTCATTATTTAATGGAATGAGTTTAACTGGATATATTGTATCACTGTATAATTTTTCATATACAATAACTTCATCATTTTCTTTTATATTATCACTTAATTCCTCTCTTAATTTTAAAATAACACTATTATCAGGAGTTTTATACCAATTTAAAATTTGATATTTTTCTAAATTTTTAAATTGAATATATACATATTTTAATTTATTATCATCTGTTTTTAAATATGATAAAGGATAACTTGAAAATAATGTATTATATTGTAATAATATAGTATTATATGATACTGAACGAAAATTTATAGAAGGTAATTTTAATTCAATCTCTGTTCTACTTGTAGAAATAGTGTATACAAACAATTTTAATCCATTATACGAACCTACTAAATTATTTATAAATTCAATATTTGTATCAAAATCTCCATATTTAATATTATTATATAAATCTTTAATATTTATAAAAAGATTGTTATTAATAAAATCAAAATTGGTATATTCGTAAATAGATTTTATTATCTCTTCTTTTGTTTTTATTTGTATATTTAATTTCATTATTAATATTATGTACTTTTAAATAAATACATTTATTAAAATGTTTATAAAACAAAAGAGTTCCTAATTGGAACTCTTAATTTTAATATTTATACATTCGGATTTGTTGGAATCATCCAATGTGTAACACTGTCTGTATAATCTGTGTGATATTCATCTGCATTTTCAGACAAAATAAATCTATTATTTTTACCATTATAATTCTTGTAGAATATAACCCTTATAAAGTAACCGAAAATATCATTTCCTTCTTTTTCATCGTACCAAATAATACAATTAGTATTATCTTTAGGTAATTCATCTTTTATATTAATCCATTTCATATTTAATTGTTTATTATCATTATACTTTTGTATATATAGGAATACGTGGTTTAATTTTTGGTTTATTGGTTAGTTTTGCTATTTTATCCAAGACAATATCTAATTCATTTATATGCATACATTCATCACTCATCCATCCTTTATATCTACAATCCGCAATTGAATCTATTAAATCTTCTTTTTTCAATTTTAATTTTTTCAATTTTAATTTTTTTAATTGTTTATTTTTTTGAATTTTCTCTTCAGTTTTCATATTTAATTGTTTTATATTATTAAAATTAATTTATTTCTTTTATATATCACCATAATCCCATCCTTCTGGAGTATGATTTTCATAAAAATGATTATATCCTTCTTCAGTGTCAGCATAAACTTCATCTTCAAAATCTCCCTATACTTTTCCATAAATAGGATGAACCGCTTCAAAATAATTTACCTATTGATAATAATCCTCCTGAACTATTCCTGTAATTGTCCATCCATCGGAGTGTGTTTTGGTATATATTGTTTTATAATCAATATTATCACCATCACTTGTTATTTCATATATATCTAATGTTAATGCTAATCCATACCCAATTTCGAATTTTTTTTGTTATCATAATTGTTTGTTTTTTAAATTATAATCCTATTTGTTTTAATGATGTTTTTGTCAATACTAATTTATTAAAAAAATGTTCTTTAATTGCAAAATTTTCAATTGTATCATAATATTCTATTTTTTCTTTTAATGATTTTATATCCCACATTTTGTCTTTAAATAATATATTGGATTTGGCTTCCTTATATTGTTCACATTGAGTATTAGTTTCAAATTTAGTATCAAGGTTACTTATAGAATACATTATCCAAGTATCGTATATTTCTGGTTCGTCTAATACATTCCCATTTTCATCACAAGGTACAAACATACTTAATGTTGGTTTTTGAGATATAAAGTTTACATAATTAACTATAATATCAAATGGAAATTCAATTCCTAATTGATTATAATTTTGATGTATAAAGTTTATAAACTCTGTCGTGCTAATTAAATGTGTTATCATATTATTTTTTTCTTTTTAGTTATTATTATAAACAGGTAAATAAGTCCAAATAATTTCATCAATAGAACTTTCTTTGGTTATTTCATTCATAAATTTATAATTTGCATTAAAATATCCTATTTCATGTTCCGATGTTATTATACGTTTGTTAATTTCAGGAAATTCATTTTTTTCTGTATTATACCATTTAACATTGATTTCATTTGGAATATTATCCATTGCTTTTTCTATTGCCTCATTAAAACTACATCCTCCATCATAATATTTAACTAAAAAACTTATGGTTCCATCTAAATTTAATTCAGCATTAAATATATTATCGAACTCAAAATTTTCTTTATATAATACTCTATAAAGTTTATTATTTGTCGATACATATTCTTTATAAAAATTATCAGATAATTGTTCCTGATATGAAAAATCATTATGTATTTCAATATTATTTTTCAATAATATATCTTTGCAAGTTTCTTCTAAATTATCATTAATTAAAACTACCTCTTGCAATTTTCCTTTATATGTTACTGTTTCACTCATAAATTTGGTTTATTAATATTTAAAATTGAAAATGTATCGACACATATTTTTTCAAAATAATGCATATTTCCATTAGGTAACTCATCAGAATATCCATTATCAATTAATTCGACTTTATCTGAACATTCTTGTTTTGTTGATTCGAATACTAAATTACCAAATTCTTCAAATGCATTGTATAATTTAGGATAAGTCGAATAAGGAACTCCGTGTTCTCCTATATGTTTATCTAATAGTTCTTATATTTTTTCTTTCCAATTGTTTTCCATTTTTTATTTGTATTTGTTATTTTAAATTCTATTTAATATTTTAATCACTTTATCAGAACATTGTTTTGTTAAGCCATATCCTTCAATATTATCAGTATGATTATAATTATTTGATGTTTGAACAAAATTATTAAATTGATGTTCTAACATATCTGTATCATCATCTATAATACAATAATTTATATATTTATTATTATCTAACCAATCTTGTATTTCATAACCACGTTTAGTACTTGGATATATTGATTTTGTTCTATCAATAATTTCACCTGGTAAATTTCTATATAACCATAAATCTTTAATCCAATTTAATCCACTTAATCTCCAACTTGAACTGATGACTATTTTAGCATTGGTCTTATCAATTATATATTTTAAATTATCAGTAAAATTAGAATGAAATATACTTCCAAATTTATCGTGTCCTTGTGATATTAAATTTAATACGCCATCAATATCTAAAAATATAACTTTATTCATAGCAAAAATATATTTTTAATTTTTCAAATTCCTTATTTAATTGATTTATTGTAGGTAATACAGTTATATCTTTAAATTTATCAACTACTTTATTTAATAATTCCAATGCTTCTTCTTTTGAATCACATATTGTCCAACTACCAAAATCACCATCATCAATTGTACCAAACCAAATACGAACAATGTGATTATTATCCTGATATAAATAATACATACATATATCCAACAGTCCTGTATTATAATCACAAAACTCTAATAATCCTGTATGTACCATTTTATTATACTGATGTTCTCCTGTTTGAGTTAATTCACACAGTTTATTTATTTCATTAAATAAATTATATCTTGTCATTGTATTTTATTTTTAATTGTTATACCACAAAGATAATATAAATAAAGTAAAAATACAAATTAATTAGTGTTAATAAATGTTAAAATGTATTTATTTTAAAAATTAGTATGAATACATTAAATATATCAAAATTATTAACAAAAGAAAAATTTTATAGTTATTTTCCAGAAAATAAAAATAATAAATATACAACGATAATAAATATTGAGTGGGAATATTATGAAAATATAATTAATATAATTAAAAACATAGGGACATCAAATATAATAGAAATAGGTTCCACAACTAATATATATGAAGATAGTTATAGTATGTATTATACTATTAATAAAGATAAACGTTTAAATTATATTCCTAAAATTAGACATGATTTAAAAGTATTACCTTATCCAATAAAAAATAAACAATATGAAGCATTGGTATCAGTACAAACATATCAACACATAAAAAATATATCTCCTGAAAATATAATTAAAGAATTAAGTAGAATATCAAATCATATTATACTTGTTATACCATTGTATTATGCAAATAAATATAAAAATATAGATAATCCTCAATTTACAAAATGTAAATATTCTGATAATGTTATTTTATATTGGAATTTAAATAATAAACCAATCAAAAAGAATATTGTTAATAATGAAAGTGAAATTGAATATACACACAAAGGAAATACTTCCAAAATAAAAATAATAAATGATAAGGTATATAAAACTGTTAATTATAAAACATATACTAATGAACTAATTAAACGAGAAATATATTGGCTTAAAAAATTAGAATCTTACAATATAAGTCCTCGTTTTATTAAACAAGATGGAAATACAATTATTATGAGTTATTGTGGTGAAACAGTAAAAAAAGAACAATTAACAAATGAATTATATATTCAATTATTAGATATATTAAAAATATTAAATCAAAACAAATGTTATTATACTGATTTTAAATTAGAAAATTTTACAATTAAAAATGATAAACTATATATTATTGACTTTGGATGGTGTTCAGAAATAATTGAAGATTATTCATGTGGTAAAAATGTAAAATCACAGCTTTATTTAAAGCCTACAACAAGTTATGAAATATTTAATACTACAATAACACAAACCATAAATACCCCTTTAAATCAAACGAAACAAATCAATAATGAGGAGTTAATGACTATTGGACTTGTTTATAGTGGTAGAATAAATAATTTTTTTGATATATGGATGAATTCTTTAATAGAAGATATTATTATACTAAATAATAAACCAGAACTTATTATTATTGATAATAGTGAAAATGGAATAATAGTAAATGAAAAATATTATGATAGTTTTAATAATATAGAAATAATACAAGGACAAAAACCCATAAAATATAAAAATCAAATAGAACAAAAAAATAAAGTAAGTGAATTATTAACTGATTCGTATAACACTATATTAAACAAAGCAAATGGAAATATAATACACTTTAGGGAAGACGATTTAACTTCTTACAATAAATCATTTCAAAAATTATATAACGAAATAATAAAAAAAGAAAATAATGTTATTGCTGTTAGTTCTGTATATTTAAATAGAAAACAACATGAAAGAATAAAAAAAGAACAATCACTTAAACATAAAATATCAAAAAAATACGATGATATTATTAATATAAGTTATACAGGTACAGGATATATTATGATTTGGAAAAATAAATGTCCATTATATACCTCAAAAATAGATAACATTAAAACACACGATTGGTGTTGGTGTCATATTGTTAAAGAAGAAGGTAAAACAATCAAAATGAATACAACATCAACACCTAAACATTGGTTAAATGAAAAAGATTATTTAGTTTATCAAAATGAGGATATAAATTCAACTTTAACATTTACTAAAATCTAAATCCATATATATTCTTTTATAAGTCCACATTTTAGACACGATTTTATCTTTTTGTCACCTAAATCATAAGGATATGTATCTCTTAAGGAAAAAATAGTATATTTACTCCATTTATGAAAAATACATCTTTTATTATTTAATCTTAACGTTATATATTTTAAAGAATTACCGTGCAATGCATTTATATTTGTCCACATAATTAAATTATTTCGTATGATAATTCTGTTAGTATTTTTCCTAATAAATTTTTACCCCATTTCGAAATATTACTCATTGCATCTTTTTCAATGAAACCAATACCCCAAATAGTATCATAAGGAGATGCTTCAACAAACCGATACTCTTTATATTTTAATAATTCACTTTTTAAAAAAACACTTTGAGTAAATTTATGATACAATCCTTTTTTAACTATATCATATCTAACAGAGTCCCAAACGTTTACATTGAAATTTCTTACTTTTCTACCTAATTGTTTTTGTTTTTTAGGTTCTGTTTCATTTAATATTTTATCAGCTATTTCAGTATCATTAAATAATACTGCCTTTTGATACATCATATATTGTTCTCCACAATTATATGCAATATCATCAACTATAAATCCACTTAAAAACCAATTACTAAATGGACCCTCCCAGAAAAATTTATATTTATTCATTCGTTAATTTTAAATAAAAATTTAATAACTCTTTTAATTCATTTTTTATATTTTCTAAATCAGAAGAAAATAAATTCCACTTGCCTGTTTTAGGGATATTATCCCCCAAAATAGTTTCAAAATTATCATCAGTAAAATTTGTAAATATAGAAAATAGATAAGTATTTATTTTATGAATACTTATATTGCAATCTATTTTGTTATTTAAATTTAAAATAAATTGAGTATATGTTTCATTATCGTGAACTAATTTACATTTATAATCATTTAATAAAATGTTACAAATTTGTTTATAAAACTCAGTATTTTCTTTTTTTGTTAATTTTTTCATTATATTTCATTTAATATGTTTAAAATACTTTCTTTATCTACTTCAGTTAATACTCCGATATATGCATGTTTAACCATTTTAACCTTTACCATTTCCACTGTATGATTTAATAGTTGTTCTGCATACCATTTATTATAATCATTAATTAAATCCATTAGAGATGGATTATATACATTATAATAATTCGAAAGTTCCTCTATTTTACTATTTAACTTTTCTTTGTTTGGTAACATAATTTAATTTTAATTGATTATTAATATAAAACAATAATAATTCAGAAAGTTTATCAACTCTTCTTTATCTTTATACGGCTAAGTATGATATTATCTCCATTGAATTACCGTTATTATTGTTTATAATATTTTAACTCTATTTATTTTATTTGTTTTTGAAATTGAATATGATATATTAATATTATCTCCTACTTTTATTTTGGGTACAATTTCAGATTTTTGTTTAATTGCTACATTAGGTGTATCCCCTCCATCAAACACATTCAATCCTTTTGCACTTATTATATTTGTTTCAATTAATTCAAACCAATCATTTAACGGAATATCTTTAAAAAATAACCATCCTGTTGTAACTGATAAAAGAACAGTCGGAGAATAAAATTTAATCATGTTATTTGTTTCCAAATCAATTGCATCAATAAATAATGCAATCGGTTCATAATGTGTTGCAGTTCTTGCTGTTTTTGTAGCATAATTATGGTAATCTGATGGATGTATAACCCCTTCAACTTGTTTAACACTAATTATTTGGATTTTAGTTTTCATCTTATTAGTTTTTAAATTTATACAACAAAGATAATATAAATAAAGTAAAAATACAAATTAATTCATGTTAATAAATGTTAAATTTAAAGTTTTAAATTGAATCTTGGGAAAATAACAAATATTACCATTATATATTTTATAAAATATTATTATCCAATATTTTTATATTATTCAAATTAAACATTATAATCTCTTCTCCTCTATACGAATGATTAATTATTTTACCATCTGTATCAGAGTTAATAGTTAATTTCACTTTAATAACTATTGATTTATCATCTAAAGCTCCATCAACATCCTCTGCATATTCTTTTGCTGTACTCAAATCACGTGTAAAATAAACACCTTTTTCATTACCTACTGCACCTTTTGGATGTGACGTTTTAAAATTATCAAATTTATATCTTGTTCCATGATATGCAATAATTTCATCACCTTTAATGTTTTGTTGTTCATTCAAATATTTATGAATGGTATCGGTTATAAATTTTTGTAGATTCATATTTTTTATATATAAATACTTAAAATTTATTTTTTATTATATAACCATTAGCACCAATATTGAACAATTATATAGTTTATGGGTTTAATATTCAACCCAATTTTCAAAACTATTTATAAACATAGTTAAATCAAAATTTGTTAAATATAATTGTTTATCCTTATAATAAGTTGAATTACAAAAAGTTATTAAATCATTTGTTAATTTAATTCCTTGTTCAACATCTATTTTTTGTGATAAATTTAAAGTATGATTATTAAATTTTTCGGTTAATTCTTCTCTAAGGTTCGATATTAAACTTTCATAATGTTTTAGTTGTTTATTATTTGACACATCAATATATTTAATTGTATTAATTAATTCTTTATTGCATTGTTTAAAATTAAATGTGTGATTAATTAAATTATACGTATAAATGTATCCTCTAATAATATGTTTTAATCTTTTTTCTTTATTATATGTATCATTATATTTAAAATAGTGTTTAATATCTCTGCGAGCAAAACCTAAATAACTTCTTATAATAGTATATGTTTTAAATGTATCTTTATATTTATTAATCCATTCTAAGGAAGTATTATTAAATTCATCTGATTGGATACATTCAAAATTTATGGTACTGTCTCCACTAATACAATTTTTAATAAAATTATGAATTGAAGTGAAATTATAATCAATATTATTATCCTTATATTGAAGTTGTTGTTGAGTTTGAATAGGACTTAATAATTCATTCTCTGAAGTAGCATATATATAAAGATAATCAGTATCAGATTTATCATTGTTTGTTCCATACATGTATGAACCTATTTTTATTTTGTATAATGTAGCATTTATTAGGTTATCGAATAACTGTTTATCGGTAAAATGTATGTTCATATTATTAGTATATTTCTTTTTTCATATCTATTATTTCATCATGGCAATATAAATAATTATTTTTGCTTATATATGTACCATAATTATTAATTATAGATATATATTGTTTTAAATAATCATTTAAATAATCAATATCTGTATTATTTATATTTTTTCTATAAATAAAATTATATAGTTTAGGATGATGTATTATTAAATCTTGCTTTGAATATATTTCTATGTTATCTTGAATTAATGATATATTTTGACCTAAATAAAAAGATATAATTTTCCAAATATCAATATCAGAAGTATTCTTTTGATTAAAACTTATAATATTATTAAACCTAATTTTATTTAAAGCATTTAATTTTAAATTAAAATCATGACAACCATTTAATATAGGTTTAATAATATTTCTATAATTAGTTCTACTTAATAAACATAAAACTGTTCTAACTGTTTTATAAATAGCCAACAGTTTATTTCTTTTAACTAATCCTTTTATTGGTAATTCATATATTTGTTTATGATTATTATAAGTTGTATAAAACGCATTATTTAATGAATCAATCCAACTTTTAGGATAAATCGTATCGGATATATAACCATTGTTTATAATAATAATATTAGTATTCCAATTTAAATTATATTTTAATTCCAATTGTTTTAAAAATAATTTCCGTTGCTCTTGTGTATTAGGAAATACATTTGAAGGTAATTCAATTAAAACTTTATCAATTGAATCAGAAGAACCGTAATAATAATATTTATAAGGTATAATCATTTTATTTAATTTTTAAATTGTATTACAAAGATAAACTATTTATTTTCAAAATACAAATACAATATTGTTAATAAATGTTAAAATAAAAACCCACAAATAATTGTAGGTTTTAAATATAATTTATACATTATTATTTTCTTCCATCCATTTATATTTACCTCTTTTATAGAATTTAATAATACTTGTATTATTAACAATTTTTTTATCTTCATTTATAACAAATAAAGATGCTTCATTATTATTTTCATTAAAACGTATTATTAAATATATTTTATGTTTATTTGGATTAGGTAATGTTCCAAACATACGTTCAAATTGATTAATTCCTTCTTTTTTTATACGTAATATTTTATAATCTTTTTCTAAATCAACATCACTAAAGTTTATTTTAATTTTATATTTATCACGTATTAATTCATATAATCCTTCAAAATCAGTATTTTGTGTTATTTGTGTTGTATATATCATTTCTAATATTTGTTTATTTTTTAAAATTTCATTTAAGTTTTCAATGATTGTATTTTTATTTGTTATATTATTTTTTTGTACAACATAATTACCTGATAAATTTGATATTTCTTTTAAATATTGTTTTTTTAGATATGTTGAATTTAATATATTATTTAATATTGCCTCTGATATTTCTGTTTCTTTATCAACTATATTTTGCTTTTTAGTATCATCTACACTTTCCTCTGCTCCTAAATCATCTACAATTGTCCATCCATCGATTGTTGCAATAGGTTTAATAATTTGCATCCATTTATTATATGCAGGTTTACCCTTTAATTGTAATGCTCTTGCTCCTGTATCCTCTGTTCCTACACCCTTTGGAAATGGTGTTGAATATGGATAAAAATCAACTCTTAATTCTGGGTCAAAATTATCTCTTGTAACTTTATCCATTAAATTATTTAATACAGTCATTTGACTTGTATCAGTTAATGATTGGAATTTATCAGTATAATTTTTTAATGTACTATGAAAGGTAGAAACTTCTGCATCTATTTGTCCTAAACTTCGTTCTACAGTTGATATTTCGTTAATATTCATATATATTTTTAATATAAATACAAATATATTAAAAATAAAATATAGACTAAAAAATATATTTTGAACAGTGTTTCATCATATGAATTAATTATTTTGATTGTACACTCAAAAATAAAAACCTACTTTGCTGGTATATATTAATTAGTATAATATTTTATTCAATACACAATTTGATGGAGATATACATAATCGGGGACGTTGTATTTCAGCATTAATTAAACAGTTGGTATAGTCCCATATTTTTCCAAAATCTATAAATATTATTTTATCAATATAAATATTCCATTGTTCCACTAATTCCATCGATGAATTAAATGTATTGATTTTAAAATCAAACATCACATTATTTAATGAATATTCAGCAATTTTATATAATTCATATGAAACAATTGGGTCAATAAAATCCATAAACTCAATTTCTATATCCTGCCATTTATTATTTATAAGTTTAGGTTTATTTATTTTTGAAACACTGAAATTAAGACCATTAAATTCATCAGGAAATTCAACTGAAAATAAATTATTTTGTCTTGGTTCAACTGATTTATAGTTATTATTGTTCATATATATGTTTAATTATTTTTTTTATTTCCTTATCTTCTACTCCCAAACTATTTAATATATTTGTCATATCATCACTTGAAATAAATTGAATATATTCAAATGCTTCATCAGTACTAATTTCATTTTTAAAATAGTGTTTAATGTATTGACTTGCTTCCTTATAGTATTTATTTTCTTCTGTTTCATCACCTTTAATATATTTTATAAATATTTTCTTTTTAGGAAGTAGTCCAAGATATAGTTTATAAACTTCACGTTTATCCAATACTCCTACAGTATATTGTTGAAACATATTAACTAATTCAATTAATTCAATATTATGACTAAGCATAAGATTAATCATAAACGGATTAAAATCAGCTATATCTTCTGGTTTATATTTATCCCAACTTACTTTTTGTTGAGTTAAATTACTAATATGTTCAAATAATGTAAAATGTTTTTCCTTTACTTCAGTTGTTTTTTTTGCCATATTTTATATTATGTGTTGAAAAATTTATATAACTTGTCAATATCATCTATTTGTCCATTGAAATTATATTTTATTAAATGATTATTTATTTTTTTATGACACTCAATATCAATATCATGTTTTTTGCAAAAGGAACATATGTTTTCCTTATATACCAATTTAAATGAAATTTCTAATTGTATCATTTTTGTACCCATGACGAGATTCGAACTCGGACTAAATGAACCACAATCATTCGTGCTACCATTACATCACATGGGCATTTTTAATTTAAAATTAATTCAAAATCATTCATATCATCAAATTCAACGGATTGCCAATTAGATAACATATATTTCTTAGAAGTATAATCAATTGATTCAATTGTAAGATAAATTGAAGTAACTTGATTTTTATATTTTATTTTATCACCTATGTTGAATAATGTTCCTATTTTAAATATCAATGGATTTTGTTAAACAAATTCATAATCAATATATACATTATTACTTCCATATAATGAACTATTATCTTTTAAATATAATATGTCATTATTAGTTATGGTATTATTTCCCCAATTTAATTCATTTAATAATAATTTTGCGTATTTCATAATTTAATTCCTTTTAAATAAGGTATATTACTAACAAAGTTTAACAATTCTATAAGAGTTGCATAAGAACTATTATCAACTAATACACAATATATAGTATTTTCATCTTTTAACATATATTCTAATGCATGTTTAATATACTTAAATTGTTCTTTAAATACTATTGGTTTTCCTATTGCAAACCATTGATATGTTCCATCATTATTTCGTAAAACTTGTAACAAAATAATTTGGGTATCACTTTCATATATAGCATAAAAAGAAAATCTAAAATCTGAAAATACTCCTTGATTAGTTACATTTAATTGTTCTAATGTATTAATTATCATATGTATTATTATTTAACTTATTAAAAACAACATTATTTGATATTGATATTTCTTTAATATTATCATTAACTAATAATATATAAATACAATCTTTATTATATATATAATTATCAATATGAATAATATCATTTTCGTTTAATTCACTAATAAATATTTTACGTACATTTCTATATATACGATTATAATCAAATAATGTTATTTTTTTCATTTTAAATTAAGTAATATATTTTTGATTAATTTAACATCAATTTTACTTATATGTGATACAGGAATAACTATACAACCATCAATTATATCTGTAACTAAATATTCATTTTCTCCATAAATATCTCCTTCAAATGTAGATGTTTCTGTTGAATATACTTTTGCTTTTTGTTTTATTAAATTACTATATGTAGTAACTAATATAAATCCATTTGTAGGTTCAACACCATCAAAATTAGTTGCAAAATGATATGCTACCATAAGATTTATTGTCCAACTTGTAAACTTACTATTTGTATTTCCATCTCTATGAAGAGTTGGATTTGTATGCCCATATGTTGGATTTAATGGCATTGCAGTTCCTTCTAATGCTTGATAATAATTATAATGACCTTGTGGTACTCCTCTATATAAAAGAAAATCTGTAGTACTATTAACACCTACCCAAGTTGATGGTATTGTCCAATTGCTTGTAATATCTATTTCCTTTGTTGTTTGTATTACTGTTGTAGTACTAAATTTAATTATAAAAAAAACAACTAAAACAATTAATAAAATAAAAATTGCTGGTTTTCCAAATTTTAATGTTGCACTTCCTTCCATAACTAATTTAAATTATTATATTTTAATTTTTGATTTAATAAATTATTGACATATTTATCATTTATTACCTGTTTTAATTCTTTCTTATAAATAGGAATAGAATAAACAGCAATAGTATTTTCAGTATAGTATGTGTATTTAGTACATTGACTTTTTGTTAATATAACCCATTTAATAAGTATAATACAAACAATATCATTTTCAGTTAAATTTGTATTGAGTACAGATTGCCATACTCCAGCAACAAATTCTTCAAATGGGTCAATATTAAATACTACTTCATTAGGATAATCTTTTTTAAAATAGGAACATTTTACTACTCTATTTAATGCATTGTTCCATACAATAGGTTCATTCTTCTTTACTATAAGTGGTAATGAACGAAAATAAAGTTTATTAATTCCTTCTTCATTTTTAATATCAAATCCTTGTGGGTTTGGTGTAATACCATATACAGTATTTAATAATTCATTATTTATATACTCATATTCAAAGTTTTTATCATTTAATACCGCATTTACATGTTCTTCATTTGATAAATCAATATTTTGTATAACTTCATTATCTCCATTTCCTGTTGAAGGATTTATAATAAATATAGGATTACTTTCAGGAGATGAATTTTCTTCATTATTTTTAATATTATTTTGTGTTATAATTGCAACTCCAATTATAATGATACTAAATAACATAACCAAAAATATATTTTTTAAACTAATAGTCATGATTTTTTATTTATTAAAATAATTAATAATTTATATTATCCATCTCTGGTGGCTTCATGTGAAGTTGAATAAAGATAATTTAATAATTTATTTGATAAATCAATATATTTTTCATCTTTAGGTAATAATTCTAATACAGTATCCAATGGATATCCACTATAATTTTCTCTTTTTTCAGATATTTTCATCCATTCAGGTTGTTCAATTTCTTTTTTTAATACTTTAAGTCTAATATCGTTTATATAATCCAATGTATTTTCTGTTGGTAAACCATATTGTTCTAATTCTTCTTCATCCATCCATTCATAATAATTATAGTCGTCTTCTAAAAATACATCAGCATAAAAAATATCATTGAATGTTTTATCTGAATTAAATACTTTTAACATTTCATTTACCAATTCTTCAACTGCGGTTAATGAACCATCACTATAAGTAAAAATAACTGTACTTGAATTGGTGATTAAATCGAATGAACTGTGGATTTTTAATTTAATTGTTTTCATTTTTATTAATTTTAATTTGTTATTTTGTTTAAATATTCTGTTACTGTATTATAATCCAATGATTCAATAAAATAATATAAATCATTCTCAAATTCAAATATGTTACAATTCCCTAAATTGAGATTAATTAATTCCAAGTCATTTGGAATTTGTATTTTGATTTTATATTTATGAAAATCATTTATTTCTCTAATTTTATTATTTATAATAGTATTTAATTTAATTCTATTTGGTTCAAACATTTCATTATACCATTCATTATAAATTTGATATTAGTTTCTACCACTTGAACATTCACCATTTTCTCCACAATTTGACAAATTAAATCCTTCCATTAAACAGTCTTTAATTATTGATTTTAACTCCGATGGTTTTAATATTATATCATCTTCTTGCAATAATAAATATTTTAAATTTTCCATTTTATTTAATTTTAATTTATTTCTATATCATTTGTTAATTCATTCCCCCAAATATCCCATCCTTCTATTTTTTGTCTTGCAAATAATTCAATACGAGGTAAATCACCTATTAAACGTACTATTCTATTTCTAACTTCATTTGGTTTTTCAGAATGTCTTGAACGTGGTGATAACACTATTTGTTTAACATTTTTTTCATTTCTTTTAGGTGTTCCTTTTTTAGCAAATAAACATAATTCAGCATTACCATTTGTCCAATGTCCTAAACCAGAATAAATACCTTCTCCTTTTGGATTTTGTTTTACCCAAGTAAAAGCACAAGTTGTATATTTAAATCCCCATGATTTGATAACTTCTAATGCTTCGGGTAATAATGGCATTGTAGCCCAAAGAAATAACGCACAATCTTTATCAGATATATCATTAATAGGTAATGATTTTATTTCCTCTAAATCCATTGTAGGATATGTTATTCCACCCATATTTGGGTCGTTATTCTTTTGGTCTTTATACCTCCAAGGGGGGTCAGCATAAATAATACTATATTTCTTCATCTTCAATATTTAATGTTTCGGTATCAAGTTGTTTTGTTTCATATTTTAAGAAATCAAAGTTTTTATGTTTAAATACAGTTAAACCACTATCTTCAATTCTTAATACTATTACTCATTAGGTACTTTATTTTTACAATATTTACATTGTTTATACCAATATTTTTTCTTTAAAAATTCAATAAATTGAGTTTTCCATTCATCTACATTAGTTTCTGATAATTTTTCTCCTTTTTCATCTACAACATCAAATAATTGATTTGCATATCCATAGTATAATTCAACTACTGATTTTAATCCATGTGTTTTACAATAATCTTGAACTTGTTTTGCAGAAAATTCATATACAATACCTTCTGTATTTGTATAAGTTAAACGATATATATGAACTCCGTAATGTGTACCTTCAATCCAATTTTTATCAGTAGGAGGCACATATCCATAATCATATGATTTTTGAATTTGTGCTCCATTAGGTAAAAATCCAACAATTTCATAATAAGCAGACATTCCATTTGAAATAAGAGGTAATAAATTCTTATGTACTACTTCTCTCCAATCAATATCATTATTATAATAATCATTTTCAGTTGTAAATTTGCTATTTTTAATAACTTTTCTTGAAGCATATATACCTACATTATCATAATGTTCAGTTTGAATTTTTAATCCTAATTTAATAAGAATACGTTCTATAAAAGTTAAATTTCTTTTAACTAAACATTTATTTGAAATACCTGAAGTTCCATGCCATTTATCTGAAATTTGAATTAAATCAGTTGGATTTAATTTTTGAGTATTTCTTCCTAAATGTGATGTATCAATATGAAATCAAAATTGGTTGACAAACAATTTTGATTTCAATATTTGTTTTCTTTTTTTAGTATTTTTTTTATCTGTCGTATGTTGTTTTTTAGTTTGATTAGGAATATATTTTCTACATAATTCAACTCCATTTAATTCATCAAATTCAGTTCCTTCGTTTTTCCAATTTGTCGGAAGTTTTCCTGAATCAGTAAATATATTTGTGATAGATTCAATTGGCATTATTAATCCATTACTTTCATATCCTCCTAAAGGTAATGCTTTAATTCTTCTTTTATTATATGATATATATCCTTTTATATTTGTATCAATATTATATTCTTTTTTATCATATAAATTATTATATTTACAATAATCTTCTGATAATTGTGTTTCTACTGGAATATATAACATTAATGTTCCTTCAGGATATTTATCTTTTTCAGTTATAACTAAATTACCAAAAACGTTTTTGTGGACAATTCTATCTCTTCATTCTAACGGAATATCTTTACCTACTGTAACAACAGTAAAGCAATAGTTTTTATTTTTTGGTTCTTGTATTTTCATTTTATTATAATTTATTTATATTAATAATGGATATGTATTTATAATATGATTTTAATTCTTTTTCAAGATATATTATATAATTTAATGGACTTATATCTTCACTAATACCTAATATTGTTGTTTTAATATCTCTTAATTGATGACTTTTAAAGTCATCATATTCATTTGTTTGAATATATTGAATAAAAAAATAGTTTGTTTTCATGTTTAATTTGATTTATATTTTAAATTAAATAATTTTTTTATTATTATGCAAAAGATAGAGTATAATTATATTGAATATTTATTTAGATATATTTTCTAAATTATAGCCAAATATTTAATTCTTGTTTTCTTCGTTCTAATAGTCCTTTGTGAAGATTACCTTCATTTATACAATATTGGATATATTTATCTTTTATTATTTCAACATCTTTATTTTCATTTATATACTTAACAATATCATAATTTTTAACTTTATAAACTCCAATATTAAATGCTAACATAGTACATAAATAAACATATTCTATTTTTGTATCTTTGTTTAGATACTTAGTTATTTGTTTTTTATGTTTTTCAAAATCTACTTTAAATAATGAATCAGCTTGTTTTTCTGTTAATGTTGTAAAATGTTCGCCTTTTAATATCATGTGTCCATATCCAATATACCAATAATTATTTGAATAATAAGGAGTAGATTCGTATTTTTCATAATGTTTTAAAACATCAATTGTTTTATTTATTTTGACATTTATAATAATGCTATCAATCTTTATATAAAATTTATTACTTATTGTATTATTACTTTGTATATTATAATTAAATAAAAGGGTTAAAATTAATAAAAGCATAATGGTTTATTTTTGATTGTTAATAATATTACAAAGATAATATATTTTTTAATAAAATACAAATATATTATCTTAATAAATGTTAAATAGAGTCATAATATTGTTTTGCTTGTTCGTATGATAAAAATTCTTTATCTCTAAATATTTTTCTATCATAAACAACAAAACAAGCATAATCAGTTGTTTCATTTACTTTTGTAGCACCAAAATAAAATTTAGCGGTTTCCTTTTCTTCATAAACTTCATAAACAACTGATGAATTATAAATATTATTATTTATGTATCCTACTTTTTTTATAATACTGTTTTCATTATAATTATACTCTTCTGCTATAGGATTATTCCATTCCCAATAAAAAACTTCCCAATAACCAGATAATGAATAACCTAAATTCCGATATAATGCTCTCCATTCTTCTGAATTTTTATTAAGTCCAAGTAGTATCATTTGGTTTACACAATGATTTAATCCTTTTTCTTTTATAAATTCTGTTTTTCCGGGATGTTCTTCCCATCTTATAATATCATTTATTTTAACTATTTTGTGGTAGTGTTTTTCCTTTTCAAAAATCACTTTATAATTTTCAATATCAAAAAGACTTTCTCTGTCTATATATTCTACACTCATTTTATTTAATTTTAAATTATGCTACAAAGATAAAACATTTATTAACTAAATCAAAATTAATTTATGTTAATAAATGTTAAATATTTTTGATTAAATTAATCAATCATTATCAGATTTAAATGGAGTTCCCCAAATCTTGTTAAATTCTTCATCTGTTTTTAATTTTTCTAAAAACTCATCTTCATCATAAGTAGCAAAACTTTCAACAATAAAAGGTAATTTCAAATCAACTTTTTTTAACCATCTATTATCATTTACATTATCCATATAATTTCTCCATAATGGATTTTCATATTCTGTGTTTAATTTCCAATTCATGTTTTTTATTTTTAAATTATTTATTATATTCTAAATACCATTCTTTGAATGTTAAATCATTTGTTTGTGATGATATATAACCAATTTCATATGCTTGTTTCAAATCTTTTTTTGAATATTTTTTTGAATATTTTTTTGATTTATTTTTTATATTTAATTGTGTTAAAAAAGTATATATTTCCTCTAATTCAATTAATGTATAATCATCCATATATTCAGCATTTAGTTTATTATTTCTTTTTAATATACAATTCGTATCATGTTCATCTCCTTCATCATCATAATTATATTCTAATGAAATATATAATCTTTTATCATTCATTTTGCCATCAAACACAAACGATTCATTGGTTCTATTACCGTATTGTTGTAACCAATATTTGATTTTATTTATAACATAATACTTTTTTTGATTTATATACCAATCATTAAATTCATCTTCCGTTGGCATACTAATATTATTATTTTTAATAAATTCCTCAAAAGAATCTTTAAAAGTTATTGGTATTATTTGATATGCTATTTCTATATTATTTGTTTCGTTTATTTTTTTCAAATAATAAACAGTGTATCCTACTATATTTTCCATATAATTATTATTTTAAATTTATTTATATTTTAATTTGAATTAAATGATTGTATATTTCTTCCATCTCTAATAATGAATATATATCATCACTTGAATTATTTCTTTTTATGAAACAAGATATTTTATATTTTTCATTTACTTTTTCATAATCGTATATTAATGAAATGTATAATTTTTTATTATTCATATTGTTTTCAAAAATAAATCCATCTTTTATTGCTGTTCCATATTGAAGTAGATATTTTTTAATTTTACAGACATATATTCTACGTTGGCTTAGTTTATAGTCGTCTTTATCTTCTTCATATTCTAAAGTAATATCACAATCCTCTATTTTTTTATATGATTAAATTTCCAGTCTACTAAATTTTCCATTTGTTTTTATTTTAAATTATTATAATATAATTGTGTGTTATTTATTATATCACTAATTGATGGATAAAATTTATTAATAATAATATCTATATCCGATTCATTATAAATTATTTTTTCACAATCAAGAATTTTACATATCAATGTTTTAATTTTTAATTTGTTAGGATTTTTTATTTCCAATATCCAATCATCATTAAATCTTACATTTTGTACACCTAAATCATCCAAGTGATTACAAGTATATATTAATGTTTTTTCATCATAATATTGATTATTTAATGCTTTGTTAAACTCGTCAATAAATAATATTTTTGGTTTACCATAATAATGAGAGTCAAAATTAATAACTTTAAATGTATGGTTTATATCAAAGGAATGATTTAATTTTAAAACTGTATAATAAGAAGACAATTGTGTTGTTATTATATCTGCAATTAATGTTTTACCAATACCAGATTCACCGTATAATAATAAATTAGGTAAATCATTTGTTTTTTCCATAAATTGTTTTAATTTATATAAAATATTATCTTCTAATATTATATCGTTTATTGTTTTAGGTCTATATTTTTTTGTCCAAATTTCCATTTTTTACATATTTAAATTTATCATAACTAATATTTTATTTTAAATAAAGTAATTTTTAAATTAATTCTCTAATACCTTTGAAAGTTGGAAATCTCAATGATATTTTATTATTTTGGTCTAATGTTTCTTCAAAGTATGAAACAGTAATATTTTTATTTAATAGTAAAGTAGGATTATTATAGTATAATTTACGTTGTTCCAATGAAAATCCACTACCAACAGATACTTCATATCCTTTATGTTCTATAATAACATTTGTTAGAGTTTCAATAACTTCTTCTAATTTAGTTTCTTTATTTATTACTCTAAAATTACCTGTTTCTATTTTTTTAACAATATATTCATTATCAAAAAAAATTTTAACTTTAAGAATATCATTACTTCGTTTACCTTTGTATATTGTATTTTTACGAAGCATAAATCCTTCCCAATTATTATCACTTACTAATTTATTCCATTTTTCATAATCAATATACATATCAAAATCATATTGAGGTAGTACAATTATTTTATCATTATTATAATTAAGATTATTTAATTTTAATAAACGTTCACTAAATGTTTCTTTACTTGTTTGATTTTCAAAATCTATTTTATTAAGAAAATCGAATATATAATATTTTGCATTTATAATATCATGATTCTTTTTTCTTATTTGTTTCATAATACCTTGAAAATCATCTTCTCCTTTTTCATTTATAATACATATTTCTCCATCAAATACAACATTACTGATTTTATTTGAAATACAAATATCGTAAATATATTTTTTTAATGTGGTTAATGTTTCTATTTCTTTTCCTTCTCTACTAAATGAAGTAACATTATAATTTTCATCTACTATCATTTCACATCTAATACCATCTAATTTTCTACTTGCTAACCAATGTTCGGTTTTCCAATTAATACTATTTTTTAACTTATCATCCAATTTATTTGCTAATGCAACATCATACGTTGGGATTAGATTAGAAAATACTTTATTGATTGTTTTTATATCTATTCTTATTTCTAAATTTTTATCAATTATTTTATAAATAATATCTTTATAATCAATATTATTTTTAATAAGTCCATTTACAATACCAATTGCATCATGTCCTGTTTTTTGTCGTTTGGATAGAATATTTAATATAGAAAATAAATCTAAATCGGTATTAACCACAATATTATTATTCTTTATTAAATTTTCACTTGTTAGATGATAATTAATAAATGGATTGTATGTATAGAATAATATATCTTTTATTAATGTATTATTTTCATAGGATGTTAAAATGCTAAGTTTTTCATTATTTGAATTACTTGAGTTCATTTTTACTATAAATTCTTTTATTTCGTTATTCATATTTATGTATTTTTTAGTTTTATTATAATTTTTTTAACTCTTAAATTATTTTCAAAAATTTCAAGAGTTGATTTACCTTTTGTATTCATAATCAATAAATTAAATGTGTGTTTATATATAATAGTTATGCGTAATAAATTTAAACGATAACATTTTTACTTTCAAAATCTGATAAAGGATTTATAAATTCAGGTTTTACAAATAATTCTGTAATTAAATTATCATTTTCTCGTGTTAAAAACATTCGTAAATTAAATATTCGTGAATAAGAATAAATATGAAACTCATCACGCCAGGGCAAACGCGGATTTTTATTTTCGATTAAATCTTTTCCACTTGTAGTAGTCATTGAAAAAGGAATAAATCTGTTTTTTTCCTCGTCTGCATAATCAGGAAAAACAATTCCTGTAATCCATCCACATTCATATCTATCACCAAATATTTTCATTTCTATTCGTGGACAAGGCAATTGTTTAAGAAAATCATCTTTTGGCACTGCAATGTGTTTCATCCATTGCCATTTTTGATGATCTTTTTCTTCTTCCAAAATTTCTATTTTTCTATTTAATTCCTCTTTTTCAGTTTCTAATTTTTCTAAAAAACTGTTTAATGTTTCAAAATTTGTGATATTTTCCATTTTTATAAAATTAAATTATTGATAATATGATTAATACGCATAACATACGGTATAGTGTCCATGCTGTTTTTAGTGCTATTTTGATACAGTCTACTTACTTATTTACATTTGTGGTTATTGATACTTTTGAGCCGTTTAGATACGAAAAACATCACGGCACATACCGTTTTTCGTTATGCAACATGAAAAGTCATTAAATCACGGGTTTGCTTTCTCAATATATTAAGGTCGTTAATAAACTTATTATACTGTTCATCCATTTCTGTAATTTCAGTATTAATAGTTTCTTTTGTTGTTGTACCATCTTCCAACATTCTTTCAAAGTCATTCTGTACATAAGCAGCAAGCCCTTGTATTCTGTATTGCATAGCTTTTATATCATTAAATAACTTTTCTTGAAATTCACGGTGCATAACACCACCTATACCCAATTGGGCAGTTTCTTTTGTACTCAAAGTTTTCATCTTTTATTAAGTTTTATCTGTTAATTAAATTTTATGTTTCAAATTTATGAAGTTTTTTAATTGTATTAAATTTACCATTTGATTCAATAATTTGTGGATTTTCTATTTTGTTTATTTTTTTAATTGTTAATAATATCACAAAGATAAAACATTTATTTCATAAATACAAATTAATTTGTGTTAATAAATGTTAAATATTTTTCTATTATTCTTAATGTTTATTTTTTTTATTTCTATATCGTTTGTATTGTTTTATAAAAGATATAAGTCTTTTTTCATTTGTACAGTTTTTGTACATATCCGCTAAATACATGAATAAATAAATACTTATATTTGTATTTGTTTTTTTTAAAAATTTTTCAAAATCAATCCATTTATAATAATATTGAAAACTAATATTTTTATCAACTAAAAATCGTATAATATCAAAATCAATAATAAATTCATTAATTGATACTCTACATCCTCCGTATAATATATGTATATTTTTAATTTGATTTTCTTTATTGTTCAAATTAAAATCCTTACAATATTTTTCTATAACTTTTTTAAATTTATCTCTATTTTTCATTGTTTTATTGTTTTTGTGTATTTTTAGATTTTATTTCTGCTTCCATATACATTATTGTGTCTCTATAGTTTTTAATAAGATTATTGTATGCTGATTTTATAATAGAATTATCATGTAATTCTTGTTGTTTAATTGCCTTTTTTAGGTTGTATTTCATTAACCAAATTGTAAGTTTTTTCATTTTGTTTAAGTTTTTAAATTATACAACAAAGATAAAACATTTATTTTTAAAATACAAATATTATTGTGTTAATAAATGTTAAATCATTGAATTTAATAATATAAATTCTTTTTCTTTTTGTTTTTCATTTATTCTTTTTAATGAAATATTAAAATAATGAATATTATTTTCTATTCCAATAAAATTTCTATTTGTATTTATACATGCAATTCCTGTTGTACAACTTCCAAATGTATTATCCAATACAGTATCATTTTCATTTGAATATGACATTATTAACCATCCAATCAATTCAACTGGTTTTTGTGTGGGATGTAAGGATTTACTTGGATGTGGTTTTTGAAAAGATATAATACTTTTAGAATGTTTTTGTGTATTACCAACATTAATATCTTCAATCATTTTAAATTTACCATAATTTTCATTTTTATGTTCTTTATTTAGATATGATTTTCCTTTTGAATGTAGTGGCTTACCTTCTGTATATTGTGAATTATATATAGGTGGTTGCTTATAAAAAATAGCAATATTTTCATGTACTCTTAATGGCATACGATTTGCATTTAAAAATCCACTTGTTAATTGTTTATCCCAAACTAAATCATATCTGAATAATTTTCTATTTGAGTTTATTAAATCTATAAAAAACAATCCTTGACCAAATAAAGCAATAGCACCATTATTTTTAATAATTCGTTCATATTGTTCCCATAATTTATCAAATGGAATAACAATATCCCAATGATTTTTAGTTGTACCATACGGTAAATCACAACAAATAAAATCAATACTTTTATTAGGTATTAATTTCATTTGTTCTATTGTATCACCAAATCTTAAATCTATTATCATATTAGTTTATATATTCAAAAATATTATATTCATGACAATTAGGACATTTTATTTCAATATCTTCCACTTCAACTGAAACATAACTACAATCCCCATATAAATTACACATTTGTTCAAATTTAAAATCTAATATTCTTTCAACTGTATCTTTATCCATTAAATCATGACATTCCTTTTCATTTAATATATGATTGCATGTAGGACACTTATAATTATTATTCATAATATTTTGTTTTCTATTAAATTAAATAATTTTTATTTAATTTAATATAAAAAAGACTTATTATGGGATATAGAAATTATATAGGTTTAATACCTAAAAAAGAATATAATAAAATAAAATCATTAAATCGTACTCAACTATATGAATATTATAATAAAAATATAGATGATGATTATATAGGAGTTTATGATTTATGTACTATTTTATATGGATTTGGAAAATATGCTAATTTCAATCCTCCTAAAAATTCATCCAAACCTTTTTTTAAACAAAAAGAGATACACAATTATTATAATGGTGATAATGAATTATTTATAGTTAATAAGTATTTTTTATTATATATAATTGATACATATAAAGAACGAATTAAAAAATATTATAATGATATGGTAACTCCTTTCTTTGGTACGAAAGATACTATTTTTGATAAAACTGAACCATCATTATTTTTAAATTCAATTAAAACAGAATATGGAAAACATACATTTGATTTTTCATTAATAACTGAAGAAGAACAAACAGCTTTATTTAAAATATTTGAACACATTCGTTCAATGAGAATAGAATGGACTTGTTTATCTCCTATTAATTTGGATGATAATCAAAATCAAATAACTGATAGTTGGAAATATGAATATAATATTTTTGAACTTGTTCGTATTTATAAATCATTTGATTGGAAAAGAAATATTTTAATTTATTATGGGTATTAATATTTAAAATTATAATTATGAAAAATTATACTATTTATTTTGAGATTTTCGGTAAAAAACTAAAAACTGATATAATTGCAGAAAATGAACTAAAAGCAAAAGAAATTATAAGGGACAAAATTATATTTAATAAAATAGAAATTAATAATAATAATGATGATTCAACCAATAATACAGAAAAATCAGAAGTTGTAGATTTTTTATTAAGTTTTTTCAATAAAAAATAAAAAAAATTACTTAATTTATAAAAACAATAAAAAATAATATATAATGAAAACAAACATTTTAAATCATTTAAACATAGAATTTGATAATGATATTCCTAATTTCTCTTTTTGTGCTTTAGTTGATAGAGATAGATTTAAACAAGATGATTTATCTAATTTAGATATTGAAGGTAAAGAATTTTATTCACTGTATTTATTATATTCTCCCAATAATTCAAATAAACAATGGATTACTGATAATGAAGAATGGATATTTAAAATATTCTATAAATTATTAAAAAAAGATAAATTTAATAAATTAAGAAATGAATGTTTTTTAATATCCAATGAGTATGATGAATCATATATTGAAACATTTATGGAGTTTTTAAAATATTATAAAAAAGATATATTGGATTTATTAAAAAATATTAAAAAACAATATAATTTATATTTTGAGTAAAGAGAATATTTATAAACTCAATATATATTTCTTTAAACATCCAATCATATACGTTGGATGTTTTTTTATTATAAAAGTTTAAATAGTATTTATATTAAAATAAAATACTATGAACATAAAAGATTTAGACAAATTAATTAAAAAAATTATTTCCGAAAATACTATCAATGAAGATAATGATAGAAAATATGAATTAACCAATGAAACAATTAATATTGATGGAAATACATTATATCGTATAAAAGCATTAAAATCATTTTCAAATATAAAAGAGGGAGATTTAGGAGGATATGTTCAATCTGAAAATAATTTATCACACGAAGATGATTGTTGGATTGATAATAATGCTAAAGTATATGGAAATGCTAAAGTTTATGATGATGCCCAAGTTTATCATGAAGCTATAATATCTGATAATGCAAAAGTATTTGATAACGCTAAAGTTTATGGAAAAGCGAAAGTATTTGATAATGCTCAGGTATATGATAATGCAAGAGTATTTGATAATGTTAAAGTTTATAAAAATGCTAAGGTTTTTGGTAACGCACAAGTTTATGATGATGTACAAATTTTTGGGAAAGCATATATATTTCGTAATGCCCAAATATTTCAACAAGCAAAAATATATGGTGATGCTACTATTAGTGAAAACGCAATAGTTTTTGGAAATGCTAAGGTAGATTATGATGTTAAAAATCAAAAAATATCAAAATAAATACGTTTATTTCAATTATTTTTATTTCCTAAACAAATATACTACATTAAAATAAAAATCGTTTAAAACTAAAATAAACAATGAAAAAACCTAATATTAATACAAATATAGTTATAGATAATAATCTTTTTAATTTTTAAAAATAATGAAATTATATTTAGATAAATATTATACTCCAGTTGATTTAGCTATTAAATTGGTTGAACAAACTTTGGATTTTATCGGTAGAGATAATATTAATACTATTATCGAACCTTCTGCTGGTAATGGTAGTTTTAGTAATTATCTGTTTGATAAATATTCAAGTAAATATAAAATATTAGCTTATGATATTGAACCAGAATAAAATAGAATAATTAAACAAGATTTTTTAAAGTTAGATTTAGAATATAATGATAGATGTTTAATTATTGGTAATCCACCTTTTGGATGAAATAGACATTTATTAACTCAATTTTTAATTAAATCGTCTAATTTATCAAAATATATTGCATTTATATTACCTATTTCGTATTATAATAAAAATAAAGTTCTATTAAGTATTAAATTAGATAATATATTATATTCAGATAGATTAATAAAACCTTGTTTTAATATCTATAATATATACACAAATAAAATACATTATAATAAAATAGATTTTATTGATATTAGACAGGAAGCATATAATAATTTAAAACAATACGATTTTAAAGTTAAAAGATTAGGTGAAATGATTGGAAGAATTATAAAGGATACAGAAAATATAAAATCATATCACGTTATAAAAATTAACACAACAAATATTCAATTAAAAAATAAAATAATTGATGTTTTTAATAATTATAATTGGTTAAATATAAGAGAATTTGTTTCTATACCATATTTAAATATTCATGATATTTATGATGTATTATTAAAAGAAATACCCGAATTAAATAATAAAACATTAGATTTATTTGAATTTTAATAAATAATAAGACCTACTTTAATTAAGTAGGTCTTATTTTATTTTTCTAATTCATATTTTATAGAAGTTAATATTTTATTTTTTAATTCTATTCCGTTACCATCAGTATATGACATTATATTCATGATTGATTTAATAAACTCGTTTTTTAATTCTTCGAAAAATGATTTATCATATTGTGGGTCTTGTTTATTAGTTGGTATTTTTTTATTCAATATTATATTTCTTGATGTTCTCATGTAAAACATAAAAACAAAAAAATCTTCCTACTCAAATTTCATACATATTCTTGGTCGATATATTTCACCAATATCAATTTTTTTATTATTATATTTAAATTGTACGTTTATACTTCTTGGACTTGCTCCAATTGATGAAAGACCTGTTTCACGTTTTGATAATTTAAAAAAGAAATTTTTTGGAACAAACGATTTTAATAATAATTGTTCTTCTATTTCTTCGGTTATCATGTTTATAATTTTCTCATTCATAATTTTTAGTTTATTTTTTATATAAATACAATTTAATTTAATTCTTTTATTCTATCCAAAGCCCATTGAGTATATATTTCTATTTCAGATTCATCACAAAAAACATAATCAACATAATGGTCATCATTTTCAAAATGAATACCTATCATATATCTTCCTGATTTTAATTTTTCTTTTTTTATTAGCATATTAGTTAAAATATTTTTTTAATGTTAATTCACTTGGATTTTTTATATATTCGCCTTTGCTATTAATTATATTATGAAATGTTAAAGGATAGCGATAAAAAGGAGTACTTAATTTTGAATATGATTTAACTATACTGTTTTTTATAGTAAATTGACTATTATCAGTAAATTGGAATATTATTGTTCCTTCACTTTCATTTCCTGATTTAACAATATTTTTTACTTCTTTATTTATATCAATTAATAATCCACCTAATTTATAAAACATTTTATTTATATAATCAGATATAATATTATCAGATTGTTTTTTAGATTCTTGTTTTATTATTTCTTTATAATTACTTTTTAATTCGTATGTTTTTGTTCCGTTATAAACATATTTTAATTTATTAGTATTATCTTGTTTTTCATCTAAAAACTTTAAAATATTTTCTCTATAATCTGGATTTTTCATATATAAAATATATGGATTTGGTTCTGTTTTTTGTGAATCGTTGTAGTTTTCAATTATTTGAATATAATATTTAGCATAATTTAATTCAATACTTTTTCTGTATTCTTCTGCTATTTTTTCTATTATATTTTTTAATTTTGTATCAATTTTACCTTTGATATATTCATGTTGTTTATTTTTTATATCTGATTTAGTAGGATTTGAGACTATATTATTTTTCATTAATTTAAACTTTTGTTTAAATTCGGTTATTTCTTTTTTAAGAATTTCATGTTCTTTAAAATCATCAATAATTTGTTTTTCAACTTTACCTAATTTATTATAATATTTATAGTATTTTTTAATTGTAGTGGAATCACTATTAATTAATATTTGTTGTAATACATTATCAACATTAATTCTTGGATTTAATTTATCACTTTTAAATATACCTGTTAATAATGTTCCATATTTTTCGGAAAAATCAAATAAATTTTGATTTTGATAATATTTATAAACATCAAATGATGTCTCAATATTTTTTACTTTTGATAATAAATTATTATATAATTCAGAAGATATTTGTCCGCCATCTAAATTGAAATTATTTATATAATCAATATAATTTAAAGATAAATGATATTTTTCATTTTCTTCTGATTTTATTAATTCTTTAAGTTTATTCATTTTTTGAGTTTTAAATTATATTTTACAAATATAAATATAATTAATTTAAAATCAAAATATTTAATAGTTAATAAATGTTAAAATTAATACAATTGATTTTTTGCAAAGCAAAAAATTTTAAAAGTATTAAATACTATATATTGTATATTAAACTTTTTTACACTATTTTTTTATTTTTCTTATATTATAAATTGATATTCAATGTATTACAATACGTTCAATTTTACTAATATTTCTTTTTGCTACGCAAAAATTTTTTTACTAAAGTAAAAAAATAATTGATATACTTTTTATAAAAATATTTTATTGTATTTATATAAAATAAAAATGATAATACATTCAATTATTTTTATTTTTTTTAATTTATTATATAAAGTAAATTTTAACAGTTCTAATATTTAAATTAAATGGATAAAAGAGTGATGTCTTGAATATAAATTAATGTCTTTTTCATTTTTTGCTTAATTAATTTATTTCCGTTTAATTTAAATATTTTAATTTTTAAAAAATATTTTATAGTATATATATAAAATAGAACTCATCAATCTATTTTATTAAAATAATTTAAATCGAAAGCAAAAAATGATACAATTTACCACATATTTAAATAATAAACAACTATCCAAGAAGATATTAAAAAAACTTCCAACTGAAGTATCTGTTTTAAATAATATTCAAGAATTAAAACATCATTTAATAGATAATAGAAATATTATTTCAACTTCAATTTTTAAAAGCAATATTACATTAACCACAAAGTGGTTATCTCAACAATTACTATCATTTGAATTTATTTCGGATTATTCCGCCGAAAATGTTTTAAATATATTAAAACATAATAATTTATCCCCTAATTTAATATTAAGTAGTGATAAAACATTTAGTATTATATTTGTATTGGATAAATCAATTAATAATATTAAACATCGTAATTTTATATATAAAAACATATCATTATTATTCAATGCATCTTCAATTGTACCAATTAATAATATTGATAAATTATATAATGATTGTTTATATATTAATGAAAATTTAACAGATTTAGAATATTTAACATATACAAGTAATTTATGTAGAATAGGAAGTAAGAAAAAAAATACATTCCGATATTTAACATCTAATTTCAATAATATTAATGAAAATTACATGTTAAATTTTTATAACAATAATAATAAACATACATTAAATAATAAAACAAAACTAATCCAAAATTATAATTTCACTGAATCAAGTTCAAAAATTCAAGTATTAGATGAATTTTTAAAAGGAGATTTAAAAAGTCAAGATATTTTAATAGGATTAATAACAAATACAAGTTATATAAAAGGAGGAAATAAATTAATTAGAGATACTATGTTGTATTATAATAGTATAGGTAAAACTAATTATACACTGAATAATTTCGCTTTATTCAATATTATTAAAAAGTATAAATATAATCCAATACAATTAAAATATTTTAGTCCATATAAAGAAGATTGGAAATATAATGATTTATTAAACATTGATTCCAATTGGAAAAAGGGAAGAGTAGATATATTAACTGAAAAACCAATAAAAATGAGTTTAGAAACAGCAGAAATTAAACTAAAAGAAACATTAAATCAAGTTATTAAAAAAGGTAAACCAGGTATTCATATAATAACAAGTCCAACAGGACTTGGTAAAACTGAATGTGAAATAGATTTAAAAGGAAACTTTTTATATTCATTTCCAACACATAAATTGAAAGATGAAGTTTTTGATAGATGTACAGTAAAAAATCCTAATAAATTAAAAGATAAAACACTTAAATTACCTACATTTGAAAATAATAAATATAATATTGATATAAAAGAGTTATATAATAAACACTTATATCAAGAAGCTATTCTATATCTAACCCGTATATTAAGTAATGATAAATTAGATATGAATGAACGAATGAAAGCTAAAGAATATTTGGATTCAAATGGAAGATTAAAATTATTTACTCATTTATCAATGTTTACTACTCATCAAAAAGCTATTCATACAAATCATATGTTTAATACAGTAATATTTGATGAAGACCCTATTTCTTATATATTTGAAATAAATTCATTTGATATTAGATGGTTAAAAGATTTTAATGCAATAGAACAAAAAAGATTAAATTCTTTACTATGGGAATATACAACAGAACAACGAGTAAAATATAATAAACCAATTAAAGTAAATCCTATGTTTACTAAACAATATAGTAACTTTTTAGATGAAGTTAAAAATGAACATATTGGAGATTTACTTAAATTAATACATTCTCATTCTTATTATATTGATTCAACTGATAAAAATATAATTCATTATATAACATTAAATTTAGATAACTTTAAAATTAAAGAAGGAAGAAAAACAATCATACTAAGTTCAACTGCTTTAATTCCATTATACAAATATTTATTTAAAGATGATGTATATGTATATGATTTAAATAATGTTGAAACAGTAGGCAATATAATCCAATATACACAAAATTCTTGTTCCAGATATGGATTAAATAATTATAAATATATTACTGAAATTAAATCACAAATAAATAACAATCCTGTTATTACTTTTAAAGATAATAAAAAAGATTTTGATACTTCAGTAAATGATATTCATTTAGGAAATTGTTTAGGTTATGATGAATTAAACGGAAAAGATATTACAGTAATAGGTACGAATCATAAACCTAATTATGTATATTCTTTATATGCAAATGCTTTAGGAATAGATTTATCAAATGTAGATATTAATTCAAATATTAGTTATAGATTAATTGAATGGAAAGGAATGAAATTTAAGTTTAATGCTTTTGAACACGATGAATTAAGAGAATTACAATTAAGTTTAATTGAATCAGATTTAATACAAGCAGTAGGAAGAAATAGAACATTAAGAAATGATTGTACAACTTATGTATATTCTAATTTACCACTTACAATTAGTGATGAATTTATTTATTAATTTTAAGTATTTATATAAAAATAATAATCAAACAAAATATATATGAAAAATAATGTTAGTATATTAAATGAAAATAATCATTTAAATATGGATAATATAGATGGTAAAAATAAAGTAAGAATAGAAAATTTATTAAAAAAAGAATTTGATATAGATGGATATATTATGTCGTTAAAAGAAATTATTAACAGTAATTTAATTGTGGATAAAAAAATAATGACTAAAGCCGAAAATACTAAATATACCAATAAACTAAAGGATACTGATTATGATATGTATATCAAAAAATTAAATGAAAATAAAATATACACATTAATATTTAAAGATAAATCATATATAGTTATTCCTAAAATGATTTATGATATAATTGAAATATCTGATAATAAAAGTACACAAAAAGATTTAATGTATACAGATTATAATATTTTATTTAATACAAAAAATAATGAAACAGCTATAAATATAGTAAGTGATTATTTATCATCATTAAAAAAAGAGGATGATGAATATTATAACGAAATAATCAATGATAATAAACAATTAGCAAATGATTTAATAGATAATAATATTATTGATAAATACACATATACTAAAAGTGATTATCCTATTTTAATTAAATGGTTAGAAGATAATAAAGATAAAATAATACCTAAATCAGTAAATGAAATAAATATACATGATTTAAAAAAAATAATATATGATGTTGTAGAAAAATATTTATCAAATAAAGAAAATAATGATAAACCAATAGAAAACAATAATAATAACCAATTAGTTGTTTGGTGGAATAATTTAAATCAGGATTGGAAATCAATATTTAAAAAACATATAAATATTCAAGGAAATCCAACTCAAAATGATTTAAGTAAAATTATAAACTTAACATATATAAACGGAGAACATTTTAATTTAAAAACATTAGAACCTTTATCTCAATTAATTAATTTAAAAAAACTTAATGTACGAAATACTGCTGTATCTGATTTAACTCCATTAAAAAATTTAAAAAAATTAGAATATTTAGATATAACGTTTACAATGGCTACAAGTTTTAAACCTATTTGGAATTTACCCAACTTAAAAAAAATACTTTGTAAAAGAAGTGCAAGACTAATTCCAACTGAAATAAATGATTATATTAAATCACATAGACATTGTACAGTTGATTGGGATTATACTGAAGACCAAAATTGGCAACCTTTACAAATACAATAAATAATAAAACCTAATATAGATTAAATATATTAGGTTTTTTACTTGTGTATTTTAATTCTAAACGATTTTTATTTTAGAGTAGTATATTTGTTTATGAAAAGAAAATAATTAAAATAACTGTACTTATTCGTTTATTTCACCTTTATTAATTTTATAATTAACTTTAGCATTATAAACTAATACATCTCCAAAAACTTGGGCATCCCCAAATATTTCTGCATGTGCTAATACTTCAGCTGTATCATAAACTTTCGCATTATCATAAACTTTCGCATACCCAAATATTTGAGCATGACCATAAACCTTAGCATTTCCATAAATATCAGATTTTTGATATACATACGCATTACCAAACACTTTAGAATCTCCGTAAACTTTAGCATTACCTGAAACTTCAGCATTTCCATATACTTTAGCATTGTCAAGAATTAAAGCATCCATAGAAATTGTTGCATTATCAGAAACTTCAGCATTTCCATATACTTTAGCATCATTATACACCCAACATTTTTTTTCATGTGATAAATTATTTTCTGATTGAATATATCCTCCTAAATCTCCTTTTTTAACATGTGAAAATGACCTTAATGCTTTGATTCGATATAATTTATTTCCATTAATATTAATACTGTCTTTAGTTAATTCATATTTTTTATTAATATCTTCATTGATAGTATTTTCACTAACAATTTTTTTAATTAAATTGTTCAATTCGTTTTTATCCATATTGTTTTTATTTTAAATTGTTTATTTAATATAAATACTATTTAAACTTTTATAATAAAAAACATTTGATGTATGCAATCAAATGTTTTTAATATGGATTAATATATTAATTCTTTAAATGTTTATTTTGATTCTAAACAAATATTATTTCAATGTAGTGTATTTGTTTAGGAAAATAAAATAATTGAAATAGCTGTACTTATTCGTTTATTTCACCTCTACTAACATCATAATCCACATTTGCAGTTCCACAAATTAAACTATTTACGAATATTTTAGCATCACCATAAACTTTAGCATTTCCATAAACTCTGGTATTCCCAAAAACTTTAGCATTATCATAAATCTTAGTATCACCGAAAACTTTAGCATTTCTATAAATTTTAGCATTACCATAAATCTGGGAATTTCCATAAACTTTAGCATTGTTAAAAACCCATGCATTATTAAAAACCTTAGTGTTTTCGGATATTGTAGCATTCTCAAATATTCTTGCTTCATTAAACACCATTGCATTATCATAAACCCAACATTCATCTTTTTGATATAGATTTTTTTCTGATTGTATAAAACCTCCTAAATCTCCTTCCTTTACATCTGAAAATGATTTTAATGCTTTAATTCTATATAACGTATAACCATTAAGACTAATTGTTTCATTTGTTAATTCATATTTTTTATTTGTATTCATATTATTTTTGTATGTAAAATTAATTTCCATTCTATAAAATTTGTATTGTTTAATAATTTTCAATATGATTATAAATTAACTTCATAACCCAGACATTTTCAAATTCATACATTCCTCATACTTCATATGCTTCATCTTCTGTATTATAAAAAATTATTTTACCTTCTTTATTTTTCATGACATTCATATTTCTAAGGTCAATAATTATATATTTATCTTTCATAATGTATTATTAATATAAGTTAAAATGATTTAATTAGTATATTTTTGCAAAAAATTATTTAAAAATTCTATTTGGTCATTACGATAATTATTCCAAATATTAGTTAATCTAATTTCAATTTCATTATTATCAGGTAAAGTTTCTTTTATTATATAACCTAAATCTTTTTGCAGTTCATTTAATCCATTTTGATTAAAATAATCTTTAACACGTTTTAATTCCTTATTAATATTTATTTGGTTTGGATAAAATATATCATTTTTATATTGATTTTCATCATTAAAATATTCCAAAGTTCTTTTGCATAATAAAATCAACTCATACATCCAGTCATCTTGTAGGAAAATATTATTATAAAATATGTCACATACAATAGAAGATTCTTTACTAAATGGATATGGTTGAAAATAACGTAAATTATTTGCTTTATATAATTTAGGTTCCATAAATTCATCATTTGTTTTTTTATAAAGAAAATAAACTTTATCACGTTTGTGTTTATTTTTTATATAAACTGTATTCAAAGGAATTTCATTGGTATAAACATAATAAACATCATTATCAAAATATTCCTTAGGTATCAGTTTATACTTTTCTTTTCCATACGGTTTATCTATAATTCTATTATATTTACTTGTTTTTTTATCTTTTTTATATTTAGGTTCAACAATATAACCACTTTCTGATGGATTTTTTATTTTTGCTATTACAAAATCATCTGTAGAACTAAAAAATACTTGATTTAATACTTTAAATTTTGATTTTTCATAATCAATATCTTTAAACAATTTAGGATATTTCTGTATCATTTTTGAAATAAAATCTACTATTTTCATATTTTATAATTATTGATAAAAGTTAAAACATTATTAAAAACTAATTTAGCATCAGATAAATTAATTTTAATTTCAGATGATATATGTCCCATAAGAACATGAAGGTCAGTGGTACTATTATCCACAATTAAATCAGTATCATTGAAATTATTTATACATTTTTTTAATATTGTTTTTTGGGTTTTAACGAGTGTAATTTTATTAAATTCGGTTATTAATAAATCTTTTGTTAATTGTATCATAATTTTATATTAAATATGTGTTAAGCTAAAAAAACATAGAATATTATCTAACTCAAATTTAAATAATAACAATGATGATTGTTTATAACAATTTATAATAGGATTATTATTTATAATTTCTATAATACTATTATTATATGTATAATAATTATCAATATACAATTTAAAATTATTACATTGATTTAATTGTAATTTACTATCAGATATTTTTATTTCTGATTTATCATTGTATTTTATTGGTAATTTATCGTTTAAAAATGATAAATCAAACGGAATAAATTCAGGTAATTTTGTTATTTTAGGGAAAGCATAACATAAATCGGGGTTAATTATATTACTATAAATATTATTTATATTTAGTAATCCATTTTCAATACTAATAAATTGTATTTCATCATTTAATTGAGTTAAAAGAAGTATAAATGAATCATTTTCAATAAAAAACTCAATTTCTGTATCAATAATAAAGTCTAAACAACAATAAATAATCAATTCTTTTGTTTTAGATTCAACTGCAATATCAATTTTACTATTTTTAATACTAACTTTAAGATTTAAGTTTTGATATTTTACTTCAGAAACTCCATTTTTATTTGTTATATAATATTTTGTAAATGATTTAATTTTTTCTAATATATGTAATAATTTATTTTTCATATTTTGTATTTTAAGTGTTTAAAAATTAGTTTAATTGTATTTTCATAATTTTAATTATTTTTTAAGTTTTCCATATGATGCTATTTTTAATGCATTATTTAAAAATTTATCATATGTTTTATAACAATATGATTCTTTAATAGAATCAATTGAATTAATATATCTTTTATTTGCTCCCTGTTCCAATAATTCTCTAACTAATTGTCTGAATAATGAATTTGACATTCCATCTTCGCTATCTCTATTATTGGCAAGTTCTTCAATTTGCCAAGAAATTTCTCCATGTTTTTCAATTAAATCATTATGTCTTTCTAAATCAGACATAACTGTAGCAGATAATAAATCTTCTAATTTTTTAATTTCTAATTGTAATTTAATGTTTTGTTTTTCAGTGTATTCAAGAGCTTTATGATATAGTAATGCTATATCAGAAGGATGCATCCAATCCAATTCCTCTCTTTGTTTCAACCTTTTTTCAGTAGGTAATATTTTAAAACTATCTAATTCAGATAATTTTATTGGTTCATACCAATATTCAACATCTATTTCTTCACCTGTTACTAAATAAAATTTTTTATCCCTATCCAAATATGCAGTTCTATTAATTCCAGAACTAATTACTGGTATTTCGATTAAATATTCAGTTAATCGTTCACTTATTGAAACAGGTTTTAATATATAATTTGTATCCATTTTATTTTAAATTTAATAAGTTTCTAAATTCAGTTTTCATATCTTCTTTACCTTTAAGATAAGCAATATTTTCCAAATAATTAATTTCACGTTTAATATCACTTATTTTTATTGATTTTATTATTATAAGATTTAAATAGTTTATAATATCATTTATATTTTTTTTATCATAAATCATATTTTTTAATCTAATACCTTCTTTATGTTTTTTAGATATATAAATTTCATAATCAAATAATAGATTGCTTATTTTAAAACAACTTTCATTTTCATAAATCCCACTATTTTCATAAGTAGGATTTAATGATTTAAGATTATCCGTATAAATATTATTACCTATTTTTATTTCTTTATTCATACCTTTTAAATTCAGTATATACTCTATCAGATATATCTATTTTGATTATATCAATATCTTTAATGTTACTATTAATTTCATTGTCATGTATTTGACTATGTAAGGAAAAGCCATTTTCCAATTGTTCTCCTAAATAATAAAATCCAGATACATTATATACTGTTACACTTTTATAAGGTCTTGTTCCTTCTTTAAAGTTATAAGAAACATTAAATCCAATTTCCTCATCACTGATAATTTCTTGTTCAACTGAATTATCAATTTCTTGTCCTAAATAAATTATTTTCATATTTTTTTATTTTTTGTGTTTATTAAACCATTCCCTTTTATCAAACTGTATCAATAATGTATTAATATTATTATCTTGTAGTACAGTGTCATAGTCCTGTAATATTTTTGATAATAATCCAAATACTTCATTTTGAGTATATATTTTTTTCTGAATTTTATTTTTTAATTTAATTTGTTTATAATCCAATAATTGATTAATATATTGAATTGTTTTTTTATAATCCAAAGGTTTATAAAAATCACCAACGTATAAGGCAATATAATCATCCTTATATTTTTCCAATTGACTAATTGATAAATTTGATAAATCTTTCATTTTATTATTTTTTAAATTATATTACAAAGATAGATTAAATAAATCAAAAATACAAATTTAATTATGTTAATAAATGTTAAAAATATAATTTTAAATATAGTCAATAACTTAGGTTGAGATTTTTATATATAATAGTTAGGTACAATAATACGTCCACTCATCATATCCTTCGTATAATGATTTAGCAAAAGAATTATTTTCTAAAAACCCTATTTCCACATAAGGTTTTATAAAATCAGTAAACCTATCAATATCAGTCTGATAGTTTTTTATATCCCCATGTGCTTTTAACACTAAATCTTTAAATGATTTAAAATATTTATTGCTTTCACAATAATTGTTTAAAGGATTTCGATTATAAGTAAATAAATCATTATCAATGTCGTTTATCATATCTTCTAAACATTCGATAATTTTGTAAGGAGTTTCTTCTTTTAACTTGCATTCGATAATAAATTGTGTGTACATTCCCATAATAAAAATTATTATACCTAACAAGCAATATAAAACTGTTGCTGTCAAGCTATTACTAAAATTGAAACGTTTTATAATGCAACCGTTTCATATTGCAAACTGCTATAAACATTTCATGATTATATAGAACAAGGAGGAGATATCGATAAACTTAATATATATGATAAAGCTAAAAAAATAATCAGATATATAAGTAGTGAAACCAAAACATCTGATAATATTGATAATGAACCTTTACATCATTTAACTCAAATATTACCACAACTCGATTCTGATACAAGAAATAAATTAATAATTATTAAAATAGCAGATAGATTAGATAATTTAAAAAGAAAACTAAATAAAAATACGCCAAAAAATCAATTGAATTAATTAAATATTTATTATCATATTTTACTGAAGAAGAAGAAGAAACAGTATCAACTTTAATAAAATAAACATATAATCTTATAAAACCAATAATAAAATAGATAATAAATTTAATATTATAGAATTTATCCTTTCCAACTAATTCTACCTCGTGTCATATCATAAGGAGATAATTCAACCGTTACGAAATCACCTTCAATTAAATGAATTTTATTTAATCTCATTTTACCTGATATTGTACAGGTAATAATATTATCATTTTCCAATTTAACTTTGAAAATTTCATTTCTCTCGGTTTTAATTATTTGTCCTTTTTTAACTATTAGATTTTGTTTCATATTCTATATTTTTAATTAAAAAATCTGTTTCATTTACAATATCAAATAAGCCAGTCCAACCTAATAATTTTGTTGTTCCATTTAGTTTATTTCCTATTGCTAAAATATCTTTTTTTAAAATAGTACAAGTTTCAGATTTATAACCATATAAAAAGTGTACGATTACTCTATCTTCATATACAAATGAAATATTATCAACTATTATTTCAGGGTCACCTATTTCATATTCATATTCAAATGCAATATAATCACCTTCTTTTAAATCATATTCGTATATATCCCAATCCTGTGTATACCAATTGAGATTAGCAGAATATACTTTATTTTCATTATAATCATTTGTTTCTTTAAAACGATTTAATGTTTCTTCTTTTGAGGTTGCTCTTAATGATGTAATAAAATGTTTCATTTGTTTAATTTTTTAAATTATATCACAAAGATAAAACATTTATTAACTAAATCAAAATTAATTTGTGTTAATAAATGTTAAAATTTATAATTTTCAACTCAAGAAATATCTTCGAAAATTTCAAGATTTGTTTTGTCTTTTGTATTCATAATCAATAAATTAAATACACTTGTTTATATATAATAGTTAGTAACAATAGCCTTTCTTCGTAGCAAGGTTCGTGCATAATAATTTTTTATTTTAAATTTTTTGCCCACGATCTGTGGTTTTTTCAAAACCATTTATAAAAGAAAGAATATGTGCAATTACATCTACCGTCCAACCATTGCCAATACATTTGTACCTATTTGTTTCGTTTATTATATCGGTATAGTTGTCAGGTATTGTTTGTAATCGTTCTGTTTCTAATGGTGTTAATCTTCTTATATTGCTTTTGCTAAATTCCTTTCCATCTTCTAAATAATATAATCCACTTTTACCACCTAATCCTCCAGCATTTGCATTTATAGTACAAGATTTTCCATTTATCGAATAAACTCTATTTCCTTGTGAAAAATTACGTGAATTTCCTTTCCCATCATCAAGCCATTTCTTTTTGCTAATAATACCACAAACAAATTGTAATCCGCTTTTTGAATTATGTTTTGTTTCCTTTGGTACATAAGCATAATCCATTTTTAAGTAATACTTTTCGGGTACGGTTTTTTCAATTATATTCTTAACCAAAATGTTTTTATCTATTGGTGGTATTACGTTTGGTATATTTGTCCAATAATATCTTTCTCTGCTTTGTGGAGAAACTAAATTTGAGTTTATACAAATTGGTTTATGTCCGAAATATTCACTTATGGTTTCCATATTCTCATTGGTCATACTTCCAACATTTTCAAATACATAATATTTAGGCTTAGTAATTTTTAACGATTCTATGTATTTAAAAAATAATTTAGATCGTTCTCCTTCTAATCCCTTATTTTCTAAATTACAACGTGATAAGTCTTGGCAGGGGCTACCACCAATTAAAATATCAATATCTTGGTATTTACTAAAATCAATATCATTCACACTTCCAATATGTATTGTATTTGGGTAGTTGTGTTTCGTAACTTTAATAGCATTGGCATCAATTTCACTTGCGTAATATTTATCAACTTTAATATTAGCACGTTCCAACGCTATTTGCCCACAACTTATACCATCAAATAAACTCAAAATATTCATAAAAAATCCCTCCTTAAAAATTTAAAATAAAAAGTGTAGCGTTTCAAATTAACATTGTCGTATGCTACTGTTACTAACAACGTGTATATTCAAGTTTGCATCAGCATTTGTGCATAATTCAAAGTTCGTACAAGCAAACCTGAAATATACACGCAACCGTTATGTGCCATTTTAAAGAGCGACACTACTCTCAACTTCATTTCCCCAAACATCCCAATTTTCACCGCTTGTTCGGGCAAACATTTCTAATCGTTCAGAATCGGGAAACCATTTTTCAATCATATCTCTTACATAAATCGGTTTCTTGCTATGCTTGGTTCTCCTTTCCTTAATCACACTACTTATTCTTAATGGTTGTTCGGGTGGTGAAAATTTACCCTTTGTAGCAACTATTAATATTTCGTGTTGTCCTCTGAACCAATAACCCATTCCGATAATTTCCTTATCCCAAACTGCTTGTGTTTTATATTCAAAGCCCCACGCATTTAATACTTTTATTGCTTCCAATAGCTTTGGTGCAGTTGCCCACATATAAAGCACAGCGTTATCTTTTGCAGGTACTTTTAATCCACATATTTCATCTATGGTCATTGTTGGGTATTGGTTTTCAATTTCCCTGCTATTACTTTTGCTAAAGTCATATCGCCAAGCAGGGTCGGCATAAATTACATCATATTTTTTCATCTTACTAATTTTAAATTCGTGAATAAAAACGGCACATAACACGTGCTATAAGCAAGTTTGCCAATAACATTAGTGCTAAATTTGAACATTTCTGCAAGGCAAACCTGCTCATAGCACCAACGTTACTGGCAAGCTCTACATTTGTGCTGCGATTTAACATTTCGGTTCAAAAGAGTTCAAAAAAAGCCCACCGCACTCTTTAATACGATTTTCAGCTATTTGACAATATTCTTCTGTTATTTCACTTCCAATATAGTTTCTACCTAATTTACTTGCTACTAATCCAGTAGTTCCACTTCCCATAAAAGGGTCGTAAATCAATGCTTCTTTTTCTGAAAAAGCGTTTATCAAATCAAATGGTAGTTGTTCTGGAAAAATTGCACCGTGAACATCAGATACTTTTTTGCCTCTGCCGATTCTCAAAATGTTATTCATTTCACCTCTTTTGAATTTAGCATTTTGTATTGCTCTCCCTGCTCTTTTATCATCTTCTAATATCAATACCATTTCATAGCAGCTATTTAAAACCATTCCGTGCATTGCAGGCTGTCCGCTTCCTTTATCCCAAATGATAATATCCTTAATATCCTTGTTAAAGTCGCCAATGATTTTAAAAAACGCTTCTTTGCTTCCTGTCACTATTTGAAAGTTGTAGCAAACAATTTTTGATACTCTCAATAGTTCAGTCAATACGCTGCTATGAAATTCGTAAAAATCATTTATTGGTAAAGCATCGTCAAAATACTTATACTTTTTGCTAAAATGTTCGCTTTTCTCTCTTGTGGTATATTGTCCGTTTCTTATACGTGTTCGCATATTATAAGGCGGTGAAGTAACCGTTAAGTCCACAAACTTATCAGGCATTTTAGCCATTGTTTCAAGGCAATTTTCGTTATATATTTTATTTTTTTCCATCCCTCTTTTTTTAAATTCTTTTGTTTAATGCTTCGATTTGAGTTTAGTGGTTAATTAACCGAGCCAGCCAGTAACACGTGCTATAAGCAAGTTTGCCGCAGGCGCAACACAAACCTGCTCATAGCACCATTCGTTATACGCAATTTGTTTTAATTTTTTTTTCCTCCCCTCCAATAGTTATAGAGTTTTCGCATTCGTTACCCCAAGCATCCCATCCTAAAACATTCTGCCTTGCAAATAATTCTACTTTATTTTGAGTTGGAAACATTGTATCAATTCTCGTTCTTATTTCATTAGGTTTAGCAGAATGTTTGCCTCGCATTTCAGATAAAAATTGCCTTACATTCCTTGCTCCTCTTGGAGTTGGTATTGTGCCACGCTTCCCTACCAAGCAAATTTCACATTCACTCATTGTATAATGTCCAGGGTTTGTTCTTTGCTTGTGCCATATAAAAGCTATTGTGGCATATTTAAAGCCCCACGCTTCCATCACTTCAATACCTTCTTTTAACATCGGGCTTACAACCCACAAAAACAGCATACAATTTTTATTTGAAATACTTTGCACGTCTAATGCTTTTAAGTCTTTCAATGTCATTGTGCTATAATGGGTATTCAATTCTCCATTAAGTATTGATGTTTTAGCCAAACATTCCTTTGTATTGTATTCCCAAGCTGGATCAGCGTATATTATTTCGTATTTCATATTTTAGTTATTAAGTTAATTACTTTCCCACCGCACAAAAAATAAAACAAAAAGGTTCATCTCTCGTATCAACATTTCCACTATAAGTCCGCACTGCATATAACAAGGTGTATAAAACATAACCTATTATAGTTCAGTGGTTAATACTAAAGTTTGTAGTTAGGTTACGTTTCATACACCCAACCGTTAGTGCCAATACTACACGCTACGATATTCAGTTCGTGTTTTACTTGGGCAATAACTCGCTGGAGGCATTTCAGAAATGATTTTATTTAAATTATCTAAAGCCTCTTGTAACTTCGTAGGTAATTCGCCTTCTGAATCTTCTTGCAATACATCTTCCCAATAGTCACTATATATTTGGCTAAATTTATTTGGTTCGCAAAATACAAGCCTCAAATCTTTAGTCTCAATTTCTTCCTCAGAGCAATAATCTTCTATTTCATCAGAATCCATAAAGTATCGGTCAGCATAATGTGAATAAACTATATCACCATTATATTCTTTAAATGTAAGTTGGTTATATCTTTCAATTTCGGAGTTAGTTCTACATTCATCGCATTTCGTCCATCCTTTAGTTATTAGCTTTCCGCATTTACATTTTTTATGTGTGCAACTTGACCAACGTGCCATATGTTCAGAATCTGAATTATTCCCATAAAATTGATTATTAATATCAACCCAACCTTTGATATTTTCAACGAATCTGGCTGCATTTTCGTCATCGTAAATTATTTGTTTTTCAGCTTTCATATAATTGATTATTAGATTATTAAAAAAAGTACTGTCACTAACACCGTGTATAAGCAATGGCACATAATCGTTGTAGCTAATTTGAAAGTGTGTACAAGTGCCACTGCTCATACACGATACGTTAGCCACAATTATATATCGTACATTGATTTACCATTACTTTCCAAAATTTGACGACCTATCTTACGAACTTCATCGGCAAATTCACCCTTTATTGCTCTTCTTGAAACTGGTGTGTCAAATACACCCATCAAATTTTGAATACATTCTAACAACTCTTCTTTTGATTGAGGAATAACTGTGGCTAACAAAGTATTAGCGTTATTGCCTTCGTGGTTTTCTGAAACTTTTGTCATAATTTTATAATTTAGTGTTATTAATAATCGTTTATGATGGCAACAACGCCAATACTCAGCCGTTATACACAATTGGTTGCTTCAATATATTCTTCTATCCAACCTCTATCAATTGAGTGGTCTGAATTAGCTTCTAACCATTTTACAAAAGCAACCAACTGTTCACTTCGTTGTATAACACTAAATAAACCAAATAAAAGGTTTTGTGCTTCGTATTCAGTTATTAGTTCTAATCTAAGTTTTTCTGCTATTTCTAAAATTTGTTCTTTCATATCTTTTACTGTGTTTATTTGCAACCGTTAGCAACTATAATAACTCGATTTCAGTTTCAAATGAAATTCCATTATTTTCATCACTAAACGAGCAAAAAGATTGATAACTTTTTATATTTCCTTCCCATTTACAAATCAATCCTAATCCGCTTTCAAATCTACTTTGTGGATATGAATTAATTTTAACCCAAATATTTCCGCTTGTATCATTTGGATACTTAAATCTTGCACCGACAGGGGCATCTTTAAAACTCATTTTTATATTTTCCATTTTGATTAATGTATTATGATAAAAGTACATAACATACAATTTAGTGATTATTTGCTTACAACAAATATAAGCCATTGTTTCTGTCCTAATATCAGTTGTTGGTTAATATTCATTTTAAATTATATTATAAAGATAATATAAATAAAGTAAAAATACAAATTTAATTATCTTAATAAATGTTAAAATTTAAAAATCCCAATCTATTACAAGTAAAAAAGAGTTTTTAACACCTTCCGTTTCACTTTCAAATATTGGAAAACAAGTTTCAAAATCACTCCACAACTCACCATCCCATGTCCAATCATATTTGTTTTCACAATTAGGACATTTTCCTCTCACATTCCATTCTGCTTCAAATTCTTTTTTACATTTATGGCATTTAATATCAACTATCATAATTAAATATATTTATTTATATTAAATCTCTTTCATCTATTTCATCATTTTCTCCACAAATTTTGCATTGGTCATAAAGACCAAAATCAAATCCATAATAACCTGTATATGTACATGCTATTCCTTTTGTTTTTGGAGTACTTCTATAATATTTGCATGTTTTTATATAATATCCCTCTTCTGAAGTAGGTTTTTGTTTATTTAGTTCTTCATCCATTACATAGCAATACATTCATTTAGGAATAATTGATTTATCTTTATTAATATGAAACAGTCTTAATAATTTTGTATACATTGATTCAATAAAATACCAAATTAATCTTATTTCAATTTTTAGTTTATTTTTCATTTTTAAATAAAGTTATAATCATTTTTATTTTAAATTAAATAATTTATTTATTGTTTATCAAGTAAAATAATAAATTCACTACCTATATTTATTTGACTGTTTACATTAATATTACCTATTAGTTTATCAATACATAATTTTACAATAGCTAATCCAAGTCCTGTACCAGTAAAAGTTGTATTTAATTTACTAAACAATTTAAATATTTCGTTTTTATATTTTATATTAAATCCTATTCCATTATCTTTTATACTTATTTTATGATAAAATCCTAAATCAGTATATATAATTTTTATTATATTGTTATTACCGAATTTTATAGCATTATCAATAATTTCATTAAATATAATATTTAATAATACTGTATCTGATTTTATATATATTAAATCATCTATATTTGTTTCAATTAGTGTATTAGGATGTATTAAGTTAATTAATTTTACATCTGATATTGATACATCATGATTAAATACATTATAATATTTTAATATATCATCTATAAGAGTAATAATATTATCTGAATATTTAATGGAATCAGTATTTGATAATTTTTTTATAGTATAAATATTTGTTCTAAAATTATGAGCCAAAGCATTAATTATACTGTTTAATAATGTTTTATATCTTTCATTTTCACTTATATTATTTTTAAATAAATTATTTATTTTAATTATTTCATTATGTAGATTATTTTCATTTGTTTTATCCAATATAATACCATAATAAAATTTGTCATTTTTAATAACTGTAATATTTATTAATTTATCATAATTATTTACATAACTATCAAAAGATACAAATCCTATTATATTTAATTTTTGTAGATTATTTTTATCTATTTTAAACATAATAGTAACATCCGCTCCAATAAATTCAGAATTATTTATATTAAATAAATTAGTTATATATTTATTTAATGATATAATTTTTTTGTTTTCGTCTGCCAATAAAAAACCAATTGAATTTTGTTGAAGTATCGTATTAATCATTTTTTATTTACTTTATTTTAAAATAAATACAAAACAAACTTAATTAATAATTTTTAAAAATTTAACAAGATGAATAAATATTATGATGTGAAAATTGTTGTTAATACAATGGATGAAGAAACAGAAAAAACAAAAAAAAGAACTGAAAGATTAATAGTATATACGTCAGGAATGACAGAAATTGAAGCAATTGTTGCTAAATATTATGAAGGAGTATATTCGGATTATACTATTAAATCACAAACAGAAACAAACATTCAAACTATTTTACAATAATCATGAAAGACTTTATTATTACAGAGGAATTGGCTGTTAAAATAATTACTTATTTACAAGAACAACCATATAAAGAAGTATCTTATTTAATTAATGCAATGCAAACAACATTAAAAGAATATAAACATTCTGAACCAGATATTAATTTATAAATAAAAAAGGGAATTTATTTCCCTTTTTTTAATAATTCTTCTAATTGTTTTTGATATTCTCTTAATTCTCTCCGAGTAATATCTAATTGAGCATATATATCTTTAATTAATTTATTTGATTCAACTGTATCGGTAATAAGTTTATCCAACCTTGCACTAAATTCAGTTGTTATCCAACTATTTTGATTAACATATTCATCAATCAATCTTTTAACAATACCTTGTTGAAAATCTTCATCGTTTTTAAAATTATAATCTAAACTCTTTTCCTTTATACTTTCTGATTTTAAGTATTTTTGAACATTATTTTGTTGGGCTATTTTTATAATACCCCAAATACCAGCACTTGCACCAAATAAAACTGTAATTATTGTTACAATTAAATAGGATTGATTTGTAGTATCATTATTATTTTTAATTGGTACTTGATAATATACTTGTTGTTTAGGTATTGTATCACCTATTGAATAAGATGTTATATTAAAAAAAAGAATATATAATATAATTAAAATTATTTTTCTCATAAAATAGAAGTATTATAGAAGTTAATATATTCAAAATCTTTATCAACAAAAACTCCTTTCATTGTTTTCAATCTATTTACAAATATTTGTGGTTTAATTGGTTTAATAATATAACCATTTGCTTTTTCCTTATATGTTTCTTTAATATCGTCATCCATATCACTTGTTGTAAGCATTATAACATTTATATTTTTATTATTTTTACGAATTTGTTTTAATACTTCAATTCCATCCATTTTAGGCATTTTAATATCCAACAACACTATATCAATATTATTACTATTTAATATTTGTAATGCCTTTTCACCATCTTCAGCTTCAAAGATTTCACAATGTATATTTAATTCATTTATTGTTTCTTTGGCTAAATATAAATCTATATGATAATCATCTACTATTAATATTTTCATCTTCATCTTATTTATATATAAATACTAAATATTTCTACCAAGTATTTGTTTTTATATTAATCCATTCATACGTATCTAATCCTGTTTTCATACACATATCTAAATATGAATTAGTATCATCATCATAATATCTAAATTTACCTACATTATTAATATTAGCATCATCAATAATATTTGATATTGTTATACCATCTATTATTTTAATTGCTAATGCTTTAACATCAGTTGAATATACTACATTAAGAATTTCATCGATACGTTGAAATGTTTCTATTGTATACGAATCATATATATTATTTAATATTTCGTCTGGTCTTAAAAATTCACTCATTATATTTAGTTTATGTATTTATTTTTATAATCCAATTGCTTGAGCCATTTGTAAATTTAAATATTCACCTGTTATAGCAAGATTAAATAAAAAGTTACAAAACTCTAATTGAGTATATCCAATTGGTTCACTTATTAGATTTTGTTGTAATATTCCATTATTTTCATATTTTGTTCCTGATATTCCATAAATAAAATCATAAATACCGTCCATGTCATTATTTATTGTTCCATCAGAACCAAAAGTAGTATATGCTATAACTGATTCTGAACCTTTTGAAGCTATTATTTTTGCATCGTCTGGATTTAATCTACACCATATTTCATTAAATGCTAATTTAACTCTATTTCCTCTGCTTATAGTTGTTGCTTTATAAGCATAATTTAGCATCATTTTTTGATTTATAATAAATCCTTGCGTTGGATATATACTTTCTAAAAATTCAATTCTTTCAGTTTCACTTCCTATTTTTAATTGACAAAATATAGATTTTTCTTGTATTGAATGATTATTCCATTCAGTAAACTTATCTTTTATTCTATCTCTTATAAACTTATAATCACAATAATATTCAATATTATCAATAATTAAAATTTTACAATATTCAATAGCACTAAATATTTCTAATATCGAATCGTATGGTACATATCCATTTGGAATAGAATTACTAAATTTAAAAGTTGGAATTCCACTATCATTAATAGAAGTCCAATTCTCTATATTTTCTCTATATAAATTATACATATTTTTATTTTTTTATTTATGATTGTCTTACACTATTTGCTATTACACGCCATCTTGCTGAAGTTATATCATACCATAAAATAGCATTTTCTTTAGCTCCTAATTGATTTGATGGTGATGCAAATCTATTTGATTCTGTAGATGAAGCACTTTCAGTTACTAATGTTATTGCTTGAGTACCTATATTAATTATCATAATAGTTCTACCAGATTCTTGAGCCGTTAAACCCGTTATGTTATATGATGCACTTGATGATATTCTTATTACATTACAAGTTGATAATCCAACAGGATTATAATTATTTTGAGATGCTGTTATGGATACTGTTATAATTCCGTTATTTACTATATTTTGATTAAAAATAACTGAATTAGTAAATGTTTTTTGTCCCCTAAAAGATTGGATTCCTGTTGTAACAACTCCTCTATTAGAAGTAGAAGCATCTGGTAAATTTAAAACAATACTATTTGCAGAATTTAATACAATGTTAAAATCTGTTCCATTTGTACCTACTGATAATGTTTTATATTCATTTCCTGTACCAGCATTATTCATTCCTACTATTTGATTAGCAGTTCCCAATGATAATGAAGATAAAGAAATACCTCCCAAAACTAAAGCTGATGATGTTAATGCGGAATTCTCTACAATTGAATCTCCTGCACTAATCATTACTCTACCATTATTTAAGGTTGTTGTAGAATTTGTACCACCATTTGCAATTGCTATAGTAGTTCCATTCCAAACGCCCGAAGTAACAGTACCTAATATAGTGGGTTGGTCTAATTGGTATCTTGTTGTTCCAATTGTAAAATATAAATGAGAAGTATGATATTCTAATGAACCATTTTCTGGATTTGTTAAAGCAACTCCTGTTGTTAATTTTAATGGTGATGTATTTGCTGTTGCAGTACCTGCTTTTAAATGTAATGTTGCAGTAGGACTTGTTATTCCAATACCGATATTACCACTGCTTTTTATTGTCATTCTTTCGTTTGCAGATGTTCCTATTGTTGTCCATAAAGACATTTTACCTGATACAACTCCTGCACCATGTCCAGCATCAGCTTCAAATAAAATTTTACAGCTTTCTCTAAAAGTTGTTCCGTCATAACCAAATCCATATACAGCTCCAATATCACTTCCATTTGTTATAGGTGTTTTAGAAGCTATTGTACCAGCACTTTTAGCTAATACAATTGCAGGATGAGAAGCAGATGTACTATTTGCTAAGTAATAAATAAAATCACTTCTTGCTCCATCTTCAGCAATAACTTCAAATTTAGACGTTGTAAGACCAGTTAAAGAACCTAAACTATATTGAGATTCTAATTCGGGTGGTAAAAATCCTACTCTACCTAAACTATCTAATTTAAAAAATGGATTTATATCTCCTGATTGTGCGTATACTCCAACTCTATTCCCTCCATTATTACTAATTGATTGAGCAGTTGGTGCAACAGTAATAGTTCCTGTTAAACTTATTCTAATCCAATATAATTCTTCAGTTGAACGAGGAGTCGTTTCGATAATAATTTCTCTACTTGTCCATAAGTATTTGAATGTTGAAAGATTCCATGAAATATTTCCGTCTTTAGTTAATCTACTTGTTCCATCTACTAATCCATTTCCTGATGTTGAGGAGGTTGTTAAAGCTGTCCAAGAATTAGTTCCACTTGAATATTCTACTGTAATAGCAGTAGAACCAACGGTTGCAGTTGTAATATTAAATGAAGTCGATTTCCATGTATATTTTTGACCTACATATAAATAGCTACCTGTTGCAATAGGCAATATAACATCAGCAGTTCCAAATGATGTACGCATATTTGCAGTTAAATCAATGAATCCTGTTCCAACTCCGACATCTAAAGATTTATTAAAACTATATATTGCATCTAAAAACTGAGGCATTATAGTAAAATCAATAGGAATATTTGTTTCTTGAATCACTTGAGCATTTGTAGGTTCTTCTGTTATTGCACCAACTGATACTCCATTAATTCTAAATGTTAATCCAACAACATTACCAACTGAAAATGTTCCATTAAATTTAGAATTAGTAGCATTTATAATTTTAACAATTGATAAGTTTGTTAAATTATGAGTTAATTCAGTTGTAACAGTGGCATATGTATTACTTGATGTTTGTACTATTCTAACAATTTCAAGATTGTTTATTATAGTTGGAATATTTATCCCGATTCTTCCATCACTTTGCATAACTAAAATATCTCTTTGTGAATTTCCAGAAGCAAAATATTGTGTATCACCATCTTCTTCTTTGAATACATAATTTGCCCATTTATATCCATTTGTATCATCAATACTAAAACCACGAGTTTTATCAGAAGAAGACATAGCACTAATATAATTAGTGTCATTATCACTTTCCATTCCAACTTCCAAACAATTAACAGGATTTTCTCTATTGATGGATATTTTGCTAACGGGGTGTTCAGGATATATTAAAAACAATGTGTTGCCACTATCATCAAATACATTTAATCCACTTCCCCATTGAATAATAGGAATTCCTGATGTATTATTTAAAGTTCTATCTTGTGTTGATAATGATTGTTTATTTACAGAATCAAAAAATTGTCTATCTTGCAAATTAAAAACAACTACTCCATCTAAATTTCCAATGCTATTTGTTTTAATAATAGAATTTATACTGTCTACAGTTAATATTTCAGTAGTTCCATCTGCTTTTGTTATTTTTAATGATGATGTTGAATCTACATCAGGTGACCATATATTAAAATTTCTTTCTGTAACATCAGAAATAATATTATTATTTTCATCTCGTAAAACAATATAGCCATTTGTAACTGCTGTTTGAATATCAATACTGTTTTTAATATCATCGTTTGAATATGGATATGCCGCAGGATTTGTTATATCGCACAATATCATATCTATGATAGGATGAACAAACTTAGAAGCAAATAAATCATTAATTGTTATTGATGATATTGTTCCTGTTGTTGATAATTTAATTTGATTTGCCATTTATTTTTTTATTTTTTATGTTTGTAACGGATGTCCGTTATTATATGTTAATTTCATTTCACCGACAGATACTCGATATTGTTTAATAGAAATATCTCTAATATAACCATTAATATATTCTGTATTGGTTGTAATATTTTTACCTCCAATAAATAATCCTGCTACAGGAGTATATATTGTTGGAGTAATTGAATCTAATAAAATTCCGTTTTTATATAAAAAAACTATATTTTTATAACAATCAAAAACGATAGTCCAATAATTCCAAACATTTCTCCAATCGGTTGTTGTAATCAATTTCTCAATATTATTACTATTAAAACGAATTATATTTTGTCCTGTACTGCTTTGTCCTAAACTAAATATTTTTAATCCAATTCCGCTATTTAATGTTGAATTAGTAATCCATCTTCTATTATCAATAGTTGTTGATGTATCTTTAAACCACATTCCAATACTTATAGCACTATTAGCATTTAAATTAGGTATAGTTATTGTAGATGATAAATAACCTTTATATAATTCATTAAATTCATAACAAATATTTTTTTCATTTAATTGATTAATAAGTACTCCTGTTCCTGTTGCATTTCTTATTAAATTTACAGTTCCATTATCTGGAGTTATTGTTCCATTAAATCCTGTTTGTTGCATTGGTTGAGTATCATTCGTTTCTTCACATCTCCATTTAAAATAATCCATATACATAGCAGTTGAAGTAAATGATGAAAATACATTTCCATAGTTTTTACCATATAAAACAACTTCTTCTTCATCAGTTAAATATCTATCATAAAATCTAAAACTATCTATATTTATTTTTGATAATGCAGTTGTTCCATCTGTTTTTGCTCCAATACTTATAATAGTATTTGTACTATTAAATTCCCATGTTAATCCAGGAATTGATAATGTTTCAGAAAAATGTGTTGAAAATAATGAAGAAGAACGTAATGTTAAATTTGTTCCATCGTATTTAGCAACAACATATCCAGCTGTTGATGAATTGGATGCAAATAAATCTTTTACTAAATTAAGTAGATTACCATTAATATCAACTGACATTAAATTTGTTGTAGAAATAAATATTCTAATGTATTTTCCACTTACAGAATCTTTAATGTGAAAAATAGTTCTTTCTGGAGCAATTCCAACAGGAAATGGTTGGTTTGTTGTCCAAGGTTTTATAAACATATGAACGCCCCATTGAGTTAATATTTTATTGTTAGGTATAGTGCCACTAAGATAAGAGCCTTGAATATGATTTCCATGGTCAAATGTTAATGATCTATATCCTTCTGTAATATAAGCATTGGAAATTGCAATTCCTTGTTTTTTATAAAACAATCCAATTGTTGCAGATGTTGGATTTATTACTCTTGATGTATTTGTATATGATGAAGACAATTGAAATGAAACACCTGGATTAACTGACGTAACATAATACGATGAATTTGCAGTAAATCCAGCATTTGTTACAGATATTGATATTATATCACCGAGTACTAATGTATGCCATATGCAAGGAATGTTCGGATTTCCTATGGTCATGTTAGATGTACTTGGAACTAATATTCTGTTTGTAATAATAGTTTTAATTTGTATAATTTCAGTGCCAGCATTTCCAAAATAATATTCATTTAAAGGAACAGTTAAATTATTTTGTATTGACAAATTATCGTCTATATTTAACCACCATAACGGTCGAATATTCTTTGATATATACCATGTATTATCATTTGCATTATATTGATATGCTTTTGTCCCTTTAAATTTTATTTCTTTATCTATAGCCATCTTATTATTTTAATTTTCAATCCATGATTCACCATCAAATGAAAAAATACTTTTATAATTTGAATCATATACGATTAATCCTACATGTGTAATCATAGATATTCTTTCCAATGTTGTTTTTATCGGAACAGTAACATTCTCTAATACCCCTCCGGTTGTATCATTACTATGATTATGTTTTGCATTAGTAAAATTATTTATAATTGGATTATATAATTCAATCTCCACTTGTTTAATTATTGGTATTTCTATATCATTTTCATCTTTTAAAACAATGTATCCATTATCTATTGCAGTTTGTAAATCATCACTATTTTTTATTTCATCTAATGTATAAGGATAATTATGACTATTTTCTTCTACCAAAATTAAATTTATAGAAGGATGAGTGAATATTGATGCATATAAATCATTAATAGTGATTGATGAAATAATTCCTGTGGTTGATAATGAAATTTTATTCATAATGTTTAATAATTTAATTTTCTAAAAAGTAAATATCTACAGAAGGACTGTCAATATTTCCACCTGTTATCGTTGTTACTCTTATTCTTACCTCATCTAATGCAGAAAAACTAACATTTAAATCAGTTGATACTGCTTTTTGAGTTGGAGAAGTAACTATCAATGTTACAACTGAAGTTCCGTTTTTTAAAATATCAATCACCCATGATGTGGCTGATGAGGTTGTATTTGCAAATCCTGATATTCTTTTTAAGGAACTTGTTACTGGTATTATAAAAGGAGATATATTTGTTGCAATGTTTCCATCACTTAAATCTCTATCAGTTGTTATATTATTTGCATTTGTAGATGCTCTATAATTCCAACTTAATTTACGATATAAAGTATCAAAATAAGTTTTTAATGTTGCTTTTATATTAGTCCAAGTTACTGCTTTATATAAACTATTTAAAGTATCCCAAATTCCAATCTTATCTGCATCTAATGGAGTTGTATAATTAGTTGCTCCATTTACTATTGCTCCTATTCTTGCCGCTGTTTCATCTCCTGTATTTGTATTAGATGTGTTACTTACAACAGTTGCTTGAGCAGATGATAAATGATAATGTTCTCCTACTACACTATTTGGAGCATTTTGAATTCCACTTGTATCATTATGGTTAATACCTGGTGATAATCTAAAAGCCGCTTCAAATATACTATCTATTTGTGTCGCTGTATTTTCTCCCTTTTTTACAATAATTCTACCAATTAACATTGTATGTGATGTAATAATATGAGGAAGATTAGCAGGAGGAATACTATTTTGAGCTTCTAATAATGTATAATTGCCTTGTCCTAAAACAAAATAACATTCATTTTCAACTTCAATACCTCTATAAATAAAATTTACTGCATATTTACCATCATCCAATGTTTTTAAATCAGTACCATCATCATATTGGGTATTATTATAGTCTGTTTCTAATGAAGGAGTATCCCAAACATTACTTGAATGAAATAAGAAAAACATTTCATTTGTATTTGAATTAAATGAATCTAATAAAAACCCATTTGCACCTATCCAAACCTTTCCATCTTCAACAACAACTTTTCGAGTTGATGCTTCTGATAATCCCAATCCATATTCTAATCTGTATCTTTGTGTTTTTACTATACTTTGATGTATTTTATTTACAAGACTCAATCCTAAACTATCCCAATCAATTGTATGTAATCTTAAACCTTCTCTATAAATTGTATAAATAGGTATTATTGTAGTTTCATTTATTAAACTAACATCTGTTATTTTTTGCATAACATGTGTACCTGAATTATAATTAATAACAATATAATTTGTTGTTAAATCAGTTAAAACAAATGAATTTCCATTAACAATATAAGGATATATATTATCTAATCCTGTTGTATCTTTATGTAAATTATAAATACCTTCATTTCCGATAGTAATAGAACCATTATTATTATCTGTATATGTAGGTTTTTTAATTGTACCTGTTGAGTATTGAATATCTTCTGTTGTAAATGACCAATTAGATATACCATTACTAACTAATCTAACTCTACTATAAGAAGTTACAATTAATGAATATACAAATCCATTTAAAGTATCTGAACCATTTGGTACTATTTTCAAATATTTATCAACAGAACAATTTCCTAATTCATCTAAAATAATAATTGTTTGATTTAAATTAGTTGCAACGGGTAATGTAATAGTTCTATTCGCTGTTAATGTTACATACGATACTGTTACATCCGTTGCTGATGTTATAGTATAATTAGTATCTGATATTGGTATTCTTGTATTTGCTAATTTATTTAATAATACTTTATCAGAAGCAATCATAAATCCATTTACAGAAGTTGTTACGGCTGCGTGTAATGTTCCACCTATTCTATTTCCGTGTGCATGGACATGGTCATATCTTGAAACTTTTGTATTACTAACTCCTTCTAAATTTGTTGAATCACTAATTGGTAATGCTATATCAGATAACAATGGGTCGCTCCCATTAAAATCGTGTCTTGATTTATGGGAAGTTACATCAATACCATCGACTAAATTTACATTAGTAATATTATTATTCCCTAAATCTAAATTTCCAGATAATACTCTACTACCTGTCGCTAACAAATATTGTAAATGATCATCAGAATCTAAATTTGTTAAATCACTATGACTTGTAACTGCCTCAGATGAAGAGCTTGCACTTCCATTAAAAACAGGACGTAAATCTATAATTTCTATTATTGAACTTGTTCCTTGTTGTACAATTATTGATGCAATTAATGTTATTCCGTTTTTTATCCAAGTAGGAGTTGTAGGTATTGTGCCGTTTTGTGCTTCAAGTAATGTTTCATATTCTAATTGTGAATGTATAACAAAATAATTTTCATTTAATCCTTCACTTGATATATATAATGAGTGTTTTGAATAATAAGATGCAGTTAAATTAACTAAATTAGTTCCATTATCATATTGAGTATTATTTATTGTATCAGTATAAACATAATCCCATGTTCCTGAATTATGATATAAATGTAAAAATGTTATATTTGTTCCTCCCGAAGGTAAATAATTATTTGTACCATAATAGTAAGAACCAGAAGTAATATCTAATTTTCTATCGGATATATTTTCTGATACAATTGAACCCGAGCTGTAAATAGAACCAACTATATCTCTAATATATTCTTCATTTTCATTTGAATAATGATTTATTTTAACTGGAGTTTCCTCTATAAAAATAATATTTGAATTGTTTTTATACACACGCCCTAAAACAATATATTCCTCTAAATCAACAAGTGAAGATGAATATAGTATATCAGAATTTGTATCAATATAAATATATGATTCATTATTATCTGGTATGGCTAATTCTGTTGTAATCCAATTAACTTCTTTAATGTAAAAATCAGTTGGGTTAAGTAAAAATCCAACACCTTCATTAACAATAATATCTATACCTGAATAACTCACATCTAATGTTCCTCCACTATATAATCCCAATGTGGATGAATTTGTTGTTAATTTGGATAAATTTAATAATCTATCATGTCGTGTTCCTTGATATATATCTCCAACAGTAACTGTTCCTATTAAATCATTTGAATTTTCATTATATTGTATTCCTATTGTGGAATTTTCATCAATAAATACTTTTGAGTTATCAGCACTACAACTTATTGAACCATTTGTTCCAGGATGGTCAATATTTATATCCGTTATACAATTTTCAAATGTGACAGCAGTCGCATTTATCAATGGAGCAGTTCCAATATTTTCACATAATATACCTGTACCAAAATTAATAATTTGAACAGAACTTAATCTTATTTGTGACCCATTTCTTACTTGAATACAATTACCCGTACCTCCGCCTATTAAACCGCAACTATTAACACTAAAATCAGCATTTATACCTTCACATAAAATAAAAGGATTTGGATAAGGTGCAACTACTCCTCCTGGAGAACCTAATTGAAACATTCTTAATGATGCAATGGCATTATGTGTAGGATTATTATGAATATGTGCAAATGTATCAAATTGGAAATTGCCCCCTAATTCACAAGATTTAGCGTATATGATTGTAGGATTTTCATCAGAGTATATTTCTATTTGTGTCGAATTATTTCCAAAAAGGCATTGTTCAATTACAAAATAATCATTTGGACTTGACAAATTAGCTGAATAATAAATAGCGGAATTATTAGTGCATCCGTTTACAGTAATATAACTTATTTGTGAATGGTCTTGCCCTAATATAATATGATTATTTGAATCAGACGGTTCTATAATTGTTTCATATCCACTACCAGATAAAGATATATATTCTTTCATTTGAATTGTATCTTCTATAAAAGAACCGGGTCCAATTGATATAATATATTGATTTATATCTGTTGCATCTGTTATGGAATTTATTGCATTTGTTATGGAATCAAAATCTCCACCTTTTTTAGCAACTGTAATAATATTACTATCTTTATTTGTTATAAAGAAACTATTTGATGAATTAATTGATTTTTTAGTATATTCTGTATATCCTGTATATTCACCACTTGCCGTTGTATTTGATATATCAAAATTAATAGTATTATCATTAAATGTTAATCCTGTCATTCGTATAAATGGATTTATTCCATTAGTATCTAAATAAATACCTTTTGAACAATTTGATACACTACTACCTTTTAAAAATAAAGAAGCTCCATTTGTAACTAAAAATCCAATACCTCCATTACCAATTACATTTGAAACACCAGCATTTCCTACTCTCATTATAGCATTTGTACCATCCACTAATACTTGATTTGATGCAATGTTTAAATTGTCTGGAAATGTGTATGTATTTTCTGTATTTATATATGATTCAAATCCATTTTCAGATATACAAGTTATAGCTTCAGAATAAATTCCATTTATATCAACATATTCTAAATATAATTGAGAATCAATTGTTGTGGATTTAAAATAAACTCCATAATCAGAATTATATATTGATATTTTATGTAGTTGAGTAAAATTACCACTATTAATTGATGATACAGCTGAATAACCGACACCTGCATTTTCAATAGTTAAAAATGAAATTTCTGTCATTTCATTCATATTTATAACATTGTGGTCATTTGTATCAGGTTCAATAACAGTTGTATTTATTGAACTACCTACTAAAGATACGTATGAAGGAATTGTTAATTCTGGTTCGATAAATATTCCAGGACCAATATCTACTTTATATCTATTTGTTGCAGTTGAATCAGTTATTGCATTTAATGCCAAAGCAATTGAAGTAAAGTCACCTCCTCTTTTAGCAACAGATATAACTTTTAAATCTTTATTTATTATAAAGAAGGAACAATTATCGTTTATACTTGTTTTATTATATGATGTATAACCCGTTAAATTTCCTATTGTATTTGCATTTTCTATTAATACATCTTTTGAAAAACATTCTAAATTAATTGCATTTGCTATTATTGTTTGTCCTGTACCTGTAGCAGGACAATGTATTCCATTTGCAAATCCTCTAAATGTACCAGAAAGTATTCTTAATGAAGCACCATTTTCAATTAACATGGCTGTTCCTGTATTTCCTGAACTTCTTGTTAGAACACTTGATAATACTAATTGAGCACCTATTCCATCAGCATTAAATAATGAAGTTGTTAAAAATGGAGCAATAATATCTAAGTATGAAAAGTTTTCTACAACTAATAATGATGGTTGTGAAGCATTTATAGAATCTACTTTAAATCCATTTGTAAAAATAGAAGAACTTCCAATATAACTATTTTTCAGTGTACATATTGTAATTCCAGTTGTAGATGTTACATTTAATTGAGTTTCATTTGAGCCGAAATAAATATTACTCATTCTAAATGGATTAGTAGAAGCTAAATTATTTACTTTTATACAAATTCCACCAGAACCAGTTGCACCTGTTATATTCATAGATGATAATTCACAATTTGTTGCTCCTGTAAATATTGTTTGAGTAGTATTTAATGCTTGTATAATAGTAATTTGTTCTCCAGAACCTATAATTGAAACATAGTCTTTCATTATAATAGAATCTTCAATATAAATTCCTGTTCCAACTTTTATTACATAAGGATTTATCATTGAATTATCTGTAATGGAATTTAATGCTTCGTTAATAATTGTAAATTGTCCTCCATTTTTAGCTACATTTATTATTTTTGGGTCTCTTTTATTATCAACATATTTTTTAATTTTGTCAATTGACCAATTATTATTAACTATTTTTCTATTATTAAAAAGTTGTATAACTGTTTCAAATCTACTTTTACCTGTTGTTGTTGAATAAGTTGTATCGTATTTATGTACTATTTGATAAATAGGAAGTGTTTCAGTGAATGGGAATTTAGTTAAATCCAAATCAGCAAAACTACGAGATTCTGCTTCGGTTTGTGTATTATATAAATATTGTCCTATAACAATAACAATTTTAAATCTTGTGTCAATAATATCAGTTGCACATACATATGAATTAAAAAATTTATTTTCATTTAATTCTGTTAATTGCCATGTTACTCCTGTATATTCATTATATTGAATATTATCATTAGAAATTGAATACGGTAAAGATAGAGCATCATTCCAATACCAATCTCCTAATATACCGTTTTTATAAAATATAGTATAATCAGTTGTTAATTCTGGTATTGTTAATTGAATATCTTCATCGTAAATAGTTCCTTCTTCTATATTATACACTGTATCTAAAATAGAATCAGATTGTAATGTATAGCCATCTATATTTAATCCTGTTTTATATTGAGTTCCAAATGTATAATGTAATAGTTTATGAGTATCTCCATCCATTATAACTCCATGTCTTTCATCACCAGCAAAACCATCAATTAAATCTGCATTATAATAAATATATGTTACAAAAGCAACTGAATTAAATACATCTGGCATTGATAACGACATTTTTAGTACTCCGTCAGTATCAAAATAATAATAATACAATCCTGTTGTATTATTATGAGCAGGCATAATAATAGTTGAATTTTTTGTAAATTGTTTTCCTTGAACAAAGAATGTATAATCTGATATACGAGTTAAAGTTAATACTCTATTTGTAGGATTATAATTTATTGTAAATTTAGATAATTCCTGAGTGGGAATACCTGTTAATTCTTTAGTTGATAATTGTTCAATTGATAATATTTCTGTATATTTACCTGAAACACCTATGTAACGTGTATTTCCAGCATTTAATGTATTTAAAATTGATGTATCATTTACTATATAAGATGAACCATTTAGTTCATATTTATAAAATGTATCAGTTTCTTTAACATATATTAATGAATTTGTTTGGGTACTTTCTGCGGAACTAACTGTATCAAATACAGATAAATTAGATGTTCCACCTCCACCGATTATATTAACAGCTAAAGCATTTTCTGATTCTGAATATACAAGATTTAATATTTCATCTGGACGAAGAAATGTATTAATTCCTCCATTTTGATAAACATTATTTAATATTTCATCTGGTCTTAAAAATTCACTCATTATTTATGTATTTTTTAAATATTAGTATTATATGGTATAGTTATATTTAATCCCGGTTCTAATATCATACTACCATTACCTAAATTATTTGCTATTGCTATTATATACCATTTTGTTTTATCATTATAATAATTATATGCCAATAAATCTAATCTATCTCCTCTTTTTGTTACAATATATATATCATTTACATTATCAGTTGTATTTGGTAATATGGATACTTTATAATGATTCTTTTTTCCTGTACGTATAATTTTATTATCGGAATATCTATTCATTTGTTTTTATATAAATACTATTTAACATTTATTAACAATAAATAATTTGTATTTTTACTTTATTTATTGTATCTTTGTATTATAAATATAAAATATATGGTAGCAATTGATTTATCTGAGTTTAAAACTCCAACGGAAAAGGATAAAATTGAAAATCCTGAATATAGTATAACTTATAAAGATAATAATGGTAAAATAAAAACTAAAAAAATTTGATGCTTGTTGTTCGTATAAATTTTTAGAGTTTTATTATAAATTAAAATCTAAAAATATAAAAATAATATTATATAGAATATATTGTGTATCAGATTTTTACCAAAATCCGACATTTATAGTATATGAAAACTATATATTATGCACAAATTTAAAAAATACAAATTTAATATTTATTAACACAAATTAATTTTGATTTTGCTAATAAATAGTTTATCTTTGTGTTATTATTAACAATTAAAATTAAAATAAAATGAAAATATTTTTAACGAAAATAAAACAATCAATTAAGAGACATGATATTGAATATAGTATTACGTTTAATACTAATTTATTTTCTTATTATTTAAACATAAATGAGAAAACATTTAATTTATTTTTTAATGAAAAGAAAACTGAATTGACATTTCATACAAATTTTAATTATGAATACAACTCAAATTATATATTTGAAAAATACTTAATTTGTCCTGAAGATATAACTAATCCTAAATTATTTGAGATATATTTGGATTGTAGAAAACAACAATTAATTTTTTTAAAACAAATAGATTATGTTAGTTATAATAACAATATTTATTATTTAAAATTTAAAAATCCTTATTGTTTACCAACAACATCAAAGAAAGGATATTCAGAAAAGAATATTACTCGTAAGGAAATTATAAATAATGGAATTATATTAAAAAATTATGAAATTTTATATAATCATATTCCAACTTTTATTTTTGATGTTAAAAAAACAAATAAAAGCAAAAATTTAAATAAATAAAAATTATGGAACAAGTATATTATGATTATTGGTATAATAAACCTTCAAATCAATACCAAGATGATTTATTGAATATTGTGTTTGAAAATAAACATTTATTTTTAAATTTTAAAGATAAACAACAAGTTAGTTTTCATCCTTGTAGCCCTCCAAATGAGGTATTAATGTATTTAAAAATTAATGATAAAACTCATACCTTTTCTTTTAGGTTGGTTTTTAATGAAAATAATAATATTATCCCTAATAATATTCATCAAATTGATTAACAGTTAAACACACATTTAACATTTATTAACACAAATTAATTTTGATTTTGTTAATAAATAGCTTATCTTTGTGTTATAATTATTAACAATTAAAAATTAAACAAAATGGCATATATAAGTACTGAAAGAGTAAATGAAATGAGAAGTGAAATAAAAAAATTATTCCCTTCAAAAGATGGCTGGAAATTATCAATAAGAAGACGTCATTATTCAACCATTGTTGTCGATATTTTATCAGCTCCAATTGATTTAATAACAGATTATAGAAATTGTTTATTAAAAGATAAATATAATGATAATGAACGTCTTGAAGTATTGACAAGAAAAATAACAAATTTTTCAATAAACCAATATTTTATGAAAGATTTTTTATATGCAAATATATATGATAAAATATTTAGTGTATTATACAAAGGTCATTATGATAGGTCTGATATCCAAACTGATTATTTTGATGTATCTTGGTATGTTGATTTAAACGTTGGGAGTTGGGACAAAGATTTTCAATTTATAGAAAATAATAAATATAATTATGAAGAAACTAAAATAATTAATATTGGGTTTGAGGATAATGAAAATTCTCAACCAAGTCGAATAAATAAATAAAAAGGAAAATAAATACGTAAAAAAGAAAATAAATACGTAAAAAAGAAAATAAATACGTAAAAAAGAAAAATAGGACAACTAAGTCCTATTTTTTTTTATTTTTCCTTACTTTTTATTACTGTAGCAAATGATTTAGCACTATCCACTACTTGTCTATATAATTTAACTATTTCAGTATCCAAATCAATATATATTTCTGCTCCTTGATAAGTTAAATCTAAAATTAATGTATCATAATTTTTACCTATTGCAGTACCACCTACTATATGTTTACCCGATTTTTCAACCCATGATGCAACTTGTTTCACTAAAGATTCAACCCCTTTTCTTTTAGCAAATTCTTTAATATTTTGAGGTATTGTAACTTCATTTATTAATTGAAGTGCAAATTTTTCTAAATTTGATGTTTCAAATGGAATCTTTATTTTTTTACCATTTTTGATTTTAAATATATCATATTGGGAAAAATGTTTATTATACATAAAATCAACAACATCATCCACTTTAATAAAGCTCATTATTTTTTTTGTATTTTTATTTTTAACCTCATATGAATCACTTTCGTTTAAATATTTTCTTACTTGTTTTTCTATGTAAGATTCTAATAATTGTTTTTGTTTTATAGTCATAATATTTATTTTTATTTTGTTTAATATATACAATTTATTTTTATTTTGTTTTATTATACGATATATTTAATAAGCTAAAAATGTTCAATACAATTATAACAGAAATACAAAACATACAATTTAATTCAATTTATGAACAACCCATAATAAATTCAATTATTAATTATTATACTGAAACCAATAGTTTAACAATTGATAATAGAATACAATTATATCATATATTAAGACGACATAAAAAAGATTTAAAAAATATTAAGTTTAATGAATTAAATTTAATCAGTAAGGAAGAAACAAATAAATTAAATAATTTTCTTAAATTATCAGATAATAATAAATTAATTACTGAATTTAAATATAATGCAGAATTAGTTGAATTAATTAAATCTATTCCAACACGTCAATTTAATAATAAACATAAATATTGGACAATAGATATTACACTTGTAACAATTCCAATAATAGAAGAAAAATTATATCCTATTTTTAAAATAGATGATATTGTATATAATTATATTGAAAATTTTAAAAAAAAATTAGATAGTAATTTAATTTTATCAAAATCACATATTAGTGATATAGAAATTAAAGGAATTAAAGGTGAATTAAGACCTTTTCAGAAATCTGGAGTGGAATATATCATTGATAAAAAAAGAGTGTTATTAGGTGACGAAATGGGTTTAGGCAAGACAATTCAGGCACTAACTTCAATAATACAATTAAATACTTTTCCTTTACTTGTTATATGTCCTAATTCATTAAAATATAATTGGAGAAAAGAAGTTGAAAAATGGAGTTTAAAAGAATATACAACTTCAATTATTTCTGCTGATAATTTTAAAACTATTACAAATAAAAAAGATAATAAAAAAATAAAACAAGATAATAATGTATATGATACAGATATAGTTATTATTAATTATGATATAGTTGAAAAATTAAGTGATAAATTATTAAGTATTAATTTTAAATCTGTGATTATAGATGAAAGTCATTATCTTAAAAATTATAAAGCAAAAAGAACAATTGCTATAAAAGATTTAACAAAAAAAATAGATGTACGATTATGTTTAACAGGAACACCTATTCTTAATAAACCAAATGAACTTATATCACAATTAACTATTTTAAATAAATTAAATGAATTAGGTGGTTTTTGGCATTATTGGAATAATTATGTTTTAATAGATACTAACCTATTACAATTAAATGAAGAACTTAGAAAGGTATGTTATGTTAGAAGAAAAAAGGAAGATGTTTTAAAAGAATTACCTGATAAAAATCATATTATTATTGAAACTGAATTAGATGATTATAATGAATATAAAAATGCCGAATGTGAAATATTAAAGGATATTATATTTTCTATTACAGAAACACGACATAATAGTAATGATTCAGAATATTTACGTTCTATATTATCAGAATTATCTGAAAATGAATTAATACCTGAAAATAAAATAAATGCAATAGGTATTATGTTATTAACGAAATATCAAATGATAACAATATCACAAAAAATAAAATTTATAAAAGAATGGATTGATGAATTTTATGTCAATAATCCTAATAAAAAACTTATTGTATTTGGAGTACATAAATTAGCTTTAAAAGAATTACAATCATATTATACCGATAAATTTAATTACTATGTTCCTATTATAACAGGTGAAACTGATATTATTCAAAGACAACAATTTGTAGATGATTTTCAAAGTATTGATAAAATAAATTTAATATTTTTAAATATTAAAGCAGGAGGAGTTGGTTTAACACTTACAAAATCAAGTGATGTTTTATTTATTGAACAACCTTGGACTCCGGGAGAAAGGGAACAAGCCGAAGATAGAGCCCATAGAATAGGACAAACAGATGATAAAGTTACAATATATCATATACTTGCTAAAAATACAGTTGATTATTATATTTATGATACTATTAATGATAAAAAAGTTATTACAAGTTCAGTTAATGAAGGAGAGGTAATAAAGATAAAAGCTGATAAATTTAAACATACAGATGTATTTTTTCAAAAGATGTTTAAAATATAAAAACCTACTTATTTAAAGTAAGTTTTTATTAATATTTTAGTATATAATAAATCTATTCTATAAGTCCTTCATATTTTAAAAATTCATTAAGTGGAAGTATATCACAAGCATCTTCTGCATAGTAATGACTTCTATTTTCTTCTAACTTCTGGAATAAAGCAATAACCTCAGTTGTGGTAAAATTATGCTCTATAATATTCATGTCTTCGTTTTTATTATTATTCATTTTTGTTTCTTTAAGTTTTTAATCATTTGAAAATTGTACCAAATAAATTCTGTGGTATCAATTGTTAATAAATTAAATTTCTGAAATATTTCCTGTTTTAAATCTAATACAAATGTTTCTCCATTACCCGAAGGTATTATTTCATCATCAAATTTAATATTTAATTGTTTATTAATTTTATTTATTAAGGTAGAGATAATATAAAAGTTTCCAATTTAATTTCATCAGTAAATGGTGTATCATAATGTTTATCACTGTTTATATAAATATATACACCATCATCTGTATTTTGAAAAGTCATATTTTTAAATTCATATAAATCTGTACAAAAAATCGCACAGTATTTTTCTAATATTTTTTCCATAATATATATTTTTAATTGTTAATAATTATAGTACAAAGATAAACTATTTATTTTCAAAATACAAATTAATTAGTGTTAATAAATGTTAAATAGTATTTATATAAAAAATAACTATGACAAATATAAACGATTACTTAACAGCAATAGATTTAATATTTACTTTTTATGCAAGTGATTATTATTCAAATGATGAAATTAAAATACGACATTTATTAAGAGTATCAAATAATCCAAATTTAATAAATATGGATGAAAGAATAAGTTGTTTATTATATACAACAATAATAGATGGATATTTAACTCAAAGTGAAATAGAAACTCAATTTAATACAAATATTGCTACAAATGTAAGTAGAATTAATCAATATCCAGATGAAACTGAATATACATATATAGATAGAATAAATAGTAATGAAGTATTGAGTAGAATGAAATATTGTATATTAGAAGATAATTATTATATTGATTCATATAATTCAAAAACTTCACTTGTTAATGCAAATTCTACTAAATCATTAATAAATATGAATTATTATAAAGGATATGGATGTCAAAACTTTTAAATTAAAAAACCTACTTTAAATTAAGTAGATTTTTGTTTTTATTTTAATCCAAACTCTTTATATTTTTGTTCTATATATTCGTTTCTTATTTTTACTCTTTTTTCAAATTCATCTAAATAAGATTTATATAAATCAAAATCAAAAAAATTGTATCTTTTTAAAGATGGAATTTTAGTATTATTATTAATACTATCTCTTATTTTAGATAGAAAATCTGAAAAATTGTCATTGCTAATTTTATTTTCATATGGAGTTATTGGGTCAGGATATATTTTATATGCCTCATCAATAATTATCCAATGTAATTTTTCATTGTTCTTCTCTATTTGTCTAAATTCATCTAATGTCAGAGAATTAATTGGTATCTCTTTCTCAATAATTTTATATTCTGTAATTGGAATTATCATATCTTCATCAAATAATATACAATCTTTAAAAAATTCACACTCGTTTATTGAATAATCTTCATCCTTATATACTACAACTGTTTTTTTCATTTTTAAAATTTATATCACAAAGATAAACTATTTATTTTCAAAATACAAATTAATTAGTGTTAATAAATGTTAAATTCCCATTCTTTTAAAATAATCATCTTTTAATGATTGATAATTATTATCATTTAAGTTTTTTTCTTCTGGTATAATAATATCATTAACATTATTACTTTCATATTCCTTATATGTGTCATTAGTAATAATATTATCACCATCAGTAATATTTATTATTTGTTGATTAGTTGGAAGTTCCGTTACAACACTTTCAGTAAAATTAACTGTAGCATAAGAATAAGATTTAGTTTGTTTAATATTTCTTAATAGTGTATTAGGCAATATAAACCCTTTTAAAGTAATATCGAAATTACAACGTATAATTCTATCATCTCCATCATTTACTTCAGTAGTATTACTAAAACTATCAAATAAAACTAAAAATCTGTGTGTTTTCATATCTCCCCAATAACTTCCATCAGATGGACTTATTATTTCAATTAATTCATTCATTTGTGAAATATAATTAGTCCACATAACAAATTCATAAGTAATATCAATATAATCAGGTACAATTAAATTTACAAATTCATTTTTAGTATTTCTATTATTTAAAACATTAAGAGGTTCGTATGTATTATCTTTATTATATTTTGACATTTTAGTTATAAACATATTTGGTTTATTAATATCAATATTCCTCATAAAAGATTTATTTTTTGTAATAGAAGTTCTTTTATATACTATCATAGGAGCCATAATTCTATTTCTCATATCCCTTAAAAATCCATCTTTACGTATATTTTTCCATTTTTCGGGAGAACCATAAAGAATAGGTACATTTATAATATTATCTCTTTCTGTAATTCTAACCTTTAAAGTATTTTCAAAGAATGTTTTAATTGAAATATCAATTTGTTCAATTCCTAAATTATATTGAAAATCATTATTTATATTTTCTGCGTTATTTGTCATATTTTTTATATAAATACATTTTATTATTTATATTTATTTAAATTAAAAAATTATGAATAATCAAGAAATAAATTTAGATTTAAGTTTAACAAATGAAACGAAATGTGAAAATTGTGGATATGAATATTTTAAACAATTATTTGTATTAAGACAAGTTCCACAAACAATATCTCCTAATGGAAAAGTAAGCTATTATCCTATTCCTGTTTTTGTATGTGAAAACTGTGGACATACAAACGAAGAATTTAAAGTAAAAATACCAACAAAAAATTCAATACAACCAAAAGTTATAAAAAGTATAAAATAAATGAATTATAAAGAATACTTTTTAAACATAATAAACACTCATTTAATAAAATATCCTACTAAACAGGATTTTATATATAATAATGAAAATGATTGTTTGTTGTATAATATTTTTAATAATATTGATTATTTTTTTAAAATATTTGATATAAATATTTATAAAAGTTCAATAAAAGATAATATTATCGTATTATCTGATATATTTTCATCTACAATGGATTATATATTTATAATTGATGAAAATAAACAATATTTTAAATCATTAAATATAAAAACATGAAATATATAAGTTATTCACAATTTAATCAATTTTTAAATTGTAAAAAACAATATGAATTATCATATATACATAAATTATCCATTCATAAACCGTCTATTAATACTGTAATAGGTACAAGTGTACATGAAACAATTCAATATTATTTTGATAATAATAAAAATAATTTTGATTATAGTACATATTTAATGGATAGATTACAAACTAATGTTAAAAAAGATAAGGAACAGTTTGAAGAAAAGTTTACTACAAGCGAAGAATTATTAAAATATTATAATAATTCAATAAATGTATTAAAAATATTTTTTAATAATACATATATACACAATGATTATAATTATGTGGCAAATGAATTTGAAATAAGAGAACCACTTTCTATTTTATTTAGTGATAACAATATATTTAATAATATAGGTATTGTTAGTTATTTGGATTTATTGTTTAAAGATAAAGATGGTAACTATTATATTTACGATATTAAAACATCTAATAAACAATGGACTAAAGAACAAAAAAATGATATACATAAATTATCACAATTATTTCTATATAAAAAATTATTATCAAAAATATTAAATATAGATGAAACTAAAATCAAAATAATTTACATAATATTATCATTGGAAGATAGTAATATTGAAATTTACGAACCTAATATACCTATTGATAATAATATATTGTATGATTTGAAAGATTTTATATTATCTGTATTTGAAGAAAACGGAGATTATAAAAACATTCAATTTAATCAAACATCAGATGAAAATAATTGTGTTTGGTGTGAATATAAAGGAACTCCTTATTGTAACAAATTTAAATTAAGTATATAATATGAACGTATTAATCACAGGTTATAAACAAATAAACAATCCAATACAAATAAAAGACTTTTTATTTGAACTTAAACAAAGGTTTAAAGATGATAGATTGTTAATATTAAATAGAGGAGAATATAAATTAGAAGATAGATTACATATTGATTTATTAGTTAAAAAATATTGTAGAGAATTTGAAATTGATATGGAAGAATATACTCCTCCTTATAAAGTTATTACTCCATTTACAACTAAATTATATAATATATATTCAAAATGTAAACGTAATTCATATATGAGATATAATGAAATGATAAAAAATTGTGATATTGTTATATATTTTATAGATTCATCTTTATACTCTGATATGTCTGATATTAAAGATAAATCATTTTTTGATTTAATTAAAAAAATAAATAGAACACTAAAGTTTAAAATAATCAAATAATTTTTATTTAATTTATAAAAAAATTATTATGAAAGGAGAATATGATTATTTGTTTATTTTACCCATGTTAGGTGATAAACATCCAGACGATTATCCAAGATTTAGAGGTTGTACCATTGAAAATAATGAAATACATATTGATACTCGTGTTGGAGGAGAAAATAGAAATTGTGGATATGGAGAAGATGAATTATATCAACATCCTAATTATTTAAGAGATTTTGATTTTGAAGAAGGTTCATCTTATGCTACTTATGTATTTTCTGTTCCAGATGAATTTAAATCTGATTTTGAATTAGTGAAATTGGGTAAAATAAACGAGATAAGTGAAAAATATAAAGCTCGTATTTATTCTGTTTTTCCTGAATATAAAAATATTTTAGATGAAACATTTTAACATTTATTAACATGAATTAATTTGTATTTGTTTAATAAATGTTTTATCTTTGTATTATAAATTAAAAAGTATATAGTATGATAAATTTACTACCAACAGAAATAATAGAAAAATTAAAGAAATGTACACAGGATACAATACATCATCCTGAAGGAAGTGTTTATAATCATATAATTCAAGTTTATAATAATGTTTGTACATTTTGGAATAGTGATATTGATTTACTAATATCCGCTATATTTCATGATTTAGGTAAATTAGAAAGTACACAATATAAACCTATTTATTATATGGGTAGATTAGTACGATTTAAAATTAGTAATATTGGACATGAATTTAAATCTCTTAAATATATAGATGAATATAAACATCTATTTGATAAATATAATGTTAATTGGGAGAAAGTTTATGAATTGGTATCAAATCATATGATGTGCCATAAGTATATTAATAATGAATTAAAAAAGCCAAATAAAAGAAAATTATATGAAGGAAATCAATACTTCATTGATATTATTAAGTTTAGTATGTGTGATTCATATAATCCTGTTAGAAATGATACAATCAATAATTTAACACTTAAACTTCAGAATGGTACTGAATTATTATTTGAAATAAAATAAAAAGGATAATTATTAAATTATCCTTTTTTGTTTACCATTCTTCTTCTTCTTTTATAGTTAAACCACCTGTTTGTTCAATATAAATACTATACTTTGTTCCTGATTGTATTGATTTAACATAATGAGGTGATGAAGCATAATAACTTCTAATTCCACTTTCTTTTGATTCATTTTCATTATTTACAATGGTTAAAATATAGTTTAACTGTTCATTATAATCTTCCTCTGTTATACCATATAAACTTTCATTTGTACGTTCATATATATAAGGAATATTATTCTTATTATTTACATTTAATATTATTCCTTTCGATTGAGGAACACATTCACTAAATATTTTATATGGAATTGCAATATTTTTAGCTGTATTATTTTCAATTATTGAATATTCAAAATTAATAACATATGTTAAAAAATATATATCAGAACCTAATATTGTTATATCCTGTTTATTTACAATATTTTTATCATAATTATAATAATCTATATGTAATTTGGATATGTTTGAATGTGGATTATAATTTATAACTGTTATTGTAGCAATTTTATATCTAACATTTAAGTTTTTTAATGCTTGTTTTAATTCTTTTATTTTTTGAATATTTTGAAAATATTCATTAACAGTAGATAATGATGTTGTTAATCCTACAATAGTTAGTAATATAATAAGAGATATTAAAATATTACCAAAGTTAGTTACAAATTTTCCAAATAATATTAGTAATTCATTTAATACTAATGACATATAGTCCTTAAATGAAATAGTATTATTATTTAATAATAATTTTCTTTCTTTTATTTTATTGGATAAGTATAAATTCACAAATATAATAATACTTAATACAGTTATTAATATTCCTATTTTAGTTGTAAATAAAAACAATATAACATCTGATATAGGATTTAGTATGCTTAATAATTTTTCTAATAATAATTGCTTTTCCATAAATATTTAATTTTATTTAAGTAATATAAAATAAATAAAAAAATACAATGAATGTAGTTTATATATTTGGAAATGGTAATATTTCTTTTGATGTATTTCAATCATATTATATTCCTAAAATAAATAACTGTTTAAATGATAACTATACTTTTATAATGGGTGATTTTAGAGGAGCAGATACATTGACTATGGAGTATTTAAAGGATAAAACAAATAATGTTCAAATACTTTATTGCTATGAACAACCACGTTATTTACCTGATAAATTTAAAACTAATGTAGAAAAATGGAAAATAATAGGTGATTTTAAATCTGATAAAGAAAGAGATAATTATGCTATTAATTTGTGTAGTCATTTTATAGCAATTGATTTTAATTCAGATAATAATAGAATTAGTGGGACGACAAAAAATATAAAAAAATTGTTGGAACTAAATAAAACACAAATATATTAACTATACTTTTGCATATTAACACAATGAATGTTAATGTGCATTTTATGTGTTAATATACTAAAATATAAATAGTGAAAATAAAAAAACAGTTTAAAATCAAATTAAACTGTTTTTTATTTTTTATAAACTTAATTGCTTATACTTTTCATCTATATAATCACTTCTTTTTTGATTCCATATTTAATACTTCATTAAAATATTGTTTATAAATCTCAAAGTTAAAAAAAGGATAATCTTTTAATTTCTTAGTTGGATAATTAGTTGTTTGTCCTAAGATACAATCCTCAATATCAAAACAGAACCATTTAAATATTCTATCATTTAACATATCGTTATATGGATGTATTGGATTTGGGAATTTTGCCCATGCTTCATCGGTAATATCACTTCTTTTATCGTTTTTTTCTTTCTCTGTTTGTTGAAATTCGTTATATGTTAATGAATTAATAATAACATCCTCTTCTTCAATAGTATATTCATTAATAGGAATAAAAACTTCTTCTTCAAATTCTTGAAAACTTCTATAAACAATAATATCCTTGAAAAATTCACAATCTGTTATAGGATAACTATTATTTTGATATACAACATATATTTTTTTCATGGTAATTTATTCTCCGTTAATTTTAAAATTTGAAATATATTCTGAATTATTATTAGGGAACAGAAGTTTTTTAATATCTTCCTTTGATAAAATATTCTTTTGTAGAAGAATATCACAAAAATTTTCAATTAAATAAATAGTATTATCCAACTGTTTTTGTGTATCAGTATTGGATAATATATAGTTAAATGAATAATCATCACTATCAACCACTGAATTATCAATAATGTCCTTATATTCTATTCTCATTGTTTTTAAGTTTTAATTGTTAATAATTATACCACAAAGATAAACTATTTATTTTCAAAATACAAATTAATTCATGTTAATAAATGTTAAAATGTATTTATTTAAAATAAATAAAATATGAATAATAAATTAGCAAAAATAGATAATAATCAAAATAATACAAAAGAACTAATAAGAAAGGAACTTGTAAAAATAATTACTGATTCAGTTCATTTCATGAAAAATTATTGTTATATCCAACATCCTATAAAAGGAAGAATAAAATTTAATTTATATCCATTCCAAGAAGATACAATTAAAACAGTTACAGAAAATAGATTTAATATCATTCTTAAAGCACGACAAATGGGTATATCAACCTTATTAGCTGGATATATATTATGGATGATATTATTTCATAAGGATAAAAATGTATTGGTTGTAGCTATTAAAATGCTCGTTGCACAAAACCTTATTACTAAAATAAGAGTAATGTATGAAAATCTTCCTAAATGGTTAAGAGATTTATATGTTTTAAGGAGTTTCAACAAAACAGAAATAGAATTTGCAACAGGTTCACACGTTAAAGCTGTTCCAATGACGGAAGATGCTGGTAGGTCAGAAGCATTATCACTACTTGTTATTGATGAGTGCGTAAAATACGATACAACTATAACAGTACGAAATAAAATAACAGGAATAGTAGAAAATGTTAAAATAGGAGATTTATATCATAGTTTTAAATATAATTAAATGGAATATATTTGTCAAATATGTAGTAAAATATGCAAATCAATTCCTTCCTTATCTAATCATATACATACACATATTAAAAATAATGAAATTGAATCATTGGAACATTATTATATAAAATATATAATTAAAAATGATACTGAAGGGTTATGTGAACATTGTTGTAAAAAAACAAAATTCAAATCAATACTTAAAGGTTATGATAGACATTGCAATCATGAATGTAGTTCAAAAAATTCAACAATTAAAAAAATTAAAAAAGAAAATACAGAAAACTCATTACTTAAAAAGTATGGAGTTAAAAATGCAAGTCAAATAGTAGGTAATTCAAATAAAGTTAAAAAAACAAAATTGGAACGTTATGAAAATGAAACATATAATAATTCTTTAAAAAATAAAGAAACTAATTTAAAAAATCATAATGGAATATTTTCAACTGGTACATTGGAATATAAAGAAAAATATAAAGAAACATGTTTGAATAAATATGGAACAGAACATCATACTCAATCCAACATAATTAAAAATAAATATAAAATAACGTGTTTCAAAAAATATAATGTTGAACATCCAATGAAAAATGAGGCGTATAAGCAAAATACATTGCTTACATTCAATAATAAATACGGGGGTGTACTAAAGGGCTCAAAAATATTATCTGATAAAATAAAGCAAACAATATTATCTAAATATGGAGTAGAAAATATTATGCAAGTGGAAGACATATTTAATAAAAACATGTCTTCCCGAAAAAGTACATATAAATTAAGAAAATATACTTTAAAAAACAATTCCGATATTAATTATCAATCCAATATGGAATTGGAGTTTATAAAATATTGCGAAGATAATAACATTCCAATAGAAAATGGAGATAAAATTAAATACTATCATAATAATAAAACTCACTATTATTATGTAGATTTTAAAATTAAAATAAATGATAAATACCAATTAATAGAAATAAAAGGAAAAACAAAGTGGTATTATAAATCATTAAAAAATGGAATATTAAGTATCAAAACGAACTCTGCTATAAAATACAGTAAAAATAATAATTATTTACCATATAAATTATTATTAAATTATAAATATGGTAAAATGAAATTATTTTAATTTTTACCTTTTATTTGCATGAGCAACGGATGATATACCAATCCAAATAAGTCCAACAAATGCTATTAATATTATAAATAGTATCATAATTTATTATTTTTTAATTTCACTAAAAATGTCGTTTAAATATACTGTTATTCTTGATTCCGGTGTTATTATTTTTTTATTTTTTCTATTATATGAGTCAATACTCATACATAAAATTGAAACACTTTTATATCCCACAGGATGATTTAGTTCTCCATAACTCACATAATATTCATTATCAATTAATCCTTTAAATATAACTCCTTTCTTATATGTATTCAATATATATTTCATATTAAAAAGTTGTTTAATTTCATTTTTAATATTATGTGATAATGAATAAATCGGATAATGTGTTAAAAAAACATTATTAGTAAATAGATTTTCTCCTATTTTAGTTAAATAAATATAATCTTCAAATATATATGCAATATATCCATAACCAATAACATATATATTTGAATTGTTTATACTAATATCATCTATTGAAATTGAATTGATATTTTTCGTATCAACACAATAATCATTTTCACCTGTATTATATACTATCGTATCCATTCATTTATAGATAAATTAATAACTTCTGAAATATTTAAAGAATTGTTTTGTTTCATATGTTTTATAGCATATAAAATAACTTCATTAGTTAAATTATGTTCTTGTGCTATATTCAACATTATTTTAATTGCATTTAATTCGTCAATTGTATCTTCCATTGTTTTTATTTTAAATTAAGTAATTTTTTATATAATTATTGAATAATTTTTTTTAAATTTTCAAAATTATCAATTAATGTTTTATTTATAATGTTTCTTTCAAATTCAAGTTCTGGATTTTTATGAGCATTATGTTTTTCAGGTAATATATTTAATTCTTCAATTGATAGTTTTGATTTTATTGTTTCTGATTTAAAAAATGTACCATATTTAAATTCAATTGGTTCATTATCCCAATAAAAATTATTGCTTTTTAATAATTCAATAACTTCACTTGTATTTTTATTTATAATTTGTTTATGAGATAATTTCCAATAACCCATATTTAAAATGCTATTTCTTCTTGCATCTTTAAATCTCCATAATAATACTTCATAAACTATATCCATATTAGGAACATTAAAAATTCTACAGTCAAAAATAGGACTTTCATTTATTTTTGTTGGTAAATACACAGGTAATAATTTATTAAAATAAACTGATACCTTACTTGATAATTTACTTAATATTTTATAAACTTTACCATCGTGATACGTACTTGAATTTAAATTATGTTTAGGGATATACACTAAAGTTATTTCATCACTTTGGGTATAAGCAAAAGTATAACCTGTTTCTTTAAGTGCAAATTTTGTTACCTCTTGCATTAATTCATTAAATTTAATATCAAATGGCTTATTCAATGATTTAGTAAATTGACTAAAATTATTACCATCTAATCTGATAATAATAGGTATTGTACTATCTAATTTAATACCTGTTATAGTTTTTTCATACTGTTTTATTTTATCTCCTATTTTATCCTTCATAATTTATAATTTTATATATGTTTAATAAATCGTAGATATTTGTTATAGATGATAATAATATTTCTTCTCTATTATCATAATCATAATATAACCAAACATCATTTGTTTTCCAACCTTCATGATAATATGCATGAGTGATTTTTCTATTATCAATAATCAAATCTTGTTTTATTTCTAAAACTTCAGTATAACTATTTTTTAAACGATTTTTAATTAAATGAATTAATTCATTTTGTATTAATTCTAATCTTGTCTCAATACTTTCAATCGGTAACATATTTTTTTATTTTTTAATTATTAAATATCTATTTGTGTTCTATTATATTTTATTTCTACTAATTTTAAATCATCATTAAATATTTTTCTTGTTACTATCATACATTCATTTTTAAATTCATTTAACAATGAATTAAACTCATTTAATTCAGTTTCATTATCAATACAATCATTTGCAAAATCCATTGCAATTTTAATACATTTATGATTGATAAATTCTGTAATGAAATATTTCAATGCACACATTGCATTGCTATCCGAATTATATAAACTTAAATCTAATGTTTTCATATTGTGTTTTATTTTAATATATTAAATAACATATTTTAATGTTCCAATAAATTCTTTAACAGCAAATAAATTGTCGAGTTCAATGTATAGCATTTGTTGGAAACGTATTTTATTTGATAAAATCCATTCCTTTGTATTATTTAAAAAAGTATTATGGAAAAATTGAATGTTAAGTTGAAACAATTCAACGGCTTCTTTTTTACTTATATTATTATTCATTAAATTATTTATAGTTGTATTATAATTTAATGTTTCATTATAAAGCATTATTTCAACTGATTTATTGCTACCTTTGATTTGATTAGCAAATGTAATTAATTGTATTTCTGTATAATCATTCATAATTTACATTTTTAATTTATACCACAAAGATAAAACATTTATTAACAAAATACAAATTAATATATGTTAATAAATGTTAAATTTTATTTAAGAATTGTTTTGCTTGATTTAGTTTGGATGTATTTCTTAATATGAATTTTGATATTTCATCCTGTATTATCATATTATTAACTTTATTATCCTTTCTAATTATTCCCATTATTAAATGGTAATATTCATATTTTTTATATTTTTTAGTGAATAATGAGTAATCATTGATATTATTGTAGAACTCATTTATAAATGGTAATAATACATTAGTTAAATTGGTTATATATGTATTTAATTTATCAATTATAATATTAATATTGTTAATAACACTACAATTAACATTTTTATCCATTTGTGACAATACATCATCTATTTTATTTGTTAGTATTAGATTAATTAAATGATGTTCTAAATGAACAAATTCGGACATTAATTTGTGATTATCAAAATACCATTTAGTTTTAATTTTTATTTGATAACCATTAACAAATTGAACAACAATACCTTCAATTTTTTCTAAATTTGACACGATATTAAAAACATTATTAATTGAATAATCTGTTGTATTATTATCATATTCATTTATAAATTCTTGTACTGTTTTAGGAATTGATATATCTATTTTATTAAGTATATTATTCGGTAAATCATAAATATCAATATATTTTCCTGTTGTATTATTTCTTAATTTTGTTAATACTAATTTTTCTTCATTATAATCCAATACAACTTTATTTGAAAATGATACATATTCAAAAATAGGAATTATATTATTATCAAAACAATAATTCACTAAGTTATAAATATAATCGTTATTATTATAAATATATTGTATTCTTTCTGTTTGTTCATTATTAAAACCTGCTTTTGTTTTTGCTACAATTTTATTGTTTGGAAGTTTTATAAATAAAGCTAATGAACCATCATATTTTTCAGATATATTTTTTATTGGTACATTATAAAAATTTTCTATTAATGTTTCTTGTGTTTGGTTAATATTAAAAAACTTTTCTAATGCAATATATCTATTAAATATATTATTTTCTAATTCTATAATAGAATAGTCTTTTCCTGGAATAATATTATCATTAAATACAAATGTCAATCCTCTCATTTCTTTAGAATGAGGAATATTAAATTCATTTGCTATTTCATAAAATTCTTTATAAAAAGCAAATTTATAGTTGAATATATCAACTCGATGTCCTTGAATATTATGGGTTGTATAATAAAAATCCATTGTTTGATTTTTATCGGATATTTTTATACATTCTGAATATGTTGGAATATAATACATCTTTATTGAGTTTAAATTATATTACAAAGATAAACTATTTATTAACAGAATACAAATTAATTAGTGTTAATAAATGTTAAAAATTATAACCCATCATTTAATTCCTGTGCATCTTGTCTACAGTTTTTGCATATAATACCAAATCTATGATATTTTTCCACTTCAACATATTCTTCATCCCAATATTCCTAACCATCTTTTTCATTTATTTTAACCTTTATTTCAACATTATATACTCTAATAAATGATTCTGAGCCACATTGGCATTTATAATATTTCTTTTCCATATAATTTAGTTTTTATTAAATTAAGTAATTTGTATTTATATAAAACTAAAATTATGGTATTAAGAACAAATCTAAAAGATTTTTTTAATGATTCATCATATAATATAAATCGAACAATTAATTCAAATACAATCCCTATAAAACAACCTTCTAATACAACATCAGAAACAGTTGATAAATATATTTCAAGTAAAATAGATTTTGTACAAGGAGGTAATTATTATTTAGACCACGCTTTAAAAGATACAAAACGAGTTACAGAATATCTTACAAGTGGTGAAGGTATTTTATGGTCGTTAAAACAAGAAGGATTACATCTAATGAATCCAAAACGTGGTTATGTTACTGGAATAGACCCAATACAAATATTTAATCCAATTAAATTTTTAATGAATGTTCCTCAAGGAGGATTTCATATTGATAGATACGGATTTACTATAAATGATGAAATAAGATATGAAAAATTTTATTCATTATTAAATACAACTGAAACATATAAAACAGGAAATAGATTATTACGATTATATGACGAATTTGGATTGAATAATAGTGAAGTAATAAATGATAATAAAGGTCCATTTGATACCATAACTAAATATTTAACTGATAATATACAAAATGAAAAAGTTAAAAATGTTATAAAAAATATAAATGATAAATTAAATGGAAATATAAATAAAGAATTTTCTCAAATAGGAGGTCCTAACTCATTTTATGGAATAGGTAGTACTCTAATACATAAAAGTACAAGTGGATTAACTCCAATTGAAAATAATATATATAATGTAGATAATACATATTCAGATAAATATGATGAATATAATAATCTAACAAAATTATATACAAATGTATTTGTAGATAAAAATAATAGACCTGGATTCAAAGAAAGTCCACAATATGAATTAGATAGTAATACAATGAATACATATCAGGACATAGTTAATCTACAAACAAATTATTCTCCATATAGTAAACAATATGTAAACTTTGAAAAACCCGAAATACTACAAGAAAAAGTAGATTATTTTAAAGATATACCTGGTTACCAAGAAAAATATAATTATGATAAAAATGTAAGTTATTTTCAAAATTGGAATATGGCTAAACGTTTAGGTATTGCTGATTTTAGTCCATTACCTGAAAATAGTGGATTAGGAAGTAGTTTAAAGAATGAAATACAACCAAGAGGAACAGATGCTATTAATATGGGTAGTAATAATAGTGAAGATTTAATAAAAACAAGAATAGGTTCCATACAATTTCGTTCATTTGTTACAGGAATAACTGATACATATTCTCCAAGTTGGACTCCAACAAAATACATAGGACGACCAGATGAAGTTCATGTATATGAGGGTACAAGTAGAGCAATATCATTTACATTATTAGTTCCTTTATTTAGTGCTAAAGAAATGGATTCAGTTTATTATAAATTAAATAAGTTAGTACAATACCAAAGTCCTATTATAAGTGAAACAGGACAAATGACAGGACAAATAATTAATTTAAAATTAGGAATGTGGTTTAGTAAAACAGCTTCAACAGGATTACCTGTTATTATGGATTCACTGAGTTTTACAATAGATGATGAGTATCCTTGGGATGTTATTCATGAAGTACCTATGATAGTTAGTATTAGTTTAGGTTTTAAAGTTATAGATGAATATAGTCCAAGTAGTACAAAAATATATTTTAGAGGAACGTCAAAATAATATTTATAAAACAATGACAACAAAAGAAAAACAATTATTGGAATCTTACATCGAAAAACAAGTAAGAACTCATTTGAATGAAGAAGAAGTGAAAAATACAACAGTTAATAATGATGGTATTTTAAAACCATTATTATTAAAAAAAGTGGTAAACAGTAGAGCATTAATAAATAAAGTATTATCTGAATTTACCGATTATTTAATACAGGAAAGAAAGTTAGATTCAGAAGTTATTATACGATTATTTGTCGAGTTTATTAAAAAATTTAAAAAGAATAATTAATTATTAAAAATAGAGTTATATAAATTATAACTCTATTTCTTTAACCATTAAATCAACCCAATATTTAATTATTTTTATCATATCTGGTTTCATTGAGTTGTTAAATTTATTAAATATTTTTATAAATTTTTCTTGTTTTGTAATATTATATAAATCCAATAATTCATCTTCTGTAAAGTTATCAGTTATATATTTTAATATAGTTTCCTTTATATTTGTTTTATTTGATATTTCAGAAGGACTTATTAATTTTAGTTGTAATTGATTATCAACTAATTCATTTAAAAGTTTAGGGACATCTATATTTTTACTTATTTCATTTAATATTTTCTCTTTCATATTAATCAATGTTAAAATGTTCCAATAGCCAATCAAGTGATTGATTATTAGATGTTATATAATTTATATTTTTTATTTTATCAACCTCAAATATAATAATTTTTGTTTTATATATTGTTTGTAGCAAATCGGATAACTCACTTATATCTATATTACCTATAATAATCCAAAATCCATCTATATAATGCCAAAATTTTAATTTATTGTCATTTAATAAATCAAATAATTCTTTTTCTTTAGCAATTGAATTTATTATAACCAAATATTTATTTTTCATAAAAGGATATTATACAATTTGCTAATGATACTAATTTATCCAAACCTAAATCATTTGAATCATTGTATTCTTTAAATTTTATTTCAAAATTAACAATATATGATATGTCTGGTTTACTAACCTTTTGTAAGTTAATATCATATTTATAGTCTAAAACATCAAAATCCAAATAAACAATAAAATCATCTATATTTAACCGTGTATTTATTGTTGTTAAATCAAATGGGGTTAATTGATTTAATTTAATATTACTTGGTAATTCATCGAATACTTTATAAACATTAACTGCTAATCTATAATCTCCTTCTTCCCATAATGGAACTGTTACAAAATCTCGACTTGAATTGATTATAATATTTTTTATACTCATTGTTTAATATTCTATTTTATCGTTTTTTGATGTCCATTTATCAAAACAAGTTATTGCATAATCTTTATTAACTGAAATAAATGGTATTTTTCTATCTTTAGGTTCTTTTTTTAATTCTTCATATATAAAATTATCATCAAATCCAATACTTTCTGCATCTTCTTTTGTATTTGCATAATATACTGTATCAATATGAGACCAATTAATTGCGGACATACACATTGGACATGGCTCACAAGAACTATATAATACACATCCACTTAAATCAAATGTGTTTAATTCTTTGCATGCTTTTCTTATTGCATTAATTTCTGCATGTGCTGTTGGGTCATTATCTTTGGTTACACTGTTTCCTGTCATTGATATAACTTTATTGTCTTTTACAATAACAGCTCCAAAAGGACCACCACCTTCATCTACATTCTTGATTGATATAGATACTGCTAAATCCATAAATTCTTTATTCATATTTAAGTATTTTTTATTTTTATAAGTATTTTTTTAAAATTTTTATGTGAAAATATAAATTTTTCATTATTGAATACATTAAATGTATTATTGATATATTTTATAGTGTATAAAATATCATTGACTTTTATAATAATTGTATTTTCGTCTTTATCAATAAAATCAATTTTATTATTCAAATATTCAGCTCTAATACCATAATCTATATTTTTAATTATTCCTGTTGATGGAGATACTATATAAATTGAACTAATATTATAATTTTTTAATGTATAAAAGTTAATAAAAATTCCTTTACAAGTATTAAATATATCATTATGTACTTTATTAAAATCTATTTTCATTTAATAATTTATTTATTATATTTGTTACCATTTTATTATCTGCTTTACCTTTATATTGTTCCTGAAATTTTCTCATTAACAGTGGTAAAGTATTTAATCCTTCATTAATAAATATAAATAAAATTGTTTCTATTTCTGATTCAGTTAATAACGTAGGTAAATATTTTTGTAGGTATTTTGATTCATCTATACTTTGTTTTGTATTGGTTACTATACAATTATCAATCATTTTTTTGATAATTGTAATTATATCATTATCCTCATTTGTTTTAGTTTTTTTTCTTTCTATTTCACCTTTTAACGTTGATAATAATAAAGAAATATCGTTATTTTTAGATTTACGGGCTTCTAAAAAATCTAAATTTATTTGTTCAATTAGTTTCATATTTTATTTTTTTAATTTATACATATTGAGTTTATTTTCATTTTATATTCCTTTTCATTAATCTCATAATCAGGATAAAATTCATAAACATCTAAATGACATAATATTGGATTGAAATTAATTTTATTAAAAACATTTTTTCCATCATCTTTATTATAAATAACATCATAATTTAATATTTCTGGGTTTTGTACAACCATTTTATTTAAGTTATATAAAAATTCATTTAGTTTCATATATTTTATTTTTAGTAATTATTATTTTATGCTTCGGATGAATAATAAACAATATTAAATGTTTCCTCAATAAATTTTTTAGTATTATCATTTAAATACCCTCGTTCAATTGATAATTTAATATAATTATTGGTATTATCATCTGGACTAATTATTTTATAACCTAACATGGTCAAATATTCAATACATTTATCCTTTTCATAATAATAGTCAAATATATTCATTAAATCATCTTCTTCTACCTTATTAACATATATTCTATAACCATAATCATTTGGATATTTTGATTGTACTTCATTTAATAGTTCTTCAACGACTTTCATTTCCTTATCAGTATTAACAATAAATAATTCAGTGGATGAATTGGTTATTAAATCTACAAATGAATGTGGTTTTTCTATAATAATTGTTGTTTTCATATTTTATAATATTTCATCAAATATTGTATTGTTTGTTAAAATAAAATTAATATCTGTATCAGTTAATATATATGGTTTACTAATATCATTCCATTCAGGTATATATACATTATTATCAATACATACTATATATTCTCCAACACCTAAAGCAAAAGTTTTTTCTTGTTTTGTAGGTAAATATATATTGTCTGTTACTTTAAAAATTCTTATTTTAACATGTTTATTTTCAATACTATTTTTATTTTCTATATTTGAAATTAATTCATATTCTTCATCAGTTATTTTAGGAATACTATTTTTTATATCTTCTGCTAATTGATATAATTTATTTAAACATTCTGAAGTATATCCCTTAGTATATTCATTCAAATTTAAATCAGGTCTTTTTCCAATTATTTGTTTAAATTGTTCACTTATATCATAATCATTATATAGTTTATAAAATAATGAAGAACTTGTTTCTACTTGTTTTATTTTTAATTCAATTTCTTTTAATAACTCATTATGTTTTGCGTAATAATCATTAAGATATGTTTTCTCCAATAGTCTTAATCTTTGTTTTGCATCATCACTAACCCAACATCCTTTATCTACTCCAATTAATCTATCAGTTATAATTTCGGTTAAATCAGTATCACATCCAATACTTCTAATAAAATCCCATTTATGTTCTTTTGGAATTTGTTTTAATGTCGTTTCGATTAAACTTGCTACACTTATATATGGTTGTTTATAATGTTCTCCGCTATAAAATCCATAAATATCTTTAATAATAATATTATCGTCCATAACTTTTTATTTTAAATTAAATAATTTATTTTAAATAATTTCCAACAATTTTATTTTTTTTGCTAAAAACCAAATACCTCCTTGATTTTCAGGACGATTAAATATTTCATAATCATCTATTTCAACTTTAACCCAAACTCTTCCTTTTAAAAATAAATGAGGAGCAATAGGTGAAGATGTACAATGCCAAAAAGGTCTAACTTTAAATCCTTTGGTTGGAAACGATTTTGCTTCAATCCAAACATTAAATAATAATGTTTCTGATTTATTAATGAATAATGAAGTTATATCTCCATTTTTCTTTTTTCTGCATAATTTATAAGCAATCATATAATTAAATTAAGTTAATGAAATTCCAAATGCATTTGCTATACTTGTATCCTTCATAGATATACCAGAACTAACTTTAAACAAGTTTCTTCCTAATTTAGAAATAAAATCTATTTCATCTCTAATAAATAATATATTATATGTATCATTTGTATCAAATAACATTAGAAAATCGAATTGTTCTATTTTCTTATAATAATTATAATTTAGGGTAAGATATAAATTAAGTAATTGGTTTTCATTTAATACAATTTTATCCTTAATTGTTATCATATTAATAAATCTGTTTAAATCATAATCATCTATATTTGTATATAAAGTTTTAAAGAATGATTTGATTATATCATTGAATGTATTTATATCTGTATATTCTATAATTTTTTTATAATTTGAAATAACATTTGTTAGTTGTTTATTATTAAAATTCCAAGTATTTAATTCGGTTAAATTTAATTCATTTATTATATTGATAGGTAAAGTTTCATTTAATTTCTTAACAAAATTATTCCATGCTATACCAGTTGAATTAAATCCATATTGACCTCTTAAACGTCCACTGTTGCCTTTTAATTCAATTAGGAACCCATCAATCATTATATCACTTTTTCCATCTATATCGCTTATTTTGGTATCTGTCATAATAAGAATAAAAAATTCTCCTTTTCCTATTGTAGTAATAGTTTTATAATTGATAAATAAATTTAAAAATAATTTGATATTTATAATACTATTATCTGTAATATTTAATTTATTAATATAGTATGTTATAATATCAGATATATTAAATATATTATTATTTGATACATCCATTATATATGGTTCTTTTATAATTAAATCTAAAAAACTAATAATATATTTATAATCAATACATTTAAAAAATATATCACTAATCTCATTTAATAATGTATCAAAATATTTTTTATTATTTATATTAGCAATTCTTTTTAGTTTTAATAATTCAAATATTTTTTCTTTTATTAATATTTCATTTTTATAATTTAAAATATAGTTTATATATTGATATATTTTTGATTCTTCATTTATATCAGTTAATTCAATGATTATATTATTATCGGAATTACTTATATTTACATTATACATATATATTTTTTATTTAATTTAAAAAAAATAAAAAATATTTAACTTTTATTAACACTATTTTATTTGTATTTTTACTTTATTTATATTATCTTTGTGATATTATTAACAACTAAAGATATGAAACTAATTGAACTTATTTATATTAGTTTAAAAAATTTACTTTATTTATATTATTATTAACAACTTAAAATATTTTAACATGAAAAAAGGAACTTATTATTTAGGTGATTTGAGTTATATGTTCAACGAATTAACATTTGATACTATAACAAAAGAAACAAATTATTTTGAAAATAGTGAAAATGTGATATTTAGTTGTAAAGTTTTTACAACTATTGTAGCACCTGAATTTATCTACAGTAATAATAAAAATGATATTAGATTATATTGCAATAGTGGAATATTATCAATTGTTCCAGTTGAATTATTTGAAGAAGATAATATTTTAGATATAACTGAACTTATTGGAAATGAGTTAAATGGAATTTATATATTTAATTCAGAAACTGATTTTAATCCAACTATATTAAAAGATTGTCTTATAATTAATAATGATATAAAAATAAATTTAATTTCAAAAGAGGAAGATAATGAATAATTTAAAATCATTAAATGACATACCAAAAAATAATACACCTGATATCAACACAGAAATATTTTATCCTGAAACATTGAACTTTATTAATACTGAAGGATTTATATATAGACAAAATGATAGTTACTGTAGTTATAATATAATAGAAAATGAAAAAATAGATTATATTAGCTCATGTTATTTTAAATACGCAGGAAGTTGCTATAATGGTTGGCATATTCATGTTTATATATTTAATATTGGAATAGGTGTTGATATTGATTATGAATGTGGAGGTAATAGTTCAACATATTATTGGTTATTTAAAGAATATAATAATAATTTTGAACTTGTATATAATAAAATGGTTGATTTCGTAAATGATTATAAAAATAGATAAATATGAATATAGCAATTTTGGTTATTGGAGGAATAATTGCTACGGTAATTGTTTGTGGTTTAGTTTTAGGAATAATAATAGTAAAACATATTTTTAAAAATTTGAATAAAGATGAGTAAAGATGAAAGGATAATTTTTAACTAAATTATCCTTTTTAGTATTTATATAAAAACAACAAATTATGATTACACTATTATTAACACTTTCGATTATATTTAATTCTGTTGCAGATGGAGTTAGAATTAGAGCATTTACGTATAAAGAAAATAAATTATTAGGATATTTATATCATTTTTTCTTTGCATTAACAATATTATCATTATTATTTTTAGTATTAACTCCTGTTCTATTAAGTAATACAGCTTTAATATTACTAAAAAATAACACATTTTATTTTATATCAGTATTACTAATTGGATATTCACTTGTTAGATTTGGAATATTTGATTTTATAGTTAATATTGTAAGTGGTAAACATCCTCTATACATAGGAAATACTTCTTTATTTGATATAATATTAAAGAAAATATTTAAAACTCCTACAAGTTTAATGTTTTATTTATTAATAAAAGGTATATGTTTAATTGCTGGGTTATATATACTACAAAGAATATTAAATTTATAATTTAAAACTAATAAATATTGAATAATATAGACGAAAATAACAAAACAGTAGAATTAAATAATACAAATTTGAATAATTTCCCATTATTTAATTCTTTAAATCATAAAAAAATATCATTATTAAATTTAAATAATAATGATATAAAAATAATACCTGATTATATTAATGAGTATACTGATTTAGTAGTACTTTATTTATGTAATAATAAAATATCAAATATTTCAAATGAAATAAAAAAATTAACTAAATTAACCTGGTTAGATTTAAGTAATAATCAATTAACATATTTACCTAAGGAGATAAAATACCTTACATCATTAACACGACTTCATTTAAAAGGTAATGATATTTCTTTGGATAATAGAAATGAAATAAAAATGCTTCTTCCGAATTGTTATGTTTATTTTTAATATATCAATTTAAAATGATTTTCTTTTTTGATTTGATTTATTACGTTTTCTATTTATTTGAGAAGATTTTGATTTACGTTTAAATGATGCCCTTTTTTGTGAACGTCTTCTATTTATAATTTCAAGTGGGGACATTTTTTCACATTTATTTGTATTACTATTAAATTTATATCCTTCTCCGCATGTTTTCTTTTTAACAATTTTGTTATTTCTAACAACACGTTTAATTTTATATTCTAATATTTGTATTAGAATATTTACATCATATATTAGTTTATCTATATTATTCATTTTATTATTTAATATAAATACAAAAAAAATACACTTTAATTATTAAAGTGTATTTTAAATTAATTAGTGTTAATAAATGTTAAAATGTATTTATATTAAAAATTATGAGTAAAGAATATATTCCAAATGATTTAATTGATAATATACCTGTATGGGATAATCATCCAAGACCAGTTGAAGGATTACCTCCGTTTGGATATTATGATAATGATATACAATTTCAAAGTGATGCTCCAAGAATAGCAAAATATGTAGCATATAAATTAGGTTATCCTTTAGTTGATGTTGAATTACAAGATATTAATATTTACACTTGTTTTGAAGATGCTATTTATACATATACATCTGAATTAAATAAATATAAAATAAGAGAAAACTTATTAAGAATTAAAGGTGCTTCAACAAGTCAAGATTTAACAAATAAACAAGTTAAATCAGGATTAGGTTCAATTATACGTTTAGCTAAAGAATATGGTTCTGAAGCAGGTTCTGGTGGAACTATAACATATCATAAAGGATATATTGATTTAATACTAAACAAACAAACATATAATTTAAATGAATGGGCAGAATTGAATGTTCCAGGTAAATCAATTGAAATTAAAAAAGTATATCATGAAGCTCCTCCTGCAATATCTCGTTATTTTGACCCATACGTTGGTACAGGTGTTGGTACAAATTATATGATGAGTGAATTTGGTTGGGACAAAATGAGTCCAGCAGTTAGTTTTGTTATGATGCCTATTTATGAAGATTTACTAAGATTACAAGCTATTGAATTTAATATGACTGTTAGAAAAAGTGCATATACTTTTAAATTAGTAAATAATCAATTAACATTATTTCCATATCCTATTACAGATGTATCAAGAGTTTATTTTGATTATATTATTATAGAAGATAGGGATAGTGTTGTTAATAATAATGATGATGGAAATACTATTACTGATTATAGTAATGCTCCATATGGTATTATACAATATAGTAAAATAAATCAACCTGGAAAAGAATGGATAAGAGAATTAACTTTTGCATGTTCAAAAATATTATTGGGTGAAATTAGAGGAAAATATTCAAGTATTCCTATTCCTGATAGTGAAGTAAGTTTAAATGGAGATTCTCTTAAAAGTGAAGGTATGGAATTAAGACAAAATCTAATTGAACAATTAAGAGAACAACTTGAACAAATGATGAATGTAAATCAATTGGAAGTTATTCAACGAGAAAATGAAAGTATTACTGGAATACTTAATACTATTCCACATTTTATATACACAAGATAAAAACTATATAAAAAAAATAAAGGTATAAAATAATTTCAATATATTTAAACACTAAATCAAACATTTAGTGTTTTTTTATTTAATTTATATAAAATAAAAAATGTATTATGAAAAAATTTTATGTTTCAAAAAGCGATAAAAATAAAGTATCATTTATAAAAAAATCAATATCTGAAATAAAACCAGATTATGTTTATATTTTATGTGAAGAACATAGAAAAAATATATTTGATAATATTAATGCTATTATATTACCGTTAAAAGAATTAAATAAAAATTCTAATTGGATAACCTTTGTAAATACATTTACAAAAAATAGTTTATTGATAATTGATAATGTTTTAAAGTTTATATTTTTTGGAGATGGAAAAAAGAAGTATTTAAAAGATATTAGTCAATCAATTAATAATATTATTGTTACTGATGTAGTTCCTTTTTATACAGAACCATACGAAATATTTTATCCTTTTTGGTTTTTAGGTAAAGAAATATTAGGATATAATTCATATAATACATTTAAATCAAATTATTTAGAAGAACAAAATGATGGAACAATAAATACAGCACATTCGTTTGAAATAATAAAAGAAAAAATAAGTGAGTATTATATTCAAGATTATGAATATTTCTTTAAAAATAGAGAAGTAATAACTTGGCAAATGAATGATAATGATATAAAAGAATACGAAAATACAAAACAACTTCAAGTAGAAGATTTTAAAAATCCAATTAAACTATATAATACATGTAGCGAAAAAATTAATTTAATTGAAACTAAATTTAATATAATAAATGATATAACTAAAAACTTAAATGGTAATGTTGCAATAGCAATTAATTGTTTAGTAATATACCCAAAAATGTTTTTAAAGTATATGGAAAATAAAAATGTAAGTTTTATATCAATACATTCTAATCCTTCATTATATACAAAATTTGATACAATTATTTTGGCTGAAATGCCTATTGTAAAACCACATGATTGGATATATATTGAATCAGAGTTAAATGATAATCAAAAAGTTATTCAATTAAATTTAACAAATAATAAATTAGAAAGTTATTTTTATAATAAAATTTTTAATAATGAACTTAGAAACAAATTTACCTACTTTTATAGTACAAACATGTAAAGGAAGAGAAAGTTATATTAATTATCTTAATTTAAATATAAATAATTTAATTGTTAATTATGATGATTTTATTTCTGATAATGATATTATAACATCTGTATGGAAGAATTATTTAAGAGGATGGAAATTAGTAGGTAATAATGCAACTGTACAAATGGATGATGATATAGTATTATGTAAAGATTTTTATAATAAAATACTTAATGAAATATCAAAACGACCTAATGATATTATCCAATTCTTTTCAATGAGAAAAAATGATATTATAATAGGTAGTAGATATGAAGCAGGAAGTAAATTTCTAATGCAACAATGTTATTATTTACCAAAAGGATTAGCAAATGAATTATATATATTTGCAAAAGAATATGAAAAAACAATGAATGAAAAAGGATGTCCTACAGATATTGTAATGGCACAATTTTTTAAACAAAATAAATTAAAATATTGGATTGTTATTCCTAATTTAGTTAATCATAGAATAGGTATTTCTATGATAGATAAAAGAAGAAGTAGTACAAGACAATCATTAACGTATGAGCAGAATTTATAGAAAAAAATCAGTATTAACAGCTTCACAAGAACGAATTTCACTATTATTTGATATGTATGAAAATATAAGTGTATCAGTTAGTGGAGGTAAGGATAGTTCTGTATTATTTCATTTAACTTGGAAGGAGGCTATAAAACGAAATAGATTTATAGATGTTATGTTTATTGACCAAGAAGCTGAATATAAAGATACTATAAATATAATACGTTATATATCTAAATTATCAAATGTAAATATGAAATGGTATCAATTATCATTTTACATGACAAATTCAGTATCTTATGAACAAGATTATTTACATTGTTGGGACGGTAATAATATAAGAACATTTGAAACTGATTCTATAAAAGACATAGGATTTTCTAATAACTTAACATGGGAAAAACTAATTCCTAATATAGAAAAACAATATACAAAACCAACAGCACAATTAATAGGATTAAGAAGTAATGAAAGTCTTAATAGATATAGAGCAGTAACAAAACATCCAGCAATTAATAATATTGCTTGGAGTAGTAAAACATCTAATAATAATCTTATAAATTTTTATCCTATTTATGATTGGGGATTTGATGATATTTGGAGATATATTTATGATGAAAATATTAGATATAATAAAATATATGATTATCAATTTGCAAAGGATTATCATAAAGAAGAAATGAGGGTATCATGTTTAATACATGAAAAAAGTTATAGATGTTTAACAGATTTACCCGAATTTGAATATGATACATTTGAATGGTTATGTAAAAGAGTAAAAGGTATTGATACAGCAATGAGATATGCAAAAGAAAAACAAATGTATTCAAATGAAAAATTACCTACTCATTATAATAATTGGAAAGAATTTAGAGATTTTTTATTAACTAATCATCCAAATAAAAAACAAAAAGAAAGATTTCAAAAACGATTTGAAAATCATCCCAAAAATGAAGATGTATATAAACAGCAAGTAGGACAATTATTAATAAATGATTGGGAAAATATTACTGATGTAAAAACAGACCATGAAGAAAAAAGAAAGGAAGTTAAACAAAAATGGATTGATATATTATGATTATAGATTTTAAAATACCTGAAATAGTTGATATTGATTTACTTATAGCTAATGATTATAACCCTAATAAAATGCCTAAAAAGGAAATGGATTTATTAGCGGAATGTATAGTTGATTATGGGTTTTTATTTCCTATTGTAGTAAATAAAGAAGGAGATAAATATATTATTATAGATGGGTATCATAGATATGAAACATTAAAAAGATTAAAAAGTGATAAAGTTAGTATTATTAATTTAGATATTAAACCTGAACAACGTATGCAATTAACTGTTCTTATGAATAGGATAAAAGGAATGCATCAAGTTGAAGGAATGAGTCATTTGGTTGTTAAATTATCAAACTTAGGAATGAACGATATAGAAATTTGTGAAAACTTAGGAATGGAAGCAGAAGAATTTTTGAGATTAAAACAACAATTAGGAATAGCTCATTTTTATCGTAATCATACATATTCAAATAGTTGGGATGTTGAAAATTAAATAAAAAATAAATTATGAAAAACATAAATAAAATGGCACTGATTATTCAGTTAAATATTTTAATGATAATACTTCAATGGAAAAAGAAATGTTAAATATAGGTTATGATGGATTGATAATTAAAGGTAGAGAAATGGTTAATTATATACCAAAGGATATTAAATATTTTAAAAATGAAACTGAATTACAACTTTACTATAAAACACTATTATAGTATTATTACTAACAGTTTAACTCATTGATTATATAATAGATATATTTGCTATTTTTTTAAAAATATAAATTTTAACATTTATTAACAATGTTTTATTTGGATTTTAGAAATAAATAGTCTATCTTTGTATTATCAAATTTTAAAAAATATTATTATGAATTGGGAGGAAAATTATTTAACAAATATGCCGAATAATATTTCAGAGTACGGTTTATGTAAAACCCTACTTGTTCATAGAGCTGTTATACACATAAAACATATTATGACTGAAGTTTTCAATCGTAAAACTGTAGAAATAAATAAATATTTAGAATATTTAGGTTATGATATAATTAAATATGTTGAATATTTAACAAATTTAATGAGAAAAGTTCATCATTTTGATAGGGCTTATCGTTACGATTTAGATACAATTGTTAAAACAGATTCACAAAATCTGTTTGACATGATTAATATGCATTCTGGGATAAAATCAACATTAATATTGGATTTTGATGGAGTTTGTACTTCACATAATTTTCATAAGTTATATGAACTATTACATGATAAAATTAAAATTGAAATTTGTACTGCTAATCCAACAGTAACAAATGAATATTTTGAAAAAAATAATTTAAGATTACCAAAAGAAATACATGCAATGAAAGGTAAATTACAGAAAATTAAAAGATTAATTGAAATAAGAAAAAAATATGATGTTGTTTTTTATATTGATAACGAAACAGAATATTTAGAATATGCTTGGTTATTTGGTATATATACATATCATTATAGAGATAACAAAATTAAATTATTCACTTTAAACACAAAATAATTATGAAAAAAATTAAAATTCCAATCGAGCAAGTTAAATTTATTAAAGTAACTGATATAGGGTCAGATTATACAACTCATCCTGATGCAACAGAATTAGGAGCATTAAATTATAAATATGATGAAAATACTACAGAAGGTGAAATATATAAAGTATTAAATATATTTAAAATTAATGGTATACAATCATGTTTTTTATTGTTAGATAAAGATGATTATCATTTTTTAAAAGGAGTTGAATGTGGATGGGAATTTGCATCTGAAAATGATTGGAATATTCAAAGTTCTATTATACCTTCATTACCTACCAATAATAATCTATGAAATAATAAAAAAGAATTATTATCGGAAATAAAATTAAAATATCCTTCTGGTACAATAGTACGAGATAAAAATAATATTCTATATGAATTAAGTGGAGATATTTGTTTGAATAGAAGTGATAATTTTGCTTTCAGTATATATTCATCTGTTAAAGGTTATCATTCAATTACCATATATGATTTAAATATAAATGAATCCATTGAAATAGTTGAAGGTATCGTACTACTTACTGAAGATGGTGTAGGATTATATGAAAATACTGATTTTTATTGTGTAAATGATAATATCAAATTTCCTCAAATAACAAATACTTTAAATTATAGTATGAGTGAAATTAAAAAATCATTATATAATTTATATGGAGAAACATATAAATGTTTTAGTAGTCTTGAAACTGCTAATAAATATTTATATGATAAAGAAGTTAATAAATTAAAACAAACATACAATCAATAATGGAAAAAATAATTGATAGTTTAATAAATACTTATCAGAAAAATATAACTGAATCAACTGGATTATTACCTAATTCAGTTGATTATAATAATTTAACTGGCATAATTAAATCAATATGTTTATCATTTAATATAATCAAAAATAATGATATTATCAGTAAAATAAATAATATTGTTTTAACATCAAAAAATATATATGATTCAGAAATCAATGATGAATGTTATTCCGATGAATATTGGTGTAATTTTTTAGATATTAAAAAAATATTAAATGGAGAATAAAATTATAGTTGTAGGAGATGTTCATGGAAGAGATACATGGAAGAATATAGATATATCCCAATATAATAAAATTATATTTGTCGGGGATTATTTTGATAGTTTTGATATACCATTTAGTATTCAAATGGACAATTTTAAAAGTATTTTAGAATTAAAAAAGAATAATACTAATAAAGTTGAATTATTATTAGGAAATCATGATTATCAATATCTTAAATTTCAAAATATTCAATATAGTGGATACCAATCATTATATAGTTTTGATATATTGG